AACGGTTGACTGGAAAACACGAAACCTGTTCTATTGACCAGTTTAGGTATGGTGAATCTGACAGAGGCGCTTCTATTCGTATTCCACCTGGAATCATGGAAAAGGGTAAGGGATATCTGGAAGATCGTCGTCCTGCCGCAAACATCGACCCCTATGAGGCTTGCGAAGCAATCCTTTCTACCGTATGTTCTGTGCATGAAAAGCTGTACGGTAAAAGCAAAAAGCACTGAACTTGATTTGTGGAAATTTCGTACCTAAAGTAGAATGAACAACAACAGTCGATCCATCGCTCTACCCCGCAAGGGATGAGAGGAAGTTCGCGACTGCCCCACCTACCGTTGGAGGCCCTAAACCAGCCGTTCGTACAACGTAAGCAGCAACTCAAACAGTCTGAGAGTGTCGGTGGCTCTATGAGGACGGGTTGAGGCCATTAGAGAAATGATGGAATAGAACAGAATCGCGGCTACGGACTGTTGTTGTTCATTTACAAAGATTCTACTAGGTTATGAATGCAGGTTACTACGACAGAGAAAGCTATGCATCTTATGCGCAATCTTATAAAGAGGCGCAAATTATTGCTAAAGGAACTCCCCAAGAGCAGGAGTTACTTAGGTCGTTGTACAAGCAAGCAAGTCAGTTAGCAGGCAAAGAATGGAACGAGTTCTCTTCTCTCGAAACAACCGATAAAGGTATTGAGGAGTCTGCTAGGCTGATGGGTCAATACAGGATTCTCCTCGCCAAAATACGCCATAGAGAGGAGCGTTCTAATGGAAAATGAATTTCCGAAACACGAAAGCCTTGAAACGGTTCTATCTTACTTTCAAACCAGACCAGACGTTGGCGGATTTGTTGTTCAAAAAACAAATGAAGAGATAGAGTTTGACGCTTATTTCTCTGACGAATTTTTAGGTCAAGACGAAACCGAAGCGTGTTCAACCATGATCGTCGTTATTGCTGCCATGAGAAACATGGCTGATAGCTTGACAAAAAAGATGATTGAGGCATACAAGCTCGACGAAAAAAAGGTTCGAGAAAGCATTGCCGATTTGTATTATCAGCTTCAAAAAGATAGGAAGCAGGATAATGAAGAGTCCGATGCATCAAACGGCTGAAGGCCTTGGAGAAGTTATGCAAATGATTTCATCACTGATTTTGTCTATCCTGTTTATCATACTTGGCTTGTTCATTTCCAAGTATTTCTTCATCGGGATACCCGTTACCCTATTCCTTGTCTACATTTTTATCCCGCTCGTTAACTCTGCAAAGAAATTTGAAACCGAATACGAAAAGCACAAAATTAGACAACAAGTAAGAGACTTTCGCAACTAGGCACGAAAAGGGTGAACAAGTGATGGTTGATTGCCTACACTTGTCGAAGTTATGGATGACCCAACTTTCAAAGACCTTCACCCATATGGCCTTGAGCCAGCACAAATAAGTCAAGCTCTTTGGCTTCTTTGCATATTACTGCTTTTTGCAATTGGCGCTTATGTTGCTACAGCAATCATGCAGATCATGTCGTTTGGACTGAGCGTTAGGACTTTAATGGGAATGAAACCTCGTAATCCTAGCAGGGAAAGACGAGAATCAGAAGTTAGAGAAAAGGCTCGTAGCAATAATCCTCCAAGGAGCAGAAATGTACGCTGAATTCAGAGATCGCAACAGAGAAAGCTGGAAGTTTACTTACAAGGGTTCTGAACTTGTAAAGGCTGCCCAGTCAAAAGTAGACTTCTATGCTGCTCAAGAAGAAGAATACAGAGTCAAAACGGCTAACGCCCTTACCGACAGGTCTGTTGCTGTTAATGGCAACAAGCTTGACAAATTGAAGAACAAGCTTACGTCCGCTGCTTCTAACAAAGAAAACTGCGAAGTCTTCCTGCATGAGTTCAAGAGAAATCCTGATAGAGAGTTTTCTCTTTCAATGGCCGACGTTGTTTTCTTCGGCCTTGCTGGACACAGTATCAAGACTGATGACGACGATGAATAAAGGAAGCCATGAAAGCCGAAGCCATTCTTGCCATTCCTGAAAGCCAACCAGAACGCTTGTTCCCAAACAATGAGGACGAAGCGAAGAGAATTTATAGGGATTTGGCAAGGGAGTGGCATACGGATCGAAACAAGTCACCAGAAGCTCAGGATGTATTTTCGCACCTGAGCAAACTGTACGACCTTGTAATAGACCGTATCAAAAACAAAACATGGACCCTTCCCAACGTAATTGTTGTTAAGGGTGTTGACGGTAAAGAACGCTCAATCAAGTATCGTCGCAAGCATGCGTTCGAACTTGGAGAGTTTGCATATGGCGATAGAGTCATATGTTACGTCATTAAGCCTGAATACAAAGACTTGTTCGGGCAGTACATGGAATCTGCTAAGCACGGTTTCAAGTACGAAAATGATGACATGAAGAAAGAGTTTGAAAGGTATCTGCCTTCAATACTCGATAACTTCGAAACAACAAAGGGAGAGCATGTTGTTGTCTTGTCAAAGACTCCCGATGTCTTTTTGCTCAAAGACATTCTTGACTTCCATAAGGGCGAAATGCATCCTAAGCATGTTGCTTGGGTTATGAGCAGCTTGTACAACCTTTGTTGCTATCTTGGCTACGCTGGTTTGACTCATAACGCTCTTTCTGAAACAACTTGTTTCGTTTCTCCTCAACACCATAGCGTCATGATATATGGCGGCTGGTGGTATTCTCGTAGGGCTGGCTCAAAACTGAATGCTTTACCAAAGCTTTCTGCTGAAACAGCAACTAAAGACATGCTAAGAAGCAGAGTTGCAGATTACGGGTTAGACTTAAGGCTTGTTCGTCAGTTAGGTCTTACGCTTTTAGGAGACCCGACTGGAACAGCAATCATTCATACAGATAAAGCCCCTAAGCCCATGCTTGATTTCTTGCGAGGCGTAACTCAGGGTGACGCTAAACAGGATTATGCAAACTGGGAAAAAGCTAGGGATAAGAGTTTCGGCAAACGTCGCTTTGTTGAAATGAAAGTTGAAGCAAGCGACATTTACAAGGAGTAGGTTTATGGGAAATTCACGTTGGGATAGTAACAGTTGGGACAACTACAGCGCTTCAGTATCTGCAACTCCTATTCATCAGATCTTCACAAGCAACGGCATGGCTGATGGCCTTGATCCTAAGAAGATCAAGTTCCGCGAATCTTGCGATTCTGCTGCGAATCCGAAATCAACACCAATCATGATTGCTGTTGACCAGACTGGCTCGATGGGACAGCTTGCCGAGCAGATCATCAAGCAGGGCCTTGGCGTTGTTATGAAGGAAGTCTATGACCGCAAGCCGGTTACGGACCCTCATTGCTTGTTGGGAGCCATTGGCGACAGCGCTAACGGGGAACGCGCTCCTCTTCAAGTTACTCAGTTTGAAGCCGCTGTTGACCCTCTGACATCTCAGATCGAACAGCTTTACCTTGAAGGCAATGGTGGCGGCAATGGTGGCGAAAGCTATCAGTTGCTCTGGTACTTTGCAATTCATAAGACCAAGTGCGATGCCATCATCAATCGCAAGCGCAAGGGCTACATCTTTACTGTTGGCGATGAAAGAGTTCATCCGACATTGACTCGCGCAGAGATTCAGGCGGTTTTTGGTGACGATGTTGAAACCGACATCTCTACGAAGGACTTGCTTGAACAGGTTCAGAAGAACTGGGAAGTCTTCCATATCGTTGTTAATACTTCCACCACAATCAGTCAGGATGCAGTAAACGCATGGAAGCGGCTTCTCAATGAGCGCGTCCTTGTCATTCCTAGCAAGGATGCTCTGGCCGAAGTTATCGTTTCCGCTATGCAGGTCAACGAAGGCGCTAACGCCGCTGATGTTGCTAATAGCTGGGATGGTTCCAAGTCCGTTGTCGTTCGCGATGCAATCAAGAACCTCAGCAAGGCCTCTTCTGCAACTCCTGAACTCGTTCGCCTCTAATACAGAAGACAACAATGAAGACCACAGCAGTTATTGGCGCTAATTTCGGCGATGAAGGCAAAGGTCTTATGACCGACTATTTCAGCGCCAAAGATTCGCTTGTGGTTAGATACAACGGCGGCGCTCAGGCAGGACATACCGTTGTTACTCCTGACGGTAAGCGCCACGTTTTTGGACACTTCGGTAGCGGCTCCTTTGTTGGGGCCGCTACTTTTCTTGGACCTGAGTTTTTGGTCAATCCTTTGCTTTGGAAGAAAGAGCTTAATACTCTTCGGTCTATGGGTATTGAACCCAAGATGGGCTTTAGTCACCAATGTCGCATGACGCTTCCTTATGACATGCTCATTAACGAAGCAGTTGAAAGAGCAAGAGGAAACGGCAGACACGGATCTTGCGGTCTTGGTATCAATGAAACGGTTACTCGATGCCTTTCTGGAAGAGAGGCCTACAGCTATCCTTGGATTGTTAATTCGCTAACACGGAAAGAGACAAAAGAGAGGATCATCTCTATTCGAGATGGGTATTGCCGTAAGAGGATTAAAGACCTTGGGCTTTCTCCTGATCCCAAATTCTTTGACCTTTTCAACTCGGATAGTCTTCTTGAAAACTTCCTTACAGTTCTTGATGAATTTACGAATCAAACTACCTACATTCATCATGGTAACGCTTTGGAGTTTTTTGGAGTCGAGAGCGTTGTTTTCGAGGGAGCGCAAGGTCTTTTGCTTGATGAAGATCATGAGTTCTTCCCTCATGTTACCCGTAGCAAAACTGGACTCAAGAACATTCTTGAACTCTGTAAAGACTGGCAGATTGAAGAACTTGATGTTGTTTACGCAACAAGAGCGTACATGACTCGTCATGGCGTTGGTCCTTTCCCGAGCGAAGACAACACGCTTCGCTATGAAGATAAGACCAATGTTCACAATGAGTTTCAGGGAAGTCTGCGTTTTGGAAGGCTTGATATCGACTTGCTTTCTGCAACAATCAAGGAAGACTTGACAGTTGCTCATGGCTTCAATGTTAATGTAAATCCTGCTATAGCCATAACTTGCGTAGATCAGGTGCCTGATATTTTGACTGCTGATTTCGGAGGCAGAACAATCAAAATTGACAAAGGCGCTCTTGTTGAGACTGTTGCAGACGCCTGCGGTATCCGTAAGGCCTATTTTAGCGAAGGACCAACCAGAGAACACGTTTCTCGGTATTTCCTGAGAGAATGGGTTTCTGCTCCAAGTCGGGGCTAGACTTTCTAGAAAGAAGCATAAAGCATGGCAAAGCGAAAGAAGCAAGAAGCGATGACGGTTGCGGAACTCATTGAGTTGCTCAAGACCGTTGAGCAGGACAGAATCGTTGTCATGTCGAAAGACTCCGAAGGCAACGGATATTCTCCGTTTTCGGGCATCTTTACAGCCGCCTATCGAGCCGACTCAACATGGAGCGGTGAGATTGGACTGGAAGAGTTGACTGACGAAGATCGAAAGCAAGGGTATTCCGACGAAGATGTGATTGACGGTGTTCCTTGCATCGTTTTGCAACCGACAAATTGAAAATACGCCTTTGTAGTTCAACGGTAGAACCGGGGTCTCTAAAACTCTGAGCGTTGCAGGTTCGAATCCTGTCAAAGGCGCTTGCTCTCGTAGCTCAACTGGTTAGAGCCGGTGTTTCTAAAACTCCAGGTTGCGGGTTCGAATCCCGCCGAGGGCATTCATGGCAACCAAAACTCCATACGAGTTTCCTCAAGTCTTTGATACGCTGTTTGATCTCAAGTCTGCGCCGGAAGCAATTCGCAAGCTTGAACAAATGAGGCAGAAGTCAAAAGAGTTGAAGAAGGATTATGCCAAACTTCATCGTTTGTTGAGAGAGCATGGCTACAAGCCGAAGCTTCCTCACGAAATCTGAAAGGTCATATATGGAAGTTACTGCTGAACAAGCCCTTGCAGCCGCAAAAACCAAGAAGTGGGTTTTTATCTGCTCTCCCTACACCAAGCCAGATCCGGCTGTAAACATCAACATTTCAGTGAAGATGTTCAACAGGTTGATGGATGATAACAAGTGCGTTCCTGTCAACATGCTTTGGACGCATTTCTATCACTGCATTATGCCTCGCAGCTATGAAAATTGGCTGGCGTATTGCATGTCTTTCCTGCCTCTTTGTCACGCTGTTCTTCGTTTGCCTGGCGAAAGTTCTGGCGTAGATCGTGAAGTCCAAATCGCCAAAGACCTTGGAATCCCGGTCTTTGAATCAGTTGAAGAGCTTTACAGGTTTCTTGAATCATGAAGTTCGATCTCAAAAGACCATGCGCTGCTTGTCCTTTTAGGACCAACGCCCTTCCTACCTGGCTTGGTAGCTATACTCCGCAAGGGGTTGTAGACTCCATCAGGAATGATGAGCCGTTTTTCTGTCATCATCATGTTGAAGAAACGATTGGTTATGACGATCCTGATTGGCAGGAAAAGGCGCAAGAAGGCGCTCAGCATTGTGCTGGCGCTCTTATCTTCGCAAGGAAGATGTGCAAGCTAAGTCGAGATCCTGAGATCGCTCAAGCTCAACGAGCTATTGATACAAACCAGGAGATTCTTTTCCCTCCTGACAAATTTGTGGCCTACCACTCCGTTACAATAAGCGCCGTTGCCAAAGCTATCAAGGAAAAGAAGCTCAATGGAAAAGCCACAAAACCCAAAGCCACAAAACGAAAGCCCTCAGCCAAAAACTGAGAAGAAACCCAATTTCATCTTTCGCAAACATAGACCCAAGAAAGGCTCCCAAGATGCTTCAGGTAGAGACAATTACCGTAACTAAAGGTCATGAGACTCTTTCTGAAGACGATAAGGGTAACGGTCGCATTAAGTGCAATTGCGGCAACACCTATGACTTTTCTCTTATGAAGAGTCAAAACATGGTGGAATGCGATGGGTTCATCTTTCCCTGCTGTCCTTCTTGCAAAGAGACTCCTCATTCTGAAACTCGAAGGATTGACTGGTGAATCAATATCAGCTATACAAGGTTGAAGACAAAAGAATCAGAGAGCAATGGTTCAAGGACCATGTTCCTGAGTTTTTTGTATATGGCGATGGCTCTTTCTTGAAGATCAAGTGGCGCAAACCAGGCACCTGGAATTATGCGGTTGTTTACTTGATTGACAAGAGGATGGGTCATCTCTGTGTGTTTGGAGACCTTGGAGAAGCTGTTTACCAGTGGCATCCGCCAATTGACATCGACTTCCTTGGTGGCCTTGATTTGTCTTACTTTGACAGTAAGTGTCAGGCAAGTTCTTGCGGAGAACGAGGCAAAACCTGGAACGAAGAAGTTGCTGTAACATACATCAAAGAGTACATTGAGTCTCATACGCTTGGAGAAGATCATGGGGACTCATTGTTTGAATCACTGTATAGTGATGGCTACGTTGAAAACATGCTGAAGACTGCTGCTCCAGATTTGGCTCTTCTGTACACAGAAGAAGGTTACAAGTCTTGGAGAGAGATGTCGAGAGATGAAAAAGACAGGTTCACTGTTGTTGCTAAAAGTTACTTGAAGAAGCTTGTTGAGAACAACGAGTGGCAGAAGTTTTCCAAGCATGATTACCGTCGAGAGCTTATCGAAAAACAGATCAAGTTTGAAGAACTTGGTCCTGAAGCAATAGAAGCATGTGAATCTGAGTTCTCATGGCATAGATGGCTAGGCGAAGAAGGTCACAACTTCTTTGGTGACGCCTACTTTGAGTATGGCGAAATTGGAAGAACCATATCTCTTCGAGTTCAGTCGCATCTTATTGGGCTTCAAATGATTTCTGCTGGATTGAAGTCTGGCAAGTTTTCAATGGAAGTAACACAATGCCCTTGGAAAAGGTTCAAAAAATGGCTCAGTCAGCGCAAGTTCTGGTAAAGGGCATTCCTGTTGAATTTGTTGATGGTAAGAACTTTGTTCGAGCCACAAAGACAAAAGCAATCAAGGCGAAGCCTATCAATGTTTTGCTTGCTGACTCATCGGTACTCAGCAAGTTTCTGCTTGACACTATCGAAGGCCATGCTTCATTGAAAGCGGGTTCCATGATTTGTATTGGAGCCGCCGGTGATGCTTGGATGCAGTCAAAAGAAAAATTGATTGCAAAGTACAATATCACTGACATTGATGGCGAGGGATGGATAACATGCGTCCCGAAACCAGATAACGAGGTTTTTGCTGTTGAGATTGACCATGATTTTTGCGTATACGCACAGTATGGCGAAGACCATGTGGTTGATGGAGCAAAGCGGCACGTTCTTTTTGGCAAGGCGGGGGACTGGATGCTTCAAAGCACAACGGACAGGAATGATGTCTGGATTGTTGCTCAGAAGCTTTTCAACGCCACCTACGAGGTTTTGCCCTAATTTTCACAGAAAGTGAAATCCAGGGCTAGACTTTCGGAGAAAAGCCGATAGAGTAAGAGTAGAGTTGTTCGAAAAGTCTGGTGGATGTCTCGTATAAACCCTTTTGAAGGCGGGGCAAGCCGCCGTCTGTAAGAGGGGTAGGGTGTAAAAGTACGCCACCTATGATCAGGGTGGAAGTTGGCTCCCAACCAGCGTTTACCAGACCTTTCGAACAACTCTGCATAACAAAAAGGAGTAAGAAAATGACGTAGGTTGAATCGCAAGCTGTTTACCTGTATGTTCTCGTTCGACAAGACCTCTCGCCTTCGCAACAAGCCGTTCAGGCATGTCATGCGGCGATTGAGGCAACCAGAAGGTTCACCCCTGGCTAGGACCAGGAACATCCTCATCTGGTTCTGCTCTCTGTCACAAATGAAGATGAGCTTCTGAAGGCCTATGAGCGCCTTCAGCACTATGGCATTCGGGTCGCCAAGTTCGAAGAACCCGACCGTAACAATGAAATAACAGCTATCGCTACGGAACCGCTTCCTGCGGATTCCAAGCTGCGTCGTAAGTTCAGTTGCTATAAGCTCCTGAATCTTGATACCGCTGCGCCTGTTATTGAAGCGGAAGAAACCTCACAAACTGAAGAACCTGCTGAACTCCCTGAATGCTCTCTTTGCGAGGGCAGAGGCGAGGTTGATGACCCTACGCCCTGCGGTCGCTGTCGCGTTAGGGGTTGTCGTTCCATGACCTGTCCTAAGTGTAAGGGCGTTCGAACAGAAGGAGTTACAAATGAATAAGCAACCTGGTTGGGGCAATACCCCTTGGATGACTCTTTGGGATGCCATGAAGACTTGTCCTCAAACTAAGAATCAGTCTGTTTGGGAACATGGAGAATCGGTTAGAGATCATCTTTCTAAGCTTATTGCTTTTCTTCGCGGAAATGAAACAACGCTCGAAGGGTGGAGGCTTCCTAACTGGATCTTTGTTTATCGTTCGGAACTTTTGAGTTCTCTTGCTCCTGATGGAGTTCTTGAGACTTACGCTATGTATCATGACTGCGGCAAGCCTTTTTGCAGAACTGTTGATGCGGAAGGTAAGCAGCATTTTCCTGACCATGCGAAAGTTTCTCGCGCAAAGTATCTTGAGATTGCTGAGGGGACTGAGAACTGCTATGAGATTGCAGATCTCATTGCGCATGATATGGATATCCATACCATGTCTTCTGAGGATATTGAGGCTTTTTGTAAGTTGAAGAATGCTACCAGCTTGTTGCTGACGGGCATTGCGGAAATTCATAGCAATGCTGCCATGTTTGGCGGTATCGAATCTGTGAGTTTCAAGATTAAGTGGAAGCAGATTGATAAGCGTGGCAAGTCTATCTGCGAGAAGTTGTTTGGTAAAAAAGGAGTCTAAGATGGCAACTGTTCAAAATGTTAGTAAGAGTCGTTTTGGTTTTCACGCATGCGATCATGAAACCTATCTGAAGCTGAAGAAGCTTAAGAAGCTGTACTACAAGGCGCTGCATCGCAATGCAGAATGGAACCGCTGGAATAACAAGCTTCCTAAGAACCGTCTTCTTCGCAAGTGGTTCCGTAACGAAAAGGGACAGCGTACTCACTTCGAAGTTGTTGGGCCAATGCCTGAACCCAAGGTCTATCCTGTTTTCGGTAATCGTCACTACGTTCCTCAAGGTGAACATGCCCTTAATGACATGGGCGTTCTTGAGGCCTACAATATCGCTCGCACTCCCTATGCAACTCTTGAAGAAGTGAAGAATATCAAGCTTACCGTTGATCAGATCAACAATATGCTTGCTCATCTCGAAAAAGTCGATAATACCTAAACTTCGGCTTGCTGGAAAGAAATATTCCAGCAAGTCCTTATGATAGACCGTTGCTATTGTTACCAAAAGACTCTTGCATCAATTCTTGCACTAGCAAAGAAAAACAATTGGAAACTGGAAGATATACAGGAACATTTGCTTTGCGGCACAAAATGCGGTCTTTGTATCCCCTTTATCAAGGATGCTCTCAAAACGGGCAGAACCGAGTACGGACCCTCTGAAAGGCCTAAATAGGGCGAAATTTGACCTCATAAGCGGTTTCGTTCATTTTTTCGAGCAAGGCACTTGAAAAGAAAGATGTGAAGAAATTACTGCTACAATCGCAGGAAAGCCGACAAGTCTTTCGTGGTCTGAGCAGTTAGCCATCGCTTTACAACCGATGGGTATATTTCTCACCATAAAGGTTTGCTTTTCTAAAAGGGTAGGAAAAGCGAACAGAAACAAGTTTACCCTGTAAAGGATTAGAGTAATGATGAAGATTACCAGTTTGATGGTTGCCGGGGCATTGACGCTTCTGGCGGGTACGGCAATGGCACAGAACGACGCTTCAAGCGCAACGACTGCTGCAATGCTGGCTGACGCACAGACGCGCACCAGTTTTTCTGATGGCCAGGGTTCTGGTCATGATGCGAACGGCTTCTTCCTTTCTGGAAACGGCGCTCGTCTCAACATTGGCGGTGACATTCAGTTCCGCTACACCTACAACACCAATCGTTCCGGTGACAACAATGACGAGATGGGCTTCAATGTTCCTCTCGCTCGTCTGCGTTTTAGCGGAAACCTGAACGAGAACATTGACTACATGCTCGAAGGCGAGTTTGATAGTGATGGTGGCGATGCTTCCTTGGCGGATGCTTACGCTGGCTGGACTCTTTCTCCCGGCGCTCGTGTTCAGTTTGGTCAGTATCGTCTCGGGTTCATGCGTGAAGTGAATGTTGCTGAACGTTTCCAGCTTGCCGCTGATCGCAGCATCGTTTCCTCTGTCTTTGGACAGGGCCGTTCTCAGGGCGTTCAGTTCTCCTATGACGCTGGTGATTTCCGTTTCATTGGCTCCGTTTCTGACGGCTTCAATACGGCAAACACTGACTTCACCGATCCTGCCGAGTCCGATCTTGCGTTGACTGGTCGCGTCGAGTGGCTTGCCTTTGGCAATCGTTCAAGCACGACCGATTTCACTTCGCAGCGTTCTGAGAATGGTTCGCTGCTTCTCGGTGGTGCATTCCACTACCAGGAAGGCGACACTCAGAACACTATGTACAGCTACACGGGCGACGTTAGCTGGGAAAACAATGGTTGGAACGCTATGCTCGCCGGTGTTGGTCGCACCATCGAGGATGCTGGTTCTGACTTCGACGACTTCGGTGTTGTTGTTCAGGGCGGCTATCGCGTAACTGAGAACATCGAGCCGTTTGCTCGTTATGACGCTGTGTTTGCTGACAGCAATCGTGGTCTTGATAATGACAACTTCAACTTCATCACCGCTGGTGTCAACTACTACCTTTACGGCCATGCCGCAAAGTTCACTGTTGATGCTGTTTACTCGCTTGACGACACGACTGGACTTGGATCGCTTGGTAACTTCAGTAACACTGGAGTTCTTGGCTCTGGCGACGAAGGCGAACTCGCCCTCCGCGCTCAGTTCCAGCTTCTGTTCTAATCAGCAAGTTCTCAAAACTTGATCTGAGTTGAGCCTTAAGAGGCTGCCACGGGGCAGCCTCTTTTTTGTGCCCAGTCTTATTCCTATAGTTACCCTATGGTTCCTAAAGGCTTCCAATTTCAATGTACTTCTTGCAAGAAGTATTACGAGACAATCTCGCAAGCTTCTGATTGCAAGCTAACCTGTCAATCTGACAAGCGCAACGTTATCGACGTTTACAAGTATTGGAAAACAGAGGCGATCAAGGCAGAACTTGACAAGAAGCGTCACAACTTCTCCGTTCTCATTACTAACCACTTCCACGATTTCAATATTGGAAGCGTCATAAGAAACAGCAATGCCTTTCTTGGCAAGAACGTATACATCCTTGGCAGAAGAAAGTTTGATGCCAGAGGAGCAGTAGGTACTAATCACTACGAAAACTTGGTCTTCATTGACGATATTAGAGAGATAGCGGAAACCAACATACTTGTTGGTTTTGATGACTTGCCGCAAGCAAAGCCGCTGGATGAGTTTCAGTGGCCGCAGAAAAAGCACGTTGTTATGTGTTTTGGGCAAGAGACTGTTGGGTTGACTTCCGATGTTGTGAGTGCATGCCAAGATATTGTCTACATAAGACAGTTTGGCAGCGTTAGAAGCCTCAATGTTGGCTGCGCATCAGCAATAGCCATGTTCTCCTATTGTCAGCAAATATCAAGGTAAAACAGTTCTAATTGGGTATAGTAAACCTTATGAGCAAAGATATTGAACTTCCACCCGAAGAATCGGGATTTCCGATGTTTGTAAGGTTTGTTTTGTCTACAGGAGACACTATAACCATTGGCGGTAACTCGGTAACACAAATCTTCTTCGAAACAATGAAGAAGTTTCCAGAACATCTCTCTTGCAAAAGTATTGGCTTTTCTGCCAAGACTCAAGAAGAAGCTGAAAGTCGTCTGAAAGAGTTCTTTGCTCTTACAAAAAGGTTTGGATAAATGCAAACTCATTCCAAGAATCTTATCGAAAGCGTTAGCTGCCCCTTTGCTGTTCCTATGAACCAGGTCGAATGGGAGGGAGCAAAGGTTGTCTCCGTTGACGATAGGGCTAACACAGTCATCGTTGAGACAAAGGAAGGAACAAGGTTCCTTGTGGATATTCCAAACGTTCTTTATGATGCTATCTGGAAGTCTGGTGAATTGAACGTCATAGAACAAGACGTTGGCTTCAATGACCTAACGTGAACTAGAACTTTGTTTTAGTTTTTGGTCGAAATGGAGAGAGGCAATGAAGAGAATGAGGGCTTTTGATTTTGAAGTGGTTTTACTTCCAGGCCCACCAAGAATGAGTTGTAGATTCATAACTTCAAGCGATGACTCTATAACGTTTTTCGGTAACAGTGTTGAAGATATCTTCGAGCAATGTCTCCGAAGATTTCCTGAAGGAATAACGACAAAAGGGATAGTCTTTTCTGGTGACAATCCCATAGATGCAAAAAGAAACCTATCTGAATTACTTAGTCTAGGATTTAGATACGGATACTTCAAGCAGTTACCATTCCAGAACGAAGGGGACAACGATGGCGAGTAATTGGAGATTGACAAAAAAAGAGGTTGCTCATATCGCCTATGCATTTGAGCAACTCAAAGGCAAAAAACTTCCTGGAGATGTCTATGGCTTCGAAAGCTTCTCTGAATCAGAAATCAATTCAATCCATGAAAGATTCTCTACGGCGGCTGATGCTAACAAACCGTCCGGTGACTATAAACAAGAAAGAAAAGGACGATAACTTGTTCTCTTCCGACCTATTATCTCGTTTCTTTGAATACGACAGGAAAACTGTCGTAAACCTTATGCTTCTTGAGGCTTTTATTGCAAAAAACGAAAATGTAGATGCGGCTGGTATAAAGGCTGCATTCGAAGAGTTTGAGCCTCTTGCCGAGAAGATCGCCAAACAGTATGAAGCTTGCCGTGATGCCGAGAGAGAAAGGGATCAAAAAAACATGCTCACCAAAGCGGTTAGCGTTCCCATGAGCGTCTCTCCGTCTTCGTCTCCTCAGATGCGGATACCGGCCAACAAATAGCCTTTGCTTTCCACTTCCTTGAAACGCAAGGCTAGACTTTCGAGCCTAATATAGTTGATGTAGAGAGCGATTTCTCGTTCTCGTTTCAGAACCTGACTTTCTTGCAAAGAGAGAAATCACATGGCAACCAAGCTTGGTCGAGGCGTTCTTCCGAAGGGTCACTCAGTTGATGATTTTGAGTGTTTTGGACCTCCTGCGACCAAGGATGGAGATTTCTCTAACGTAAAGCTGGCAGACATGGGCTGCTTTACGCAGGATGGCAAGGATAGCAACAAGTATTACCACGGCGCTGTGGTAAAGAGCAGGAAGAACGGCGAATGGTTTGCCTATTTTGAATGGGGCCGCACCGGCGATTCAAAGGCAGACTTCACCTTTATTGAGTGCAGCAGCGAGCAGGAAGCTCAGCGCGAGTTTGAAAAGCAGCTTCACTCCAAGAACGACAAGCGCGGCGAATGGGTAACTCTCGCTGGTAAGCAGATTCTTCAGGCTAAGGCTGGTGAGGATTGCTACCTTGTTCGTCCTCTTGCAACTCGCTCAACTGGTCTTCCTGACGCAAAGAAGATTGCGTTCAATGATGGAGCCAAGAAGACTGCTCAGGTTACGAACACTTCAAGCGCCAAGGTTTCTTCCAAGCCCAAGTGGGATGCCGAAACCCTCAAGCTCATGCGTGATATGAACGTAGGCACGATTGCTTACGCCAAGACCGCCGTTCAGGGCGGCAATATTCCAACTCAGGCCTCGATTGATGAAGGTCGAGACATCCTGACTGAGGCTCGTAAGCGTGTCAAGGCTATTGGCGACCGCGAAAAGGACCAGTTGAGCGATACTGAGTTGCGTCAGTTGAGCAACCATCTCTATTCTCGTATCCCGAAGATCAAGCGAGTTGGAGATGACAACTGGATTCTGAATAGCAGCAACATTGTTGCTTGGGATCAGGATCTTGATGCCTTTGAATCGGCTCTCTATGCCGTTGATATGGGCGGCGATACCGACACCAACGATCCGCTTGCTGGCTTCAACATCGAGATGAACTGGATTTCTCCAACTTCCGAACTCGGTAAGTTCATCATGAAGTGGATGCCTGATGCGACTCGCAATCGTCACGGCGATGTTGGAAAGATGAAGATTCACAACATCTGGGGCGTTCGTCAGCTTGCTCATGTTTCTCCTTGGCGCAAGACAATTGAAAAGATTGCCAAGAGCGGCAATGGGGTTGGAGAGCGCGCTCTTCACCAGCCGAAGAGTCGTAGCGATGTTGACGCTGCTGAAGCGCCGTTTTATCCTGATGCGAATGTCTCCATGATGTTCCACGGCACTCGTTCGGTCAACGTTCCTGGCATTTTGCGCGAGAACCTTCGTCTTCCGAAGCAGTTGGTTGGCGTTGTGATTACTGGTGCCATGTTCGGCGGCGGAATCTACTGGGCTGATGACTGGAAGAAGAGCGCAGGCTATACCTCTGGCTACTCCCGTTGGGGTGGCGGCGGAGGCGCTGTTGCTGGTCGCCATGCCTTCATGTTTGTTGCGGATACTGCTCTTGGTAATCCGTATGTCGCTCCTGGTCCTCGCGGTTATACCGAACCGCCGAAGGGTCATCACTGCATTTTCGGCAAGGCAGGTCATAGCCAGGTTATGAACAATGAGTTCATCACCTTTAACCGTGATCAGCATCAGCTTCGTTATCTGGTCGAGTTCTCCGCCTAACGAGAACTCATTTCGAGGGAAATAATCATGTCAGCAACCGTAACTCCCGAAAAGGGACGGCTTTTATCTGTCGATCAAATTGCTCAAGTTTTCCATCCCAACGTTCTTAACGTTCAGAACGAAGAATCGGATGATTGCAAGGCAATTGAAAGAGCAATTGGACTACCTTCCGGCTTCTTTATTCGTAAGGCAATCCTTACGAGAGCGGAAAATGCTGGTTATTACTACGGCAACTCGGCACAACCAAAGCTTACCTATGAGGGAGGCGTTGCTTATGGCATCGCAACCCACGAAATTACGCCAGAAGCAGAAAGATCCAGTGTTGCAACCGGAACTATCGAATCAATCGTTGTTAAGCCGGTAAATATGAACGGTCAAAACAAGGCCGACTACAACAAAGTCTTTCCGTTCAATGCTTCTTCTTACAGGTATGGTTCGAATCAGAAAATGGCTTTCATCAATGTTCGCGTTGATGGGGTTCTTACTCCTATTGTTTGTAAGTTCCATCATGCCGAACACCTGTTTGGTTTGACGATTAGCGAAGACCTGCATATCAAGCAGGGAGATAGGGTTATTGGAACTCTTGACATTCACGCTGTCATCAGTAGCATTTCCTATTGGGGATGGAGCAGGCATCGTCGTAATGATGGGTTTGATATGTCGCTGAGCGCCATTCATACTCTTTGCGATGCCATTGGAACCTTCACGAAAGAAAGCGCTGAAAACGTTGTTCGTTATTTCGTCAACGATGGCAAGCTTCTTCGTCTCATTCAGCCTCCGTCAACAAAGGCTGGTATTTCAAAGGTTTACAATGTTGTTGAGCCTATTGCTCAATCCTGCTGGCGCGATCGCCCTCTTGGTGTTGCTTTGTTCTATGCGCTCGTTGCTGAGGCTCATCGTACTCAGGATGGCGTGAAAATGTCATCTTTGTTCAATGGTATCTATGCAGATGCTAAGGACAAGGATTCTTTCCTGAAGGTTACGGACGAACTTGTTGCTCTTGCCGAAAAGGGCAGAAACCAGAAGTACAATTACGCATTCGGAACCGAGCCTTTTGGTATTCTCGAAGAGCATCCTTTATACAAAGCTCAGCGCAAGAAAGCTATTGCAGCCAATGGTAACAGGGCCTTCAACAAGATTATGAGCGAGTTTGATTCGCTCAAGATTGATGAGAAGGATTTCCCCAGAACTGCCAAGCTTATCAAGAGCGGTAGCCTGCCCCTTGGTACGTTCTTTCGCAAGTCTGAACAGTATTTCCTGTTGAATGACAACTGGCCTCTTTGGGAAGGAATGCTTAAGGCCGGTCACGAAAAGACCGTCATTGAACTCGCAAATGCAGTTTCTGGTAGGACGACTTATGAGAAAGATCTCATGTCCTACTTCTACTTCATTCTTCATGCATTGCCAGAATATCTGAAGAAGCATACTGGCGTCAAGTGGACCTGTTCGCCTCGTCTTGTTGACTCTCCAAGCGAGCTTGAACCGCCAGCGGATGACGGTACTGGAACTCGTCGTGAGCGTTCTGCGCTGACTCCTATTGTTGACAACGAAAACAATACGGTTGTTGTTCCTTATGCATCTCTTGCGATGCCTGGGCGTCAGACAACGTACTGCTATGGCTTGACCTATAGCGTACTTAACCGGGGATTCTCATACAACGGCAACACCTGCCTTGTTGATGTTGAAGAAAAGTTGAACGGTCGTGACGACTACGGCTTGATGTTCTATACGCTCACTGGATCTGCTCAGGGGCGGGGATACCCAACGTTCTTGATCATCTTCGAGCGTCGTTCAACTGGAACTCACGTTCACTTCCACCGCACTCATCCTTCTCGCTCTAAGGATGGCGACTACAACCCTGTTCATAACTGGACTAAGGTTTGCTACAACTGGATGGCTGGAAACATCAACAAGGAACTGATCAAGTACCAGCAGGGAGACCTTGTGTTCGTTGCTGTTGACTCTGATCAGGAAAGAACTCTTGACTTTAGTAAGTACGTCCAAAAGTACGACAATCATGAGTTTGACAGACCTGTTGGCTTTGCCGAATATGCCAAGAAAGAAAAGTCGAACATCCTTGGATATGTGCGGTTGCTTGAGCCTACAATCCTTCAGCACAAGGAGCATGAGCATGTTCCTATGGCGGAAGGAACGTATGAGATTCGTCAGTGCCGTTCTTGGGAAGCTAACCCGAAGGGTGTTTGGTCGCTCAGGATTGACTAATGGAAAATCGTAAACCAGGCTGTTTCTGTTGCGAGAAGGGTTATCCTCATTCTCATTACGTTTACATTCCTATTAGGGATGCAAAAACGAATCAAAGACAGTTACTGGAAGTCAAAGAAGGCTCGTCCTTCCATAAGAAACTGGTTGAAATGATAGAAAGTAGTACGTTATGGCTAAAATAACGATCAACGGCACAACTTTTGAGGTTTCAGGTCAAGCTAATATCTCTGTTTCTGGAGATCAAATTAGCATTGGCGGAAAAGTTGTTTCATCAGGACTTAGCGGTATTGTTACTGTTAAGTGGGAGGGGCCTTTAGCTCACCTTGATGTTGATGGTTCTGCTGAAATCTCTGGCGATGTTCAGGGTAGCGTTGAAGCGGGCGGAAGTGTAAAATGCAACAACGTCGGCGGAGATGTTGATGCTGGTGGTTCGGTGCAATGCGGAAATGTTGGCGGAGATGTTGATGCGGGCGGTTCGGTTCAAATGAGAAAATAACATGAAAGACTCTCTTGGCGACAGAATGAAGGCTAAAATACGCAGATAAAAGAAGGAATCATTCTACACCCTAAGTAAGTAGGGTTATGAACAATTTCTATGTATATGCGTATTTTGATCCAAGAAAGCCTGGTGATTTCAGGTTTAGAGATCTTAAGTTCAGTTTCCAACCTTTTTACATTGGTAAAGGGAGTTCAAAGCGTTCTAAGGAACACATTCTTCCTTACATGCTTCGCCAAAAATCCATCAAGGCTTCTAAGATAAAAGCCATCATAAAAGATACCGGCAAACTTCCTCTTCATGAAAGAATCTACGAGAATGTTACTGAGCAAGAAGCGTTTGATATTGAAAAAGCAATGATTGCTCATTTTGGTAGATTGGACACTGGATCTGGTATCTTAGCGAATCACACTGACGGAGGCGAAGGCCAAAGCGGTACTAAGGGAACAAAGAAACCAAAACTCTGGCGAAAAGTTCACCAGTATACTCTCGATGGCAGCCTTGTTAAATCATGGGATTGTATAGCAGATATTGCAAATGAACTAAAAATAGAACCTGGCAATATTTCTACGGCTATAAAGCGTAAAGGAACTTGCGGAAACCATATATGGAGTTATGAGTTTCTTGGAGCAAAAATAGAAGCAAAAGAAAAATGGAGTATGCCAACAAAATACTCCGTTATACAGAAAACTCTGGAAAACAAAATAGTCAATACCTTTTCAAGTGCATTAGAAGCCGAAAAAGCACTTGGATTGAGAAAAGGTGCTAGAAACAAGATACTAGAATGCGCCCGAGGCAAAGTAAGAAGCTATAAAGGGTATCTTTGGGAGGCAAAAGAACATGAAGGATAGCCTAGGAAATCGCATGAAAGAAAATTACGAGGATAGGTTCAGGTTTGAACTCCCTCGCAGAATGCCGTGTATCATCCGTTTAGACGGCAAGGCTTTTCATACATACACCAAGAGCTTCAATAGGCCTTTCGATCAAAGGCTTGCTGATTCAATGAACTATGCTGCTCAACAGCTTGCCGCTGAGATTCAGGGCTTCAAGCTTGCTTTCCTGCAAAGCGATGAATGCTCAATCCTCGTAACCGACTATGACCAGATCGAAACCGAGGCCTGGTTTGATTACAACAAAGCCAAGATGGAAACCATTTCAGCCTCCATCTTCACTGCTCATTTCAACCAAAAAGTCAAAGAGTTGACTCCTGACAAAATTGGTATGATTGGGTATGAACTTGCATTCTTTGACGCAAGAGCCTTTCCTATGCCAAGGGAAGACGTTGCCAATTATTTCCTGTGGAGAGCTAAGGACTGGGAGAGAAACTCTCTTTCTATGTATTGCAGAAGTTTCTTTTCCGCTAAGCAGCTTCATGGAAAAAACAGGCAAGACCAACACGATATGTTGCATGCGCAAGGTAAGAATTGGGCAACCGATTTGGACCCTATCTGGCGCAATGGAACTTGGATCGTGAGAACCGACGATGGAATCGTTGTTCGGCACGATATCACTTCGTCGTATCCTTCAATCGAGACTGTTGTGAAGCCTCTTGTTACAGAAAGACCGGAAGATGCAGATTAAGCTTGTTAGACATGCCTATTCCATGCTGAATGCAGGGCTTGTTAAGCACCAAGACATGCCCAATCATCAAATCCCGATTGTTGAGCCTTTGGGCATAGAACAAGCGATGAATGCTGGCAAGACCATTGGTAAGGGCTATCTTAGCGAAGCCCTAGTCTATTGTTCTCCCTACTTGAGAACTCGTCAAACCATGAACCACTTGTTAGTGGGTGCGGGTTTTGATGAAACTAACAAGCCCAAAGTATATGAAGACCCTCGACTTAGAGAGGTTGACTTTGGCTATGGAGATCCTGAAAGCCAAAAGCCTAAGCGTAAGCTTGAAGGCTACTTTTGGTATCGCATGGATGGAGGCGAAAGCGCAGCCGACTGTTTTGACCGGACTTCTGACTTTCTTGATTCAATGATGCGACAGCTTGAAAGAAAGCAAAAAGAGGTCTATGACATACCGCTTGATGATGATGCTGTAATATACTCTGAAAAAGTCAACAGAGACGTTCTCATTGTCACTCATGGACTGATTATTCGCTGTTTCGTTATGAGATTTCTGCATCTGACTGTTGAGCAATACGATTCAACGGACACTCCTGGCAACTGCGATATCATAACCATTGCCCCAAGAGAGCAGATTGCAAATCCACAGTTTACTTGCGGGAGATGGGCTGTTGAAGGTATGACAATGCGAGCGAGTTAATGGGCATCAGGATTCACAAAAATCTTTGCTATGCTCTTCCTGACGTAAAGGTTAAGGACTATTGCATTGTTGACCCTCGATTCCAGTCTTGGATTAGAGATCCGGACGACGAGTTGTATGAACGTCCAAGAAGAATGTTCATACCATTCCTTGAATGGATAATGGACCCTTCAAAGAATCAAGAGATAATCGATCTACTTGCTATCGCTAACGGTCCAAGCGAAAGTGATATATTCGGTTTGTCCTTTGGTATTACGCAACAAGCGAAAGAATTCTTCAAGCTGTCAGAAGAAGAAAGACAGTCTCAGCTTGATAGGTTGTTTCATGTCAACTTCATACATCAGACAGAATATGGGTTGCCAAAAATCTTCGCTATCATCCCTCCTGAACATCCAGACTGGACAAGATATGACAACTTGATAGATTACTATGACAATCAAGGCATTCCTAGGGATAGGGTTAGATGGCTAGACTGTCATTGCGGGATATATCCTCATAACATGATGCTTAGAAAGCCTCATATGCCAAGTATTAGGCTTGCTGACTCTACTAAAGATTATGAGTTGCCCTATTCTCCTGAGAGACAAAAGAGGCAGCCTGATCCAAGGCTTTTACCTGACCGTCTTTTTGGCGGAGAGTACAATCGTATCGTTGGAAAGTATTCTCCCAAGCTTCCTGCCCTTGTTGCGCCAGAAATGGTAAAGCAAATGGGCAAAACGTATCGCTGTGACATCTACACATCTGTTCTTCTTTGGACTCACTACGTTGGTTTGTTCAATGATTGGGCAAAGACTGTAAACGAACTTCGACCCTGCATTTACACTTATTGGAGTTGATATGAACAAGAATGTTGTCATCTTTGGTGGCGGAACTATCAGTCACGTTCGTTCTCATCTCGCTCTTTGCGCTCCTGCTTTTGGCTCTACAGCCAGAACAATCAAGAGGCTTTGCGAAGAAATCATGCCTGAGATGGATACGAACTTGATTTTGACTCGCATGGCTGATCGTTCTTCTCATATCGAAACGAATGAGGATGTTGAAGAAGAAGCAAAGAGAGTTGTTCACAATCTTGATAACAAGGTTGTCTTCTTTTCTTGCGCTATGTGCGACTTTAGCGGTAGAGTAGCCAACGAGCCTTCTGGTAAGTACGAAAAGCGTCTCAAGTCCAGAGACCTTGGCTATCCGAATATCAATCTTGGACCGAACAAGAAGGTTATCAATCTTTTCCGCGCAGAAAAAGGAAGTCGTAAGGACATCTTCCTTGTGGGCTTCAAGACAACTTGCGGCGCAACTGAGGAAGAGCAGTACATCGCTGGTTTGCGGCTCTGCAAGGAGGCTTCTTGTAACCTTGTTCTTGCAAACGATGTCAAGACTCGTCTGTGTATGGTTATTACGCCAGAAGAAGCGAAGTATCATGTAACAACTGACAGAAGCGAAGCATTGAGAGGTCTTGTTGAAATGACCTATCTGCGTTCGCATCTGACGTTTACTCGTTCAACAGTAGTTGCTGGCGAGTCCGTTCCTTGGGAATCTGAATCGGTTCCTGAAACGTTGAGAACGGTTGTTAACCATTGCGTTTCAAGAGGGGCTTACAAGGTCTTCAACGGAGCAACTGTTGGTCACTTTGCTGCCAAGATTGGTCCCACTACATTCCTGACTTCCAAGCGTAAGAGCAACTTCAATGACATTGGGAAGCTTGGACTTGTAAAAATTGAGACTGACGGACCTGATACCGTTATTGCGTATGGCGCTAAGCCTTCCGTTGGCGGTCAGTCGCAGCGCATTGTCTTCGCTGAGCATTCTGATTGCGACTGTATCGTTCACTTTCATTGCCCTATCAAGGAAGGTTCTAAGGTTCCTACTGTTTCTCAACGCGAGTATGAATGCGGTTCGCATCAGTGCGGACAGAATACTTCAAGGGGCTTACAGAAGTTTGGGAACCTGTATGCGGTCTATCTGGACCAGCATGGACCGAACGTTGTCTTTAATAGAAGCATTGACCCTCAAGAGGTTATTGACTTCATTGAAGAGAACTTTGATCTTGAAGACAAGACTGGCGGCCCTGTAAGTCTCGGGTCTCACCATCATGTTCATTCATGATTCAAGCCTGTTCATTCTTTTGTAACAAGCTAAGGTTTCGTGGACTTTGATAGCGCCCCAACCTTGATTATAGTTCCATAGATGAATCCCATAGGCTTCTGGGAAATCTTTGAACTGCGCTTCTTTTGTTTCTTTCTGCCTAAAGGGACAAAAGAACTTCGCAGGATATGAAGGTCTGTAGCCTATTATGTCTTTTACGCAGTTGTCTATGTAAGTAGGCCCAATGAGTTTGAGGCCTGTTATTAGTTCGCTGCCGTCTTTGGCAACCATCTCATCAAACTTTAGCATCATCTCAGGAATCTTCATAACGATATACTTCATCAGGTGATGATTGGGGGTTGCTCCCATCAAGCAGTTTGTAATAAGTTGCTTAGCAGGTCTTTCGAATTCTTCTATGAGTAGAAGGTCTTTTTGCATGCAAGGTTCGATGTTCTTGAGAAACAGATAGTCTGTATCAACATAAACTCCACCATACTTGAGCAAGACCTCATATCGAATAAGGTCTGCCTTGAATGCGAGCTTTGAGAACTTATGATAAGCTGCTTCGTTAAAAAGCCTGGGCCTATTCTTTTCAGTCCAGAACTTGTATTCCCATCCAGGATGAAGTTCCAGCATTTGCTCTCTAAAGTATTTGTGGGGTTCTGGCATGCTCCCGTTGAGCCATATTTGATGGAAGATTTTGGGGATAGTGGTTTTCATACCACAAATATCGGCACGTGTACGCTTGACTTTTTCGCGCAGTATGCCGATAATTCAGCAAGTAAAAGAGTAAAAGACAGGCCAAAAGAGGAAACCTGTCGCATTTTGAAAGGATTTGGATAGTATGGATTGGTTTACATCAGATACGCACCTTGATCACGCAAACATTATCAAATACTCAAAGAGGCCCTTCGCCTCTGTTGATGAGATGAATGAAGCGTTGATCAAAAATATCAACGCCAAAGTCAAGCCGGGTGACCGGCTTTTTCATTTGGGTGACTTTGCAAAGAGCAGAGTTGAATACTTCAGAGAAGCAATCAACTGCAAAAATGTTGTATTGATTCTTGGCAATCATGACAGAATCAAGTACAACTCGCCGCTGTTTAGCGGTGTTTACGATATGTTCAGGCTGAAGACGCAAATCAACGGTCAGCCAAAGGACATCATTCTTTGCCATTACGCATTGAAGGTCTGGAATAAGTCTCATCATGGATCGTGGCATCTTTACGGTCATAGTCATGGCGGACTGCCCGACGATGAAACGGCTCAGGCATTCGATGTTGGCGTTGATTGCCACAACTACTTGCCGATTAGTCTTGACGAAGTTCAGGCAATCATGGCAAAGAAGAAGTGGGAAGACCCTCGCATAAAGTGGGCAAGAGACGGCGCTCTTTGGAAGCCGTTTGACCACCACCGTCCTGAACACAGAACGGAAGAAGCTGAGTGGGACGCTGAATCAAACAAGGCGTAAATCCGATTCTGTTAGTGTGATAAGGATAAGGCTTATACTGAAGGCCGTTAGCTACAGACTCTTTGGGAGTCTGGCGACGGCTTTTATTGCATTCGCTGTCACAAAAAGCGTTTCTTTCGGAGTGACGATTGGCGTTCTCGACACGATAATCAAAATCGTCCTGTTTTATGCCCATGAACTTGTCTGGGAAAAGGCAGAAAAAGCATATGATCGATCCAACCGTAATAACAAACTTCAAAAGAACGGATAATGAACTTGAAGAGTTGTTGCTCTTCTGCATTGCTGTTGCTGGTAAAACAGCAAAACAAATTGCAACTTCTCTTGAGAGATTTCTTGACACGAACAATAGCTATTACCTTGATCACACATGGCAACTCAAAGAGTTTGGCGGTCAAGAACTGGTTGTTATTAGGCCTCCACAAGAGATGTCACCTTTTGCTAAGGTTAGATGGCTAGAGCATCACAAAAGACTTGAAGAGGCCATAAGAGAATCAAAACTTGGACAGCACACAAAGCTGTTGCATGCATTCCGAGAAGTTGCAAACAGGAAATTTGATCTTCGCAAGGTTACTCCGCAAGAGCTTGAAACGGTAAAGGGTATTGGACCCAAAACGTCTCGGTTCTTTATCCTTCATTCTCGTAAAACAAACAACATAGCATGCCTTGACACTCATGTACTCAAATACCTGAAAGGCCTTGGTCATAAGGTTCCGAAGAATCGACCAACAGGCAAAGCTTATGAAAGGCTTGAAAAGGCCTTTATATCGCATGCTAAAAAGCTGAAGATGCCAACCTACGAATTGGACTTACAGATATGGAATAAGCTTTCTAGGAGCGGAAAAGGATGATGACGGTAGCGGTCAATAGATACAAACAAGACTTCGATGTTGATGTAGGAAGAGGTACTAAGTGGGGCAACCCATATAGTCACGATCCTAAGAGTCGAGCGAAGTTTATTGTGTCTTCCAGAGAGGAAGCCGTCCGTCTTTTCCGACACTGGATACTAGGGCAGCCTCATCTTTTGGCTGACCTACACGAACTAAAGGGGAAAAGACTTGGATGTTATTGCCTTCCAGCCGAATGCCATGCAGTATTCCTTGCAGAATTGGCAGACAGATTCGACCCTAATGCCGATTTCTCAGATTACTCTGCTTTCTGGGACTAATCCGCTTTCTGTTCCGAATGACAACCCTTGGGTTTTGTCTGTTTTTAATACGGACTGGTTCATTGAATCGTCTTCTGGTATAACAAGAGTCTATGGGATGATGAATCCTTCAGACTTTGATCACTTGAGGTTTTCTCTTGATAGCTTTCCCGTGATTCATGATAATGCTTGCATTGTAACATCAAACGCAATCATCATGAATCCGCCTCCGATTTTTGTTCCATGTCCATTTTCATGCATATTTTTTGCGATGATACTTCCGTTTCTAAGAAGGAGAAGACAGTATGGTTAAGTTTTGGAGACCAAGAGACAAACACGGATGCTTTAGCAACTTTTCTGGGCATCCGATTTTAGTAGACGGCAAGATCTATAAGACGACTGAGCATTACTACCAGTCTAAAAAGTTCTACGAGGAAGATGCGCAAGAAGCAGTTCGCAAAGCAAAAACCCCAATGCAGTCTAAAGACATGGCAAATGGGGAGATACCGATGATCGTCAAGAAAGTTCAGCTTCATCCAAAGCTTCGTCCTGATTGGGAAGAAGTGAAGTTTGGTATCATGAAAGATGCACTTCGATACAAAGTGCAACAGCATGAAGATGTGAAGCAAGAACTACTCTCAACAGGTGATGAGACTTTGGTTGAAGACTCTCCATACGATTATGTTTGGGGTGTGGGCAAAGATGGCACCGGGACGAATTTGCTCGGTAAGGCTTGGATGGAAATTCGATCAGAATTGCGTTCAGGCGTGATTGCCTAACTACTTCTTCCACAAAAGACGATTTGGCCTCGGGGAAACACGCGAGGCCCAATATATGCAACAGAAAATCAGCAAAACCAAAGACATGATTCTGGTTGAAATCGGAGGAACGCATACAGCCAGAGGGGCTGAAGCTTTCTTCTATAGGCTTGGTCGCAGTAAATATGGCCTCAAGCTGTTCAAATCATACCCGTTGGCGAGACAGGTTTTTGAACGACAGAAGATAGCCGCTAAAGCGGGCGTTGCTCCCTTTGTTGGTAAGTTTGTTATAGCAAGAAAGCCAGGACAAACTACTCTTTGGTACGGATATCAAACCGAGAAGGCATCCGAAGTCTTTTACGGTGACCCGATTTGGACGAAACAATCAAAATCGCTACAGAAAAAGCTCAAGAAGCTTGGAATGGATGGCGACTTTGCTGACGTAAATTGTGGAGTTTGGCGGCGTAAACTTGTTGCTGTCGATTTCGGCTCTCACAGCGCATATGATTCTTGAAAGGCACGAAAGGATTTCCAATGACTGCAACAAAAACCATCCCCTATTCTCAAGAGGCTCAGTCTATCTTTGATCAGGCGAAAGCTGTCGCTGAACGACACAATCAATCAACGATTGACACCGAGTGTCTTTTGCGTGGTCTGATTTTTAACGACAGGGTTCTTCCTGTAATCTCAGCCTTCGCTTCTCCTAAAGACCTTATTTCAAGAATCGAGAGTTCTCTCTCTTCTCGCCCTAAGTCTCCTAGCGGAACTATTCCAACGTTCGCAAGCGGAGTGAATACGATTCGAGCGTCTATACAGAACGAAGCAATTACTGCTGGTTCGTCTGTTATCTCTCCTGACCATATTCTGTTGGGAATCCTTCGTCACCCTAACTTTGCTGCTGGTATTCTGTTGACCTTCTACGGTCTTGACTATCAGAATGCAAAGGCAAAGCTTGCGGCCCTTCCTGCTTTTGTTACTGCCGTAACTAGCTCTCCCTCTCCTGCTGCGGATTCTACTAAGACTAGCAGCAAAACCGCTAAGGCTCCTGCAACCAGTTGTGGTAGTGATTGCGGTTGCACAGCTAAGACTGATTCTGCAACGGTTAATCCGAGTCAGATTCCAGACAGACTGAAGGATATCCTTTCTGCGATTCAGAACAAGACAAACGCTGCTTCTAACATTGTTGGTGCAGTTGTTGATAGGGCGGCATATCGTGCTGAATGGCACAAGGCTCTTGATGCCTCTCTTGACCTGTCAGAGAACTCTGGGCTTTCTGTAGCAGCAGCCTTTGTTCATGTCGCAATGACGCATCCCACTCTCATGAAGGTGGCGGCTCGCCAGCAAATTCGCAAGGAAGCTATTGTTGATGCGATTGGAACTCTTCTTGGAATTGCGAAGTGATTCACGTTAGATCTCCTGCCAGAGCGAGGAACAGATACGGTTTGCCAACTTTGTTTATGGCAGGCGGTATCACAGGAACTATTGACTGGCAGGTAGACTTTCTGAAAATGCTCGAAGGCGAAGAGTTGATGGTTTTCAACCCTCGTCGTTTGGATTTCGATGCATCCAACAAAGAGATGGAAGTTGAACAGATAACGTGGGAACACGTTCACCTTGTTAAGGCTGATGCCATTTCTTTCTGGTTTACTCCTGAAACCCTATGCCCTATCACTCTCTTTGAGCTTGGTACGGTTATTGACAAGAACCATCCTCAACGAGTGTTTATTGGATGTCATCCTGAGTATAAGAGACTTAGAGATGTCGAAATTCAAACAAGGTTGAGAAATCCAACCATTGAGGTTGTACAAAGTCTGTCCGAACTATCGGAACAAGTAAAAGACTGGGCAAGAAAGGCCAACGAAAACGGCGGCTAGACTTTCTGTTCATTGCTTTACTGTGAAACATGAGGCTTAGCAATGAACTGGTCTATTCTCCAAAATCTCCCGAACGAACCCTTTATGCCTGAAAAGCAGGCTAAGGGAACTCGAATCCTTGCAGGAGCAACTGCTCAGGCATACTTCAACCTGCAAGTTGATTTTACAGCCATTGCTCAAGGCTTTGGCTGTAGCCTCGTTATTCTTCCTGTTGTTGAGCCTTCCCAAATCTATACAGATAAGGCTGGTCAGGAAGTTCTTGGTCAAATGTACACCTTTAAGGACAGAGGCGATAGGGACTTGTGCCTCCGTCCTGAAGCTACAGCGACCTGTCAGCTTCTTGCTCAAAGTACCTTCAAGACCTTTAGGGACTTGAAGTTGTGCTATTGGCAAAAGTGCTTCAGGTACGAAAGGCCACAAGCTGGTCGTTATCGTGAGTTCACTCAATTTGGAGTTGAAGTTCTCAACCCAACAAGAGATTGGACGGACGACCTGATTAAGCTTGCTGAGAATATGCTCCAAAGAGCAGTTCGCAAGCCCTGGAAGACAACTCGCGGAGTAAAGCGAGGTCTTGGCATTTACAACGCTGACGGCTTTGAGATCCAGATTGAAGAACTTGGCGCTCAGAAGCAAGTGGTAGGCGGCGGGCCATATGATAATGGGCAAGGTTTTGCCATTGGTGTTGATCGCCTTCTTTGCGTAGAAGGAACGATTGAAGACTGGTCTGGCGAAGAAACCATCAAAACCAGGCTCGAAAACGAGTGGCCTTGGAACAAGGGGAAGAGCAATGTTTGAACGATTTACGGATCGAGCAAGAAAGGTTATGGCTCTTTCAAACCAGGAATGCCAGATCCTAAACCACGAGTGCATTGATACTGAGCATATACTGCTTGGTCTTATCAAAGAAGGCGGAGGCGTTGCAGCTAACGTTCTCAAGAATCTTGGCATTGATCTGCGAGAAGCACGCATCGCTGTAACCAGTCTCGTTCAACCTGGTGCTGAAATCGTAACTATGGGGAAACTTCCGCAAAGCCCCAAGGCTAAGAAAGTAATCAACAGCGCAATTGATTCAGCAAGAGACCTCGGCCACAATTATGTTGGTACTGAGCATCTTTTGCTTGGATTGATCTCGCAAAGCGATGGAATGGCCTGTAAAGTCCTTTCAGGATTTGGACTTACAACAGAGGCAATCAAAAACGAAACCGTTAGGTTGCTTGGAGTTTCTGTCAATCAGTCAATATCCGTAACTCCCGTAACCAGTCAAGATAAAATCGAAGCCCTTGCTGTTCGAGGTCATGCTGGTCAAAAGCGCAGCGATGGGACTGACTACATCGAGCATCCTCGTTCGGTAAGAAATCGCCTTATTCGTTGCGGCATCAACGACAACGTTGTTTTATCAACAGCGCTGTTGCACGATCTGCTCGAAGATACAACAATCACCGAGAAAGAAATCGAAGAAGTTGCTGGTTCAGAGGTTCTTGAAGCGGTTAAGCAGCTTACAAACAAGGTTCCAAATGGGACTTCTTTCGCTGCCAAAACCGCTCAAATGCTTGAGCATGCAAAGCATTACAACGATGTTGCAAAAAGAGTCAAACTTGCGGATCGCTATGACAACCTTGCGGATGCTGTTTGGACATGGCAACCCGAAAGAGTAAAGCGATACGCCAAAGCAGGATTACAACTTCTTGATGTCATGGAGCCGTTTCCTGACGACATTACAGGGTTTGCGGTTGAAGCTCGCCGCTTTTTTTCATGTCTTGCCTAATGAAGTACACTACCAAAGAACTCGGACTGATCTTTGTAGAGGCGGTTAACGGCTCTCAACAACACTCTAAAGAGTTTGTTGAGGAAATAACACCCTACATTAGAAAGATAGTTTTCTCGAACAGAGTTAACGCTACTGATGTTGACGACATTATTCAGGACGTTTTCTTTCGACTTTTCTCTCATGGCAAGTCATTCGATCCAGAAAAGGGAACCATAACTGGATGGGCCTCGGCGATAACAGGTAGAACCCTTGTTGATCGTTATAGAAGAGAGAAGAAGCGCAAGGAAGATGTTCCTTTTATCGGAGAGGAAGGGTTTGTTCGTAAGAACAGTAGAATGGAAGAAAGCGAAAGAGCCTTTTTCCTGTTTTCTATTTTCAGCCCTACGATGTCTGAAAGAGAACGTGATTTTGTGAAACTGCATTTCTTTGAGGGATACAGCTACGAAGAATGCTCAAAGGCAATGAACATTCCAAGCGGAACGCTTAAGTCAGCGGTCAGCAGGATGTATAATCGTTTCAGAGATGTTGTAAAAGAAGAAAAGGGAGTTCTGGTTTCATGAAGACTACTCAACCCAAGATCAAGGCTAATCCGCAGGAAATCAGAGTTTTTTCTGGTCTTCACTCTGGAGATATTACATCCAAAGTATGCGACCATCTTGGTATTGGGGTTGGAAAGTCAAAGACTGAAATCTTTCCTGATGGAGAGGTTCTTGTAAGAGTTGATGAAGATGTCAGAGGACGAAACTGCTTCGTTCTTCTTTCAACATGCGCTCCGACAAACGACAACCTGATGGAGCTTATGATCTTCATTGATTGTTTGCGGCGCTCTTCTGCCAAGCAAATCATTCCTGTGATGCCTTACTTTGGTTACGCTCGACAGGACCGTAAGGACAAGGGCAGAGTTCCGATTACGGCCAAGCTGGTTGCTAACATTCTCACAGAAGCTGGTGCTGACAGAATCATTGCTGTCGATCTTCATGCTGCTCAGATTCAGGGTTTCTTTGATATCCCTGTTGACCATTTGAGCGCAACTCCTGTTTTCCTTGAGTATTTCGATGAACGCAGAGAAGAACTTGGCGACCTTTGCCTTGTCTCTCCTGACGTTGGTAACGTCAAGGTTGCCGAAGCAATGGCAAACATGCTCGATGGCGACCTTGCAATTATCAACAAGAAGAGAGAAAGAGGAGACAAGGTTGTTACTGATCGCCGTATCATCGGTAACGTCAAAGACAAGACCGTTCTCATGTTTGATGACATGATCTCAACAGCAGGAACCGTTTGTCAAGCCGCCGAGTTGGTTGTTGCTGAGGGAGCCAAGAGAGTTATTGCTGCTGCAACTCATGGAGTCTTTTCTGGCCCTGCTATTGAAAGACTCGTCTCAAGTAGCATTGATCAGGTCATCACAACCAATACTATTCCAACCGCATCCAAGCCAGGCGATGTTTGTGAGAAGTTTGTCAATCTTTGCGTTAGCAGGCTTCTCGCTGAATCAATTTATCGTGTTCACAACAATCTTTCTGTAAGTGAACTTTTTTCCCGCACCGCAGGTGTTAAGAGATAATCATGCTGTATGAACTTATTGTTTTCGGAGGATTGTGGTTTTGGATCATTGCTGCAATCGCTTTCATTGCGCTTCTCATTGAGATCGTAAATGAGAAGTTTGTGGCCGCTTTTTTTACCATGCTTGCTTTTGCGGCAATCATTGTCGGATTCTCCAACGTTAACTGGCATTGGTTCGTTGAGAATAAGGTAACGCTCTTTTACGCCGCCGGACTTTACCTGGTGGCCGCTGTTGTTACGTCGGTTGTCAAGTGGTACTTCTACGGTCGGGACGCTAGAGAGAATTACAACAAGTTCCGCGCCAATTTCCTGTCGAAAAGGGGGCTTTCGGACACAAGTTCGATTCCTGAAGAACATCGAGTTGAGTGGTCCTCGAATTTGCGAGATTTCATTGTAACTTCTTCCTACTCTCAAAATACCACTATATATTCTCACACGATCATAACTCCTGAGCATCTCATTCCTCAAGCTCGCCATCATAAGGCTCTTATTACGGGCTGGATGGCATGGTGGCCTTTTGTTGCCTTCTGGTCGCTCTTTGATGATTTCTTCCGTCGTCTTTGGGAAGTTATCTATCGCCTTTGCTCTAGAGGCTACCAGAGAATCTCCAACATGGCCTTTAGCGGAGTAGAAGCCGACTTCGTTGGCATTAACAAAAAGACTGGCCGTGAAAACAGTTGAAAACGTAGTTTTTTGACGATAAGAGAGCCAGCATGACTGATAAAGGTCCATTCTCAAACTCGAAAAAGCCAAACTATTCCCATGTAGCATGGAAGCTTTGGATAGCGGACAAGATTCGCACTATTCGAGAAGAGAAGGGATGTTGCATCAGCATGCTGTCTCTGCTTTCTTCTTTAGAAGAAGAGTACCTGCATAGGGTAGAAACAGCAGAGATCGGCCCTTCAAGCGCTGCATTGACTAAGATTAGCATGGCTCTTGGAGTACCTCGTTCAACCTTCGATACCCCTCAAGACTTCCTGGCAGACGAATAAGACAAGGATGATATATGGCAGGTATTTGCATATGGCTAACAGGGCTACCCTCTTCTGGAAAAACAACTCTTGCAAGAGAAATCTGCGCTGAACTCAAGGCGCAAAACATTAAGCACGACATGCTTGATGGTGATGAGCTTCGGGCTTTGTATACAAAGGCTTTAGGTTTTTCGAAAGAAGACCGAATTGAAAATGCAAAGACTGTTAGCTACCTTGTTTCCAAGATAGTCAAGCATGATGGCGTTGCTGTAGTCAGCCTCATCTCTCCGTATCAGGTAACAAGAGAGCATGCTCGAAAGTTTGTAGAGGCCGAAGGTGGAACTTTCATTGAAGTTTTTGTTGATGCTCCTGTTGAGGAATGCATCAAGAGAGATGTAAAGGGTCTTTACAAGAAGGCTCTTAGCGGAGAGATCAAGAACTTCACTGGCGTTGACGATCCATACGAGCCTCCTACCAATCCAGACATTCATCTCAAGACTAACGAATTGAGCATCCACCAGTGTATGCTTGTTATCTTGGGCCATCTTGCTTCTATGGGACGATTTCCCGTTGAGGACAACTCTGCTCCTAGAGCCTTGTTTATTGGAAGATGGCAACCTTTCCATAACGGGCACGATTACATCATCAGGCAAAAACTGGATGAAGGGAAGCCTGTTTTGATTGCTGTCAGAGACACTCCTATTGACGACAAGAATCCATTTACTGTGCAGCAACGAATGGATATGATTCGCCTCGCCTATGCTGGTGACGATGTTAGGGTCATCTGTATACCTGACATTGAAAGCGTCAACATTGGAAGAGGCGTCGGGTACGACGTAAACGAGTACAAGGTTCCAGAAGACATTGAGGGCATTTCTGCGACTCAGATCCGGCAAGCATTAGCCACCTTTGACTGGGAGAAGATAGAAAGAACCGTTCCTCAAGGCGTTTCCTTGTATTTGAAGAAACTCTACTCAAGGTGATCTCATGAATCGTTTATTTGCAGGAATACTGGCATCTTCTTTGGCTTTTGTTGCTGGTTGCAGCGATGAATACAGTATTCCTAATCCTCCCCTCACAAAGGGAGTGGTAATCAACAAGGAATTCATTGCTTCCCAGTCCGTTCCTGTTGCTGATGTTTTAAGGAAAACTAACCACACAATTCAGGTATATGAGTCCACCCCTGAAATGTACCTCATTTCCATACAAACTCAAGAGGGAACCAGGGGCGGCTACAAGATTTATAGCCGAAGCTACTACAAGGTTTCTCCTATGCTCTTTGGAGAGCTTCAAATTGGGCAGGAAGTTGACTTTAAGGACAACAAAGACGCTACGCCCGCCGATGTCAAGTAAAGTCACAAAAAGCACCTGAATCGTGATTTTTTGACTTGACAAGAAGGATTTGGCCGATATACTTTGTACAAGAGTGATACCATGAACAGCAGCAACCTCCATGAATCTGAACAGAGGAACTTCCGAGAACGTCGCTAAGCGACTTCGGAAGCTGCATTGGCTCGCCATATAAGGCTTGAGCCTACCGACTCAAAACTTGGGCCTATCGTCTAGCGGCTAGGACACGACCCTTTCAAGGTTGTAACCGGGGTTCGATTCCCCGTAGGCTCATTCGTTTTCAGGTATATTTCGGCCTTGTAGCATTATGGGTAGATCGGGATCCTCTCAAGATCCAGGACCGAGTTCGAGTCTCGGCAAGGTCATTAAAGTTTTGTACCCTAAATGTCGATATCCTAAATAAGGGTTCGATTTTAGGAGTATAAAATGAGATATAAGGAAATGCAGGAAGCTAGAATTCTTAGACAAAGAGATGGATTGCCAATTAGAGAAATAGCAGAAAAATTAGGTGTTGCAAGAAGTTCAGTAAGTCTTTGGGTTCGAGATATTGAACTTTCGGAACAACAAAAACAGTCTTTGTTAGAAAAGAATCCTGCCTATAGTAGACAACTAGAAGGCGGAAAAGTTAAGAAAGAAATCTACAGAAAAGAAAGAACTGCTTATCAACAAGAAGGAAGAGGATTGGTAAGAGAAAGATCATTTCAAACAATGCTAGCTTTTTGTGCTGGTTTGTATTGGGGTGAAGGAGGTAAAAATAGGAATGTCTTGACAGTTACAAATACTGATCCTCAGCTTCTTTCTATATTTACTTCTTTTTTGAAAGATCATTTTGATATTCAACCAAAACAAATAACTCTAAGTATTCAACTTCAAGCAAGTAATGAAAAAACTATCGAAGAAGTTGAACAGTATTGGCTAAATATACTAAATCTTCCTACAAGTAGTTTGCGAAAAAGCATAAGAAAAGCCAGTCCAACAAGAATATGGAAGAAGAATTCAAAATATCCAAACGGGATATGTCGAATAACTGTTTGTAATACAGGGTTAGTACAGAAGATTTTTGGAGCGATAAAAGAGATTGCAAATATTCAAGATGATAGATGGATAGATTAATTTAGTCGGGGCAGAATACAAAGCGGATCGAGTACCATGCCTTTCAAGCATGTCCTAACGGGTTCAAGTCCCGTCTGCCTCATTATGAAGAAGAAAGTAATAAAAAAGTATTGGTATTTCACTGAAATAACCGAATGCGTACTTTGCGGCTGTGGTGATTCTGTCAAATTCAGGAAGCCTGGCAAGAAACCAAAAAATCCAAACAAGCGCTACTCGTACAAGCAAACTGCATGTAGCGAGCATTTCATATGAAAAGAATACTCTCGAAAGACGAGTTAGAAAAGCTTCCTACTCCTAGGTTGCTTGCATACAAGAAAAGCCTTCCTTATCCGCGCAGAAAATATGATACAGGCTTTCTTGATGAAAAAGAACTTGATAAGTTCAATCAGGAAAACATCATAAGAGAAAAGCGTATTCAAGAAGTCAAAGACATTATCTCAAAAAGAGAGCATGTACCAAAAAGGAAATAGAAATGTCAACCATAGCAGCAAGCGCCGTCAAAGACCTCAGAGAACAAACCAACTGCCCCATGATCGATTGTAAGAAGGCATTGGTTGACGCTGGCGGAGACTTTGACGCAGCTAAGAACCTCCTACGAGAAAGACTTGGAAACTTAGATGTCACCAAGACTGATAGCGGTACTGAGGGTCTGATTGCCGGATGGTTGTCTCCTTTTTTCCGCGATAATGAATCAATCTACACCCTCATAGAGGTTGGAACAGAAACTGATTTCGCTGCAAAGAATCCAGAAATCATTGAGATTTCCAACACTATAGCTCGCATATCAACAACCCACCCAGAACAAGCTGAGGTGCTTCTTGCTAAGCTTCGAGCTATTACGGGGGAGAACATTGTTCTTCGCCGTAAGGAATCTCACAATGACGGTAGATCAAAGTGCGGATTTCTGTATATTCATCACGACAGGAAAAAGGCCGCTGTAGTTTTGTTCTCAGCTTTTATCGAAGAAGAAATCGCTAAGAATGTTGCAATGCATATTGTAGCAACTACGCCTTCTCCTGCCTGTATTAAAACAGAAGACGTTCCTGCGGACAAGGTTGAGGCTGAAAGAGTTTTCTTGCAAGACAAGGCTAAAGCTTCTGGTAAACCAGGGGTTATTCAGAATAAGATTGTTGAGGGCGGACTTTCTAAGTTCCGTTCTAGCTTGTCCCTGCTTGAACAACCATTTGTCAAATACCCAAGCAAGAAGATTAAGGACATTCTTCCAAAGGATGTTGAGATAACGCATTTTGCTCGCTGGGAAATCTAATGATTCCGCTTGTAACTCGTATTGCTCCATCACCAACAGGAGACATGCATCTTGGAACCGCCAGGACTGCATACTTCAATTGGCTTGCTGCTCGTTCAACTGGCGGAACCTTTATTCTTCGAATTGACGACACAGACCTTGCTCGTTCTGATGACAAGTTCTCTCAAGTCATTCTTGACACTATGGATTGGCTTGGACTTGATTATGACAAGCTGATCTATCAAAGCCAAAGGTTTGACGTTTATCGAGACGTAGCAGAGAAGCTGGTCAAAAACGGACAAGCCCAAAGAACGGATGACGCAATCGTTTTGTTTCCTATTTATCCAGAGAACATTAACGATTCATGGCACGATGACATTGCCGGAAACGTTGTCATTTCTAATGACGACAAGAAGCAAATAGGCAACGGCATCGTACTTATCAAAGGCGACGGTAGCCCTACCTATCACTTTGCTTCTGTAGTTGATGACATTCAGTTTGGTATCAACTTTGTCATTCGAGGCAAGGACCATACAACGAATACTGCTCGCCAAGTGGCTCTGTATAGTTGTTTGAAGTTTGTTTTGCATGACTACAACTACAGTTTGCCTCGTTATGCTCATATTGGTCTTATCCGCAAGGATGGAGCAAAGCTTTCAAAAAGAGACGGCGCAGCAAGTATGCTCTCCTACAGAGAGAAGGGCTACGATTCTGACGCTATGCTTAACTTCATGGCTAGGCTTGGCTGGGGACCAACTGTTGATGATAAAACAACAACATTGCTTCCAAGAGAGAAGATGTTGCAGCTTTTCCTGTCTGGCGGAAAGATGAAGAATTCTGATGCCAATATGGACATGGCTAAGCTTGACTCTTTTGACAAGAAGTACAAAGGAAGAAAAAGAGTTCAAACATGAAAAAGCAAGAACTTCTTAGATTGCTAGGAGAGTTGGCAGACGAAGCAAAAGGCTTTGGTGTATATGAACAATACAGCGAAGCTGGTGATTCTTTGTTAGCCTCTTCTGACCGAGTTTATGAGCTAGCAGAAGAAATTGTTATGCTTGTAACAGGCGAGAAACCAACAAAGAAAGACCTTGAGAAAGTATTGGCCGTCAGCGTTGGCGAAAAAGGATTGTACGATAGTGATTCCGAAGAAGAATAGAACAATCTAGCCGATATGGTAGAACTGCTCCTGTGGTATAACTGGATGTGCCTTCGCCTTCTAAGCGAAAGTTATGAGAGTTCGAGTCTCTCCGGGAGTGCTTAAGTGGATATTGCTTACCCTATAACCTTGGTTGCTATTATCCTTGTCTTCATGCGAAGAGATAGGTATGATGGTATTTGCAGAAAACACGGATGTAGTCTGAAGATTGAACCTGGATCTGAATACAGTTACCAGTATTGCGAAATATGTGAAGAAGAGACTCGTAAAGAACGCCTATAGTTTGGGCGTTCTTTTCATTTGGAGAAAGAGTAAATGAAAAGGCCCGATCTTTCAAGCAGAGCAATTCAGGACAATGTTGGCGAGAACTATTTGAAGGTCAAAAAGAAGATGGAAGAAGCTGGTCTTTCAGTTTCTTGCGCAGAAGAAAAAGGAAATACCACTACAACCAACTCCAGGGGTAGTGATGTAGAGATTCGCTATGATAGGTACAATGGCGAGATCATAAGGATTTGGAGATCAGGATAACTGGTATGGCAAGTTTCATGGTTTACGAAAAGATCACGAAGAAACAACTCAAGCAAGTCACAAAAGACACAATAAAGGGCATCAAAAAGTGGTTTACCGACAACCCTAAGCGTAAGATATGTAACGCTCAGTGGGTCTATGGCGAAATGTTCAAGGTTCGCCGTAACTATATTGAGGAAGATGTCAACGAAATGTCAGGTAAAACAGATACAAAGTGATTAGATGGACACTAACCGAGTATACAACAACGCCAATCTTGAAAAGAAGCGCCGGAAGAAACTTCAAGAAGAAGCGGCTGCGAGTAGCCTCACAAAGTCTCGTCAACAGTTCCAGCCCAAGCACAACAGGATTGACATTGCATACGATGAATCAGTAAATCCGCCCGAAGAAACCAAGAAGTCTTGGAGGCACACAAAAGATAAGCTTGTTGAACTCTTTGATTCAGTTTCAGGTAACGATAAAGCCTATCTTCTTCGGCTGCTGAAGGTTGTTGAAAAAGAAACCGACTTCTTCGAAGACGAACGCTACTGTCTCAAGTTCATTGAGGGTTGTCGTGAACTCGCCCGATGGGGCGATTATTGGATTCGTCAACCCGAAGATTGGGTAAACAAGACGCACAACGTTGAAAGACAGTTCCTTGGCCTTGTCAATCACCTGCTTGCTAAGTACAAAGTGCCTGCCTTCATGCACAAGTGCTTTTACGCGAACAATCAAGTAAACCGCAAGCACCAAGAGTGGTTCATGCATCTCGGAAGCGGTCAGAACATCAGGAATGCCAACGGTCTTCCTTTTCCACTTACGAAGATGATGGCGCATCACTTCACTCAAACTCCTGAAAACTTCTCTGTTCAGGAAGCCTTTACTTTTGCTCGCATTCGCTCTATTGGAGGTTCCAAGGGGCTTATTGAAGCATGGCTTGGTAGCCGCATGGCTAATACTCACTCGAACTCCGAGTTCTGGGATTCGGTACTTCGCTTCTTCATTGACAACCCTATGCTCGACCTTAATCAGGTTGGCCCTATTATTGACTACCTCTACAATCAAAAGTTCGTTGATAACATGGAACTCACTCAGGATGGTCAAAGAATTAATCACGGCCCTCCGCAGCCCTTCTTATCCATGAAGGGTCGTAATCCTGAAGTTCTTCTTGATCAGGTTGAGAAGTGGCACACTCAAACAGCAAAGCTCAAGAAGAGAGGAGCTTTCGTTCAATGGAAGCCTTGCGGTATCGACGGAGCGCGTTTTGAGGAAGGCGCTGGCCCTGGCAAGAAGGCTTTCATCATTACTGAACTTCTTAATTCCAGCGAACTCAAGGAAGAAGGCAGAGAAATGAGTCACTGCGTTGGCTCCTACTCTGATTCTTGCTCTTCTGGTCGCTGCGCTGTATTCTCTTTGCGTCAGGTTGAAGGCGACGGCATTGGCCGCAAGGCAACCATCTCTATCAACTTCACCCCGAGTAAAGTCTTGAATGAAGCTCGCGGCAAGAGAAATGATGTTCTTTCGCAGAACATTTCTCGTCTTGTTCGTTCTTGGGCAAATGCAAGGTCTATTACAATCTCATCTTGGGCGAGAATCTAAATGCACTGGCGAGAATGGCATCCTGAATTATCATCTCAAAAGACCCTAAAAGAGGTTCTGTCTGAGATGCCAAGAGTTGCTCCTGACAAGATTCCCTGGCAAGTAAGGTTGCTTGAGAATCCTGAAAGTTCGGTAGCTTTTCCTGGCGCAATATCTCTTTTCAGGCACGACTGCATTCATGCCATTCTTTGTGCTTCTTTTCATCCATTAGATGAAGCCTTTGTTATTGGCTTCACTATGGGCAGCGATAAGCGTATGACAAAGAGGCTTGCAAGATTTTTCATGTGGCTCACAACTTGGTTTTATCCCAAGAAGTATAGATTCAAAAAGCAAGACCTTTTTCAGTTTGCTAAAGGGTTAGCTTTTGCAAGAAGAAGTCAGGTTACGAATCTTGCTGATTTTCGGTTTGAGGATTATCAGGATTGTACCCTTCTTCAACTCAGACAAACTCTTGGTATAAATTGGCTTGACAATGACCAAGAATACCGTCAATGGTCTAAAAGATGGGGACTCTACCAGTTCTGCATAAACGATGAATGCAGGTTTGACTGTTGGCTTCGAGCAAAAGCCGAGTCTCAAGAAAGCACAAATGGCGGCTAGACTTTCAACTCAAAGCCTAGAATACCGTCATGCTAGACCTTCTCCTCAAAGCTGAAGCCGAACTTCCGCAACTCCTATTGGAGGGTGGATGGCGCAATGTTCATGTCATTTACGACAAGCCTCATGTCGAAAGATTGTGGCGTCAATGGGGAGAAAACCGCATAAGCCTACATGTGATTCATCCATGCGATGAATCAGAATCTTTCTTTCATCCTCATCCTTGGCCTTCTGCTATGAGGGTCTTGAGCGGTGAGTATGCCATGAAAGTTGGTTTTGGAGAGGGACTGGTAACGCCTCCAACGGCATCAACTCTTGTTCTTTCTCCTGGCAGCGTTTATGAAATGACTCACAAAGACGCATGGCATTCTGTGATACCGAAAACAGTATGTTGGACCGTCATGGTTTCTGGTAAGCCTTGGGAAAGAGAAATGCCTCAAGAACCCAAGGAAAAGCAGCCTTCGCTGGATATTGACAGGATCTATGAGGTTTTGTCTTTCTTCCAGCAAAAGTACCCGTTAGTAGGGGGATAAAATGGAATCTTGCTGCGATATGATGAAAGAACAACTTGAGAGTAAGTGTGAAAAACACCCTCGCAAAGTCGATTGTCCCGATGTAGTTGTTATTGAAACCTCAAAGGGGTTGGCCCTTCCCATAAGGGATGGTGGAGATAGCTTTCTCGTCATAAACTTCTGTCCTTGGTGCGCAAAACCTGTCTCCAAGAACTAATATTGTCCTCGTAGCTCAATGGATAGAAATTTGCCCGCTTAGCTCAGTTGGATAGAGCAGATGATTTCTAATCATCAGGTCAGGGGTTCGAATCCCTTAGCGGGCGCTTTGGATAGAAAAAGGATTTCTAAGCGTTTCTTTGTATTCATCTCTATGGAGGTGGATTATGAAGAAATGCACAAGGTGCCAGTTAGAAAAGAAAGATTCAGAGTTCTACGAAAAAAGACCAGACAGAAAACAATCGCTTTGTAAGCCTTGTTTCAATGACTATTGTGTTGAAAGATGGATTCAACGAAAAAAAGACGCTGTTGCATATAAGGGTGGAAAATGCAAAATTTGCGGCTACAACAAGAACTACGCGGCTCTTGAATTTCATCATCGAGATTCATCTACGAAAGATTTCGAATGGGTAAAACTTAGGCTCTACAAATGGGATAGAGTTCTTGAAGAACTGGATAAATGCGATTTGCTTTGCAGTAACTGCCATGTTGAATTTCATCATCCACAACAGTCTATAAGCTAAGCGGCAGGTTACTGGTTCGAGTCCAGTCGAGGACGTTTGTAAAAGGAACAAAGAATGAAGTACATTTGCCTGATTTGTGGTGTTCTGTTGATCGCTCTTGCTCTTCTTTCTTGGATTTTCTACGGTCTAAAGAGTGGAGATCAAGGCGCAGGCTACGTTTTCGTGGGCATTGCTGGCGCTGTTATTGCTGGTTGGGGTGTTTCTATTTACGAAAAAGAAATGAAGAGATAATCATGGACACACAAGACTTTGCTCGTTTTATGCTTCGCCCTATTGAGTGGGCCAAAACTCAGTACGCAGAGGCTTTTTGCCTCTTCGGTTTGATGGTTTTTATCGGCGTACTGTGGGGAACAATGTTCCTGGCTTTCGGTCTGCCGATTGTCTTTTGGATTCTTGCTGGTATAGGCTTTGTTGGACTGATTTTGTTCCTCGTAACTCTTGTTCTCTTCGCTATGGAAGAGAAGCGAAAGGAACGAGAAGTTCTTGAACGCAGAAAGAAGAACGATGCATCTAAGCGAACTTGAACAGGTAAGAAAGGCGCGTCTCGATAAGATTCGAGAGCTTAATGTTGATCCGTATGGATGCGCCATTCAGGGTGTTGAAAAGATCGCAAGCCTTGTGGACAATTTTAGAGTTGGCGAGCCTCTTGCTCCCAATCCTGAAAGCCTTTTCTATTCAACTCCTCGCAGAGCGCAGGGTCGCATTGTTCTCCGCAGAGACAATGGTGGCCTAATCTGGTTCAAGATCAGAGATGACTCTGGCGAGATTCAGGTTGCTTTTAGCAAGAAGTCTGCAAGCGAACCAGAAAACTTTGCTCTTGCAAAGCTTACCGATCTTGGCGATATCATCGCCGTTGACGGCCCTATTCGCCGTACTCAAACCGGCGAAATCACTATTTGGGCAAGCAGGATTTATCTTGCATGCAAGAGCCTTACGCATCCTCCCGATAAGGTAGAAGGATTGCAAGATGTAGAGATTAGGTATCGCCAACGATACCTTGATATGGCCTTTAACAGCGACTTTACTCGCCGTTTGCAGGACAGATCAAGAATCATTTCTCTCTTGCGCAAGGCCTTTGAGAGCCGCAGATACATTGAAGTTGAAACTCCCATGCTGCACCCCATTGCTGGTGGTGCAGCGGCGCGGCCATTTGCAACGCATCTCAATGCTCTTGATATCCCATTGTTTATGAGAATCGCTCCTGAACTCTATCTCAAGAGATTGATTGTCGGCGGCATGTCAAGGGTTTTCGAGATCAACCGTAACTTCAGAAATGAAGGCGTTGACGCAACGCATAATCCTGAGTTTACTGCGCTCGAAGCCTACGGAATCAACGAGACTGCTCAAAGCCTTATGATGATGGTTGAGGAAATCATTAAGGAAGTTGTTTTCTCCATTGACAATACTCCTCATGACCACCAGGGTATTTTCAAGTTCGGAGAGCATCTGGTTGATTTCAACCAGCCTTTTAGAGTTGTTTCTTTCAAGGAACTCTTCCAAAGAGGCGTTAGCAGAGACATTCTCCAAGAAACTGACTTTATCAAGGCTAATAAGCTTTTCGAAGAGTTTTGTGAGCCTTTGATTGATCCGAATGTTCCAACATTCGTTTATGGCTATCCATCAGCCATTTCGCCTTTGACAAAGACGATTGCAGGAGCGGAAGTTCTTTCTCAGCGAGCAGACCTTTTCATTGGCGGCATGGAAATCGGAACCATCTATACGGAACAGAACGATCCGCAGGTTCAGTTTGATGTCTTCAATCAACAGCTTTCTGATGACGAAGAATCAACTCATCGCACAATGGATACCGACTTTGTTGAAGCGTTGAAGGTTGGTATGCCTCCAACTGGCGGGTTGGGTATCGGGGTTGACCGACTTGTTATGCTTTTGACTGGACAGACCAGCGTAAGAGATGTCATTGCCTTCCCGTTCATGCGACCGCTTGAAGTTCCGCAAAATCAAGGCTAAACTCGCTGTCCTTAGACAAGGCTAGACTTTCCGAAAGAAAGAAGAGAGTAATGAGCAGCACTATTGTTTCAACTCGCAGAATTGATCAGGTTTCTTCGCACCCTAATGCTGAGAAGCTTGAACTTGCCATCGTTGGTGGGTGGCAGTGCTGCGTACAAAAGGGTAAGTACAAGTCTGGTGACTTGATTACCTACATCCCGCCCGATTCGGTTCTTCCTGTTGCCTTGTCTGACTCTCTCGGAGTCACTAAGTTTCTAAGCAACGGTCGTATCATCCCTATCCGTCTGCGCAATGAAGCGTCTTTCGGGTTGGTTATCGATCCCGTTGGCAACGAAGGCGACAACGTTGCTGATCAGCTTGGTATTACCAAGTATCAACCTCCTGTTGACCCGAACGACAAGGAAGCAGAGGCAAGCAACCCCTTCTTTACTACTTATACCGACATTGAGAATCTTCGCAACTTCACTGATGTCTTTCAGGATGGAGAAGAAGTTGTAGTTACCGAGAAGATTCATGGCAAGAACTCTCGTCTTGGGTACATTCTCAATGATGATGGAGTCTGGCAGCGACTTGCTGGTGGTCGTACTGTTCAGAGAAAGAACACTCCGGGATCTGCGCATTGGTATCCCTGGTCTTTGCCTCAGATGAACCTTCTTGCTGGGGCTATTCTTGCCGATCCAAAGGTTGCTCGCCAGATTGTTATGTTTGGCGAAATCTTTGGCAATCAGAAGAAAATGAAGTACGGTCTTCCTGGCGTACTTGGTTATCGCATGTTTGATCTGTTTACTGATGGTTCCTACTGGAACTACGATAACATGCATGACCTTGCGACTCAGTGCGGAGTTGAAACCGTTCCCGTTCTTTACCGTGGTCCATACTCTTTGGCTAAGATCGTTGAGCTTAGCAAAGGCAAGTCAACTATTCCTGGCGCTGATCATATTCGTGAAGGCGTGGTTGTTCGTCCAGTTGTTGAACGATTGAATCCCAAGGTTGGTCGGGTTATTTTGAAGTACGTTTCCGACGACTATCTTTGCGGCGACTTCGACGCTTCTGGCGAGTAAGGCCAAGGCTAGACTTTCCATCGCAAAGCAAAAGCAACGAAAGGCTCTATCATGACAAACGGAATTGCTGGTCTTCTGAATCTTGCTCGTTTCTCTCGGATGCGTCATCTTCAGCTTTGCGTTGGTTCTGCAACCGACAGCTACAAGATGACTCACTGGAAGATTTACCCTGATGGTCTTTCTTCCATGTCCTCTTACCTGGAAGCTCGTTCTGCTTCTGACTTCGCAGACGAAACAGTGTTCTTCGGTTTGCAGTATTTCATCAAGCGATTCCTGATTGGTGAAGTTATTACGCTTCGAGACCTGCCCCGTCTCAAGGCTTTCTGCAAGAATCACTTCTACGGCGTTGAAGGCCTCTTTAATGAAGAGGGATGGCGATACATCATCAGTCATCACAAGGGTCGTTTGCCGGTAAGCATTCGGGCGGTTGCTGAAGGAACGGTTGTTCCTGTTGGTAATGCTCTCATGGTTATCAAGGAAACCGATCCGAAGTGCGCTTGGCTGACCAACTTCCTTGAAACCCTGCTTGTCGAGGTTTGGAATCCCATCACCGTAGCGTCTCTTTCTCGCGCTATGAAGAAGACGCAGTACGAATTCATGAACAAGACAATGGATAGCGATGAACTTCTTCGCATCCTGATGCCTTCCAGAGTTCACGACTTTGGTTATCGTGGCGTTTCTTCGCCCGAAACCGCCGGTCTCTCTGGCGCTGCCCACCTTGTTAACTTTGTTGGAACCGATACGATTGCCGCAATCGACCTGATCGATCAGTTCTACCGAGGCAACGAGTTCAATGAACTGTTTGATCAGGATCTGACGGGCGAGTTTGACGAAAACGCTTCTTATGAGCGTTGGGATGCCTATTACAAGGCAAACATGCCTGGTTTCAGCATTCCTGCTACCGAACACTCGCAGATGACGCTTGGCGGCGAACTTGGCGAAAGAGACATTCTTGAGAACTACATCAGGAAGTTCCCCTCTGGCTTTATTGCCTGCGTTATCGACTCGTTCGATACGTTCAACTTCATCAACAGCATTTCTGGTGGCGACCTCAAGGCTGAGGTTCTTGGTCGAGACGGTGTTCTTGTTCACCGTCCTGACTCTGGCGATCCTCCGAAGATGGTTGTTGATGTTCTCAATGCCCTTGGAATTAGGTTTGGTTATCGCACCAACGGCAAGGGCTACAAGGTTCTGAATGACAAGGTTCGCGTTATTCAGGGCGACGGAGTGAACTATCACTCTCACCGCAAGATTCTTGAAGCCGTTGTTGCTGCTGGCTGGTCTGTTGAAAACCTTGCCTTTGGTTCTGGCGGCGCTCTGTTGCAGAAGGTGAACCGCGATACCTTTAGCTTTGCATTCAAGTGCAGCTACGCCGTTGTTGACGGCGCTCCTCGGGCAGTATTCAAGAAGCCCAAGACTGATCCTCGTAAGAACAGCAAGCGCGGCGAACTCGCTCTGGTTATTTACAACACCAACTACATTACTGTTCCTCTTGAAGAGGCCAACAACTACCCAAGCGGAGATATGTTGAAGGAAGTTTTCCGTAACGGAGAACTCCTGATTGAGTACGATTTCTCCGATATCAGAGCGAGGGCCGAACTCCCTGAGCTTATGGCCGCTGCAAGTGTAAACTGATGCGGCTATACTCTCCTCACTCAGATGAATGCTAAAGGTAGAAACATGACGAAAAGAAAGAATAGTCTCGGTAAGTTGTTGGTGGTTTTGCTTTCATGCCTGATGGTTTGCTCGTTTTCAAACGAAGCATACGGACAAAGAGCAAGTCGTGGTGGCGGTTCTTCTTCCAAAGCTTCTAAGCCTTCTTCTCGTCCTGCTGCCAAGCCTTCAAGCCCTAGCAAAACACCTTCTCGCAGTCCTTCCGTAAGCAAGCCCTCTGCTCCAAAATCAAAGCCTGCTGTTGCGCCAAGCAGGTCTCCAAGCGTTTCAAAGCCTTCTTCTAAGCCAACACCTGCTGCAACACCAAGCAGGTCTCCAAGTGTTTCAAAGCCCTCTTCTAAGTCAACACCTGTTGTGACGCCAAGCAGGTCTCCAAGTGTTTCAAAGCCTTCAAGCCCAAGCATTTCGAAGCCTTCAACAAAGGCTCCTGATGTAAAAGCAACACCACCCGCACCGAAGAGTAACGCAACCAGTAGTGGCAGAAACTCTTCTTTGTCGAAGCCAAAAACTAGCGATCCTAAGCCTATTTCTACTGCTCTTTCTGGGGAAACAAAGCCTCGTCCCCCTCCGTCAACAAAGGCCACAAGCAGCGGTAGAAATTCAAGCTTATCAAAGACTACCACTTCCGCCCCAACAATGAGTGCGGCTGACAAGGCTCTTTACGAGAGAGCTAAGCAAAGCGGAACGGTTTATACCAGTCGAGAGCAAGCGGTAGATAGTTTCAAGACTAAGTATGCTAAGGAATTTACGACCAAGTTTCAGGAAGAACCCAAGGCTCGACCTGCGTATATTCCCTCAACATACTCCCCAAGTAGTAACAGTCCTTCGCATACTGTTGTCTACAACCAGCGTTACGGCGGCTATGGATATTGGGACGGCGGCGGTCCTAATCTTGGAACCTTCATTCTGTATGACGCATTGACTGACGCTGCTGTTACCAGCAATCTTATGACCCAAAAGGGCTACTACTACGGCCCTCCGCCTCCTGCCGGTCATGTCCTTGTGGTTCTTGGGATTGTTTTCGGAATCATTGTTCTTGTCGTTGTTGTCGGAGCGCTTGTCACAAGGAAGTAATCATGAAGGTTGAACTCAGTCAAAAATTCTGGCGCAGCGTTACGCTAAATAGTCAGGTCAACTTGACTGATCAAGCTGCTCTTGACGCCTCTGCCGCCGAAGGTCGAGGAATGCAAGGCATGGAGTATGCCGTAAAGGAAATCCTTTCCATTACGGAAAAGGATAAGCTCTGCGAATGGCTTATCTTCAAGCTGGTTCATCCCAAGCAAACTCTCTATCTCGTTGTTAAGACGGTTGGAGACGAAGTTGATCTTCGAGTCTTCTATAACCCTGAGTCCATTATTGTTGGCGACCGTAACGACCAACTCAATGCTCAGAACTACTTCATGTTCGCCAACCATAACCCCAAGGGCAAAAACAATTTGCTTGGCTTGAAGTATACGCAACAGATTGCGTGGACCTTCGACTACGGTAATGGTCCTCAAGAAGTCATCTTCAATCAAAAGGGCAACATGGAGTTGACTGGTACGGCTTCTTACCAGCCTCGCCGCTTCGCTGGCGAAACTCTTGTTGCAACCGTTTCGGAGTATCTTGCCGCAAGCGATACCCCCGAACCTGAAATCATGATTGTTGAAGTCGGAAACACCAAGAGCAAGACTGGCGGAGCCATTCTTCTTCTCGTCGGTAACTCAATCAATCAATTCGAAATGTCAATTGTTCGCAAGTAAACCCGACTTTCTTCGGGTCAAGCAGCTAAGTAGGAGTTTCAAAATGGGACAGGTTTCATCAGATAGCGTCGTCGTTCAAACCGCAGCAACGCCGGTTGAGCCTTCTGCTCAGGCGCAGTCTGTCGCAAGAAAGCTTGCAGAACAGGGCTATGCTGTTTCAACCAGCGGTAGGAATGTTCTTTCTGTTGCCGACAATATCGACGGCAATACGTTGAACATTGTTGTTCTGATTTCCGAGAACGGCGACGAGATTTCGTTTACTTGTCACGTTGGTAACTTGAACGACATTCCTGAAGATCAGGTTGCCGCTCAGCGTGACTTCTGCTTTGTTCTCTGCAATATGAACGATGTTATTGCTCCTTTTGCGACTTCGTTCATTACTTCCGAGGATGATGGCAGCGTTGGCGATGGCAATGTCAATGTTGTCTTGATTAGCCGCAGTCATCTCAACTTCAGCAATGCCGCTGAAACAGAGCAGATGCTTCGTTACCAGATGGGCGCTCTCCGCAAGGCGGTTGTTTATTACAACCAGCAGAATGTTCTGATGTCGAACTAACTCAAACCCAAACAACCATCACAGGTTTCTTGAAAGGAAAACAAACAATGGAATTCATCAAGTCTCTTTTCCGTCGTATGCGTCAGGCCGACCATGAGGGCGCTCAGGCTATTGATGTTCCTGACGCCGAAAAAGGTCGTCAGGTCATTCAAGACGCAACCACTCAGATCAACAACTTCGAGCGTCAGGTGGCGAACCTGATGGCAAGCAAGAAGCAGAAGCAGGCGCAGCTTCCTGCTCTCGAAGCGAACATCAAAAAGTTCGAAGGCATCGCTACTAAGGCTGGCGCTGCTGGTAATGCTGATGATGTTCGAGAGGCTGTTAAGCATAAGCTGAACTTCCAGGGACAGCTTGATTCTCTCAAGGCTGAAATTGAGAAGGACGGCGTTCTTGAGGCTCGTCTTCGTAAGCAGTTGAGCGACGTTCGTGACCAGATTGCTCGCTCTTCGGCCAAGGCTGACTCCCTCAAGGTTCGTCAGGAAAGCGCCAAGATTCGTCAGTCGCTCGCCAGCACGACTATGGATGGCTCTGGCGCTCTCTCGCAGCTTAACGAGTGGGAAAACAAGGTGATGAAGGATGAGGCTCTTGCTGAGGCGAAGGAAGAACTCGCCGGCGCGGGCAGCGTTACTCAGAACCTCACTGAGAAGTATCAGGATACTTCTGCCATTGACGAAGAAATGGCAAAGTACATGACCACGGCGAAGACCTAATCACAACATCGTTGCCGGTCTAACGACCGGCAACGGTTTTCCAAACTGAGCCTTAACCATTAGGAGTATTTGATATGAAGTCTCTGGGAATCGTTCTTTCTCTTGCGGCCTCCATCTTTGTTAGTTCCAATGTTGTTGCGCAGGAAGCTCCTGTTACCGCAACTCGTACTGTCAATGTTGGAGTCTTCGAGACTGATCCTTTTGTTATGAAGGACGGCAACGGTGGTTACACCGGCTTTGACATCGAGCTTTGGAATGCTATCGCTGCCGACCTGCATTTCAAGACGAACTTTGTTTCCGCCAACAGCTTCCCTGATCTTCTTGATTCGGTCAAGAACGGAAAGGTTGATGCTGCTCTTTCAAGCATCACCGTCAACTCTGATCGTCACAATGTTATGGACTTTTCTACTCCTTACTTCAACTCTGGACTCATGATCATGGTCCGCGAAGGCGAAAACAAGGAGTCGATTGGTTCTTTCGTCTCTACTGAGCTTCCTCGGTCGATTAGCTCGCTCGGCTCGTACTTCCCCCTCTTTGCTGTCTTTACGCTTGCCACTCTTGTTCTTGTCTTTGGTCGTAGCCGCTGGGAGTCTTTCAAGAGCGTTCCCTTGACTGTTTTGACTGCTGTTCTTGCTTTCGGTTCTATCTTCACTGGCATTATGAACGCTTCTCGTCTTAGCGCCGCTATGACGGCTGATCACTTCACCTATCAGGTTTCTCTGCCAAGAGACTTGCGAGGCAAGCCTGTTGCTACGGTTGCCGGAACAACTAGCGTTCCTGTCCTTGCGTCTTATGGAGCGAATGTCAACGCTGTAACTGATATCAACGATGCGTATGCCATGCTTACTGCTGGTCAGGTTGAGGCGGTTGTCTATGACGCTCCGACTTTGCAGTATTACGCCAAGACAACTGGCGCTGGTCAGGTTGCTGCTGTTGGTTCTCTTTTCGCTCAGCAGCCTTACGGCATTGCTCTTCCTCCGAACAGCGATCTGCGTAAGCAGATTGATGGAGCGATTCTCCGCCTTAAGGAGAATGGCGTCTATGACCGTCTTTACCAGAACTATTTCGGCGAGTAATCGCCTCTCAAAAAGGGCGGCTAGACTTTCGCTCAAAGTTTAGAGTCTAGAATCAACCAAAAGAAAGGTCAAAGCAATGCATCCCACTCTCGAACTCGTTACGCAGCACTTCCGGTCGGAATATAGCGGACCCAAGATCGCCTTCTTCGTTGCTGGCGGCGGCTTCTCCGCTCTTGATTTCCGCCGGTTTCCTGGAGGCAGCAACAAGTATCATACTGCTGTTGAGCCTTACAGTGAAGATACCGCAAACTTCCTGAACAGGTTTGCAAACGCAGGCATCAGCGACCCGAACAACTTCAGGTTTGTGAATGCTGATGGAACCGCTATGGCGCTTCAGTCGCTTCAATCTTACTGCAATGATGATCACAGTCTTCTGTATGTTGTCATCAACAGTGCTTGCACCAGCGACCGTTTCCGTCGAGGAGACAATCGAGCATATATTCATACGAGCAGGGGCGATATGTACCTGTTCCGCATGAGCAAGCTTGATCAGGACGGTTACAATGCCCTTGCCAGCAAGAGCATGAACTATATTGACCAGATTCGGTTCGAAGAGGATCGTCGTATTGGTCAGGTTGCTCTTGCAATCATCATGGAAGACCCTTCGCTCTTCCCTGTTCTTGAGGCTGGCGAAAGCGTTGTTCGTCTGCATCGCGACAGCAATGGTAGTTGGGTCGAAAACTCCGCTGACACTCTCGCAACTGCATAACAATGAACGCTGACAAGATCAAATCACTTTACCAGTCGGTTGCGGGAGATCGTAACCGACTGTTTAACTTCGTAATCATGCCTGACGGGCAGATTGGCGAAACTCTTTCAACTCTTGGCCTACCCAATATGGGTCACAGAGGAATGGATCATGGCATCTTTGCTGTTGTTCCAGGTAGTTTCAATCCGTTGCATGTTGCTCATCGGAAGATTTTCGATGGCATAAAGGGCTTGTACCCGCATGCAAAAGAGCTTGCTCCTGTATATGAGATTTCGATCAATCGTAAAGACAAGGAACCCTTGTCTTTTGAAGACCTGCTTGAACGCCTTAAGCAGTTTGAGTGGTATGCTCCCGTTTGGGTTACGAATGCCTTGTTTTTCTTTGAGAAAACCGGACTTGTTTCTCAGTGGATTCAGCCTTCTTTCCATATTGGGTATGATACCGCTGATAGACTTCTTCACGATCATGGAATCCTTGGAGTTGGCGGCATGGCTGCAAGGTTTGTAGTCTATCCAAGAATTGTCAATGGTGAAGTTTGCGATGTACAGACCCTGACAAACAAGTATTTTGGCCGCTGTCACAATATGGAAGCTGGTCCTCGTCTTTCTGATGAAGAAATGGCCGTTAGTTCAACGGCGATTAGAGCGAAACAATGATTACTGGTTCTAATCCATTCAAAGTTGTCAAAACTGGTTGGCATAAGTGGTTCTGTGAAGGACCATACCAGAGCGGTAAGCAGTGGGACACAGAAGACGAAGCGCTTGAAGAAGCCGCTTTACTCAATTCGGTCTACAACATTGGATATTTTGCTAACGTAGATCAGGCAAGGCTTGCTCGGCTTGAGGACAACGCTGCGCATGCTTACAGATGCGCTCAAGAATATGTTCCTGACTATCCTTGGCCTGATAAGCCTGATATGTCATGTCAGGCTTCTACTGCTGTTTGGGCTTGCGGAGAATCATACAAGGGGGTCTCTGCTGCCTGCCAGGATTGGCAAGACCTGTTTGAACACCTTGCGCCAGAAGCCTACAAAGCACTTTTTGAGAGGATAAAGGCTGACACCAAAGCCTATGATGCTCTGCTTCAAGAGATCAAGGATAAAAAGGCAAAGGGATGATCAAACGAGGACTCTGCTGCATTCATATGGGCCTTCAAGCGAGAGGCATTCGCTTTCAAACAATGACTTGGAAGCAGTTTTCTTCGCGCCCAAGAAAAGAATCTATCGAGATACTTGCCAAGCGGTATGAGAACAACCTGCAAGTTATCCATTCAATCCTTCGTCTATGCGCTGTTCCTGATTGGAACTACAGAGTAAGCAGTGACATCTTTCCTCTTATGACTCATCCTGAGTCTAAGATTGTTTGGGATGAACTGCCCAACGTCGAAACTCTTAATCAGCTTTTCAGAATCTGCGCAGAAGAGGCCTTTTTCAATAGCACTCGCCTCTCTTGCCATCCTGACCAATTCAATGTTCTTGCAAGCGAGAACGATAAGGCTGTTGAGCAAACCATCACAGAGTTGAACCATCATGGCTGGTTCATGAGTAAGCTTGGCCTTGATCCTTCTACTTGCCAAGACCCTATTCTTAGGAAACTTCTTGGCGACACTAAGGGACTGCATAATCTTGGCTACGTTGCCCCTATAAACATCCATCTGAATTGCTCGAAGGGCGACCCCAAAGATATCACCAAGCGGTTTAAGGCCAATCTAGACCGCCTAAACGACAATGCCAAGAAGCGTCTTGTTGTTGAGGTTGAGGATAAGGGTATTTGGACCGCCAAAATGCTTGTTGATCATATTCATGAAGCTACAGGCGTTCCTGTAACTTTTGATTATCTGCATCACAAGTGCAATCCAGGCGGGTTGACGGAAGAAGAGGCCTTCAAACTTTGCGCTGAGACTTGGGGTAGCGCAACTCCATTGTTCCATTTTGCTGAAACGTTACCAGGCCAAAACAACCCCAGAAAGCATGCTGACTTTCCTACTTTCGTACCTAATGACTACGGGTACAATATCGACCTGGATTACGAGTTCAAAATGAAGGACCAAGCGCTTCAAAAAGCACAAAAACTTGAAGAAGAACTTGAAAGCAAATCGGTAGGTGTCTAAGATTTTGCGTGGAGGCATTCAAGTTTTTTCCGATGGATGCCGATACAGTTTGTACTGAAGAACGCCTACCAAAGAACTTCTCAGTAAAATAGTAGATGTCGGAACTGGTCGAAGGACAGGACGGTTAACTTTACCGCTCGCCGTAAGGCGATTTCAAAGTGCAGCCGCAAGGCAACCCGTTCGCCATAACATACCTTTTCCGCTTCTTTTGACCTGGCAACAGCTTAGCAGCTATTCGTCAAGGTTTGGTCATCGAGTCGAAGAATGAAGGTTAACGGCTAAAAAAGCCTTTGTTCACCAACATATTCGATGCCATTTTGTAGCCTCTCGGTTCTTGAAGGAAACTTCAGGTCAACCGTATTGAAAACTGAATAATGCGTCTGTAGTGTAATGGTAGCACACTAAAACATCCTGACCACTAACTTACCGAACAGGTCGACCGGAAAGGGTTATCTCTATTACCAAGAGGTAGTTTGGGTTCGAATCCCAACGGGCGCTTTGAAAATGTTGATTGAATCGCTCATACCGATGCAGAACACTCTGCGAGAAGCGGAGCAGCTACCTGAAATGGTAGATTTTGTTCGCAGCGGCGGAGTCTTTACTGCTGAAACTCTTTCAGTCTTTGCGACAAAGAAGAGAGAAAATGCAGTTAGTCTCTTTAAGCTCAACCCCATAAAGGTTGTCAGGTTTGAAGACGGAGCGATGTACCTTCACGATGGCCTTCATCGTACAACAGCTATATGGATGGCTGGAAGAAGGGTCTTGGATTCGAGAGAGTTTGTGTTAGAAGGTTGGGAGTATAAGGATTACCTGGAAATCAATCTTGATCAAAAATGGTATACGCCATTTGATCCGAGAAAAGAAGTTCGCATCAATGACTTCCTCTCGTATAAGAGATTGGTGGAAGAGTTCATAACCAAGGAACCGAAGCCGACAAATGAAGAAATTCGGCTTTACATACTTGACCATTATGAGGTACAGTCGTATACTGAACCTCGTTCTGTGAAATCAGTAGCAGAAGTGGCAAGTCGGCATACTATGGCAATACCTGCTGTAGTCGAATAAGGAGTTGGGAAATGGCAAATTACGGTAAGCACGCAGCGTCCATCAGCAAGAAGACCCCAAAGGCTACGCCTCAGACTGTGCAGACCCCTGGTACTGTGCAGAACAACGCAGGCGGCTATGTCTATGAGATTGATAAGTGGGAGCGCCTTGATCGTTTCCTGATCTTGGGTACGGATGGCGCAACCTACTACTGCTCAGAGCGCAAGATGTCGCTCGATAACTCCAAGAACGTCCTTGAGTGCATCAAGGAGGACGGTATTCGTACCGTTAACCGCATCGTTGAGATCAGCGATGATGGTCGCGCTCCAAAGAATGATCCTGCTCTCTTTGCGCTTGCGCTCTGCGCTTCGCATGGTGATGATGACACTCGTAAGCTCGCGCTGAACCTTCTCCCGAAGGTTGCTCGTATCGGTACTCACTTGTTCCAGTTCTCGCACTTCATTGACGGTCAGCGTGGTTGGGGTTCCGGCCTCCGCAACGCTATCGCCAACTGGTACAACGGAATGAAGCCTGAGCGCCTTGCTCTTCAGGTTGTTAAGTATCCGCAGCGTACTGCTGAGGAGGGTAACGCGAAGTCTTCCTGGTCGCACGATGACTTGCTCCGCAAGTCTCACGTTCGAGGCGATGAGCTTCACAACCTGATCTATCAGTACGTCACGAAGGAGGGTAAGCTTCCTGACCGTGTTCCTGAGCCTCTTGCTATCCTTGAGGGCGCAAGCCGCATGAAGTCTGCAAAGACTGAGGGCGATGTTGTTTCCTTGATCGAGAAGTATGAGCTTCCGCATGAGCTTGTTCCGAAGGAGTTCGGCAACAGCGAAGCCGTATGGCGCGCTCTCCTGCCGCACATGCCTATCACGGCAACTATGCGCACGTTGAACCGTCTTACGTCTTACGGCGTCCTCAAGCCGCTTTCGAGCGATTTGAAGATGGTTGTTGAGCGTTTGACCAACGTTGAGAATATCAAGAAGGGCCGCGTTCACCCGCTGGCAGTTCTCGGTGCGCTCAAGACGTACTCCAACGGTCGTGGTGTCAAGGGTAGTTTGACCTGGTCTCCTTTGTCGCAGATTACTGATGCACTTGACGATATGCTCTACCTCGCGTTCGATAACATCGAGCCGACTGGTAAGAACATCTTGATCGGTCTTGACGTTTCTGGTTCTATGGAGAGCGGAAACATTGGTGGTCTTGACTTCGTTACGCCTCGCGAGGCATCTGCTGTCATGGCGATGGTTACGGCGCGTAGCGAGAAGAACTACCATATCATCGGATTCACTGCCGGTGGCTGGACCGCAAGTGGTCAGCACTCTCGTTCAAGTTGGGGTGGCGGTGGCTACGGAGTTACCGACATTCACATCAGCCCTCGCGAGCGTCTGGATGCTGTCTGCAAGAAGATCGGCGCTCTCCCGATGGGAGGTACGGACTGTGCATTGCCTGTTCTCTACGCAATGGAGAAGGGTCTGCATGTTGACGCCTTCATTACCTACACCGACAACGAGACCTGGGCAGGCGCTATCAAGCCGCATGAGGCTCTGGTACAGTACCGTAATCAGCGCAACGCTCAGGCGAAGCTGATTGCAGTTGGTATGACTGCAACCGAGTACAGCATTGCTGACTCGAACGATGCTGGTTCCATGAACTTCGTTGGGTTCGATTCGTCGGCTCCGGCGCTCATGGCAGACTTCATTCGTAAGCCGCTTCGCTCTCGCTAAGCGATTTACGAGCAACTAAGTTGTTTCAGCCCCTTCGGTGTTCTACCGAGGGGGCTTTTCATTTAAGCCGAAAATCTAGAGAGGTTTTTATGACACGAAATGACGTAATCAGGCTCAATGCTGCTCATATCAGAAGAGTTGGCGAGTTTCTTGTTCGGATATCAAACGAACTCAATCAAAGAGCAATAAACCATGACGCAAGCAAGTGGAGCGAAGAAGAGTGGCCTTACTTTGAGAAGGTAACTCCTAAGTTTGCGGGCGTAACTTACGGTAGCGATGAATACAAAGCTATTGTTGCTGAAGTAAAACCAGCCAATGAACATCACAACAAAGTCAACCGTCATCACCCAGAACATTTTGCAAATGGCATCAATGACATGACGCTGTTGGATCTGATTGAAATGATGTGCGACTGGAAAGCTGCTAGCGAACGCAGTAGTGATGGAACAATTGCTAGGTCTATCGAGCATAATAAGAAAAGACTTGGCATTGAACCTCAACTTCTGAGAATACTAGAAAACACCTGTCGAGAACAAGGTTGGATGCCTCCCAAAGTAGAGCCATCTCAAACGACTGGTTACGCTGGTAGAGACGAGACTGGTGGTAGCGACTTCTAAGGATGTTCTATGGAAGCTCCGACTAAGTATTTCGATTTCGATTCTCCCAAGGAAGCAATGAACCATTATGCCTCTTGGCCTCAACAGGTGCCTTGGGGTCTATTCCCTTGCAGGAAATGCAGAGGACAGGGATGGGAATATGATCCAGACGACCCGCCAGATCCGGTTGAAGGCTACAAGCTTGTAAGAAGACTGAAATGCGAAGTATGTAAAGGACAGAAACACTCATCGTTGGCTGAAGACAAAGTAGCATTTGAAGCTTACATAGAGTATCACAAGAATTCTTACCAGCAAAAAATGACTGAATATGAAAAGCACAACATTACTGTAGAGTCAGCTTTAGCCAAGCTCACCGCTGACGAAGTTTCCGCTCTTAAGAGAGAATGGACTCAAAGAAGATTCTAGTCTCATTACTCAGAAAGCAATCATGAAAAACTTACTTGTTTTGGCAACGTCTTTCCTTGTTTTTCTTAATGGATGCTCTGTCACTCCAATTGAACCAAAACTAGAAGCGCAAGCAGAAACTAAGGTAAGAGCTTCGCCCCTACCGATGATGATTGTCAATCCTGGATCTGTTATTCATACAAGCGTCAATAGAACAGTAATTGTCTTTCCCCAAGACATAATCATAAACATCACAGAAACGGAAACGCTTGTCACATTCACTGACGCTTTTAGTGGTAACAGGACTACCGTTCAAGGCGATATTGATATGACGTTCCTGAAATCAACAGACTACAAGATTGTAGATTGGAGAAAGAACAAATGAAAATGACCATTGTTTGCGATAGTATTGACGAAATCAGGCTTGAAAACTATGAAGCTCAAGTTACTTTTGGTAAAGTAACGAGCATTGATTACGACTTCAGGGACATAGACACTCTTGTTGAAATGATTGGAGTCGATAAGATTCTTGACGCTATTGACAGAGACAAAGTGCTTAATCACTTTGGCATCTTTGAAGATGAGGATTAAAGCACTTCGTAAACCAAAGCGTGATACCTCAAAAGCTTCAACTAAAATGGTCGATCTCAATAGAGGGCACCCGACAAAGAAAGGGCTTTATGCTTCTAAGTGAACAGTTGCGAGAACAGATTGATCCGAGCCGAGTCTTTGATGAGAACCAAGAGATTGTACAGAAGCTTTACACAGAAGCTCTGGCTGCGTCTTTTGGTATCGAACAGGATCGAGACGAAAGCTTTGCCATTATTTGCACAATGATGACTATTTGTATGCTGAAAAACCTCAATGAGGTTCCTCGCTCATTCGAAATAGATTATGACGACGAAGATGAAGAACTCATAGCTGAGCTTGCTGAGTCTCTGGGTTATTACTTGACTTTTGAGGCCATGTGTAGCCGAGGTATAGCAAAGAAGAAGATCGTTAACGGGTCTCCTGTTTACACGGTTCCCAAGAGCAGAAGCAGAAAGAGTGTCAAGAAGACAAAGTAATATGCAGATACGAAGAGTCAACTTTTACGGCGGTCCTGGTCTTGGCAAAACAACGACCGCTTCTCATATCTTTGCCAGGCTCAAAAATACGATCATTCATAACAACCTGCCTACTCAGATTGAACTCGTTCAAGAGTATGTCAAGAATTGGGCATGGGAAGGTCGTAAGCCAAAGGGTTTTGATCAAGTCTATATCTGCGCTCAACAAATGAGGAAAGAGGAAATCCCTCTTCGAAATGGAGTTGATGTTGTTGTTACAGACTCTCCTCTTCTCATGCAATGCGCTTACGCTCGCAAATACGGGAATTCCTATTGGGAAGCTCTTACCGAATGCGTTCGTCATTTTGAGCAAGTATATCCTTCTATTCATATCTTGCTTGACCGGGGCGATAGGCCTTATGTTGCCAAGGGTCGTTACGAATCGCATGAACAAGCAAAGAGTATGGATAGCTATATCAAAGACGTACTTGATTCTCATGTAGACAGCTATGAGACAATGCCCTACAACGATATTGAAGCTATTGAAAACTTCGTGATGTCTAAAATCACACAGCACACAAAGACGATAAGTGGTTCATAACTCATCGTAGTAGAAAGGACAGAGTAATGGACAGAGATTTAGTTTACGCAGCACTTGACTCAGAAAGAGATTTTCAGGACGCATTTCTTGCCGACAAGGGCTTGAATCCCAACAAGACGGTTGGAGAGTTTTTGACTCTTATTAGAACCTATGCAAACAGGGCTGATTATGCTTGGACTGGTTCTCCTGGCGATGCAGGCGCTTTGGAAGAAATCCGCAAGATTGCTGCTATTTGCGTTTCTTGTATGGAGAAGCATGGCACTACCATTAGGCCTCTCTACACAAGCCGAAATGCATCTGTTCAGAAGCCTCTTGTAACTCCCGCTCGTAGAACTCCATTCCAGAATATCAACTGGAACAGTGTTGTTTCTTCGAACATTCAAGCGGTTCGTTACGACCCTAATGCACAAATGCTTCAGATTCGTTTCAGAGATAGCGGTGTTTACGAGTTTGTTGGTGTTCCTCAGCATGTCTATCAGGCATTCGCTCTTGCTGCCTCTAAGGGCAAGTTCTTCCATGCAAACATCCGAGGCACCTACACAAGCCAGAAGGTAGGTTAAACAGTTATGAAAAAGCAATTAATCGCAAATTCAACAGTTCTTGAGATTAGAGAAGCCAATAAAAAGCTTCTTGATATGGGCAAAACAACTCATGCTGCCCGTTATCGAGAACTGTCTAGGCGTTTCAATCTAAGCGAATGGTCTATTCGCTGGATCTGTCAAGGCAGAGAGTATATTGGCGCAGGCGGCTTTATTGAAAGATTCGACCACGAAGGCGGCTTCAATAGAGCCATTTCAGATGCCGAAGCCCTTGCTGTCAAGCTTGAGTTTAGCAAAAACGCAACTGTTATTGACCTCGCCAATAAGTACAAGGTTTCTCCGGTTACGATTCAGAGAATTTTACTTGGCAAGACTTACAGAAACGTTGGCGGTCCTTTGGCCTTCAGAAGTTCTATTAAGAAGAGAATGGGCAACAAGTCCTCTCTCGTAGCCAGCACTCTTGCTAAACCGACAACGGTTATAGCCCCCAGAGTTATTTCTCATCCGCCACAGACAACGCCTATTAAGTCTGTATCTTCAACGCCTAATCTTTCCACTATAGATGTCTTTCTTATCAGAACTGGTTACTCTTTTGGCGCTTCGATTGAAGCTCTTCAGATTCAGTTCCGTCTTAGCAGGCAAACGGTAGTCGAAATCATCAACGGCAAAATGTTTCCCAACCTTCCTGGCCCCAAAGAAACGACACTTGTATGAGTCCTGAACAAATTCTTCGTAAAGCGGCTTTCATGATTAGAAGTGCAGACCCTTCTATCACCATACAAGAAGCCGAGGCAAGAGTAAGAAACTACACAGGCTTTCCATCATCGTCCAAAGACAGGGATGATTCATACAAAAGACTGTCGTGGGATGATTACTTCATGTCTTTGGCTTTTCTTGTAGCCATGCGTTCGCCTGACGCTCAAACTCAGCACGGATGCGTCATTGTTGATCAAAACAACAAGGTTATTTCGACTGGCTACAATGGATGGTTGCAGGGGTCTTCTGATGAAGACATGCCCAACATTAGGCCTAAGAAGTATTTGCATGTTATCCACTCAGAAGTCAATGCTGTTTTGTCGGCTCAGCAAAACCTTGTTGGTTGTAGAGTTTATGTAACTGGTCCGCCTTGTAATGAGTGCCTTAAGACGATGGCTCGCGTTGGAATCAAGGAAATCATCATAGGCGATAGGCCTCATGTTTTTTCTGAGGGATACCTTGAACTTCAGTCGTTCATTTGCGCATCTCAAGATATCAAGATTCGTAAGTTTACTGGAACTCTTGCGTCTTTGGATGGCAGAACCATATCAAAGGAAAGCCATGAGAGTTTACAAAGAACGAAATAACCTCGAAGAAATAGACGCTCTTATCCATGAACGGATTTATGGACTAACTACCTATAAACAGGACGCAAGCGTTCGAGACTGGCAGGGGTTGATCCCTAAATACTCTTCAGATTTTTCACTTGCAATGTCAGTCGCTGAGAAAGTCGGCCTTTTCGACACTATAATGCTGGCGAAGGACCGAGAGAACTGGATCACGCTTGAAGCCTCAGTAAGTAGTTTGAACGAAACCCAGTCTCAGAAGTTCTATTCTTCAGGTCTTGATATCAAGGCCAAAGCTTTCTCTTCTGGCTTTACCGCTGCTGAAGCAGTTGCAAGAGCCTGTTTGGTTCTGAAGGTAAAAGAAAATGAGCAATCCAGCAGGTCCGATCAACAGAGTCTTGGAGTCCTTTAGAAGACTTGTTCCAGAAGACAAATCTGCTGTTATCGCATGCTCAGGCGGGGCCGATTCAATGGCCCTGCTTTTTTGCGCGCAAAAGACTGGACGAACCCTTATTGCTGCTCATGTTCTTCACGACATGAGGCCTTACGATGAAGCATCAAAAGACAGGGATCTGGTTCAGTCATACTGCGAAAGTAACGCCATTCATTTCGTTGACAAGGTTGCAAAGCTAAGGTTTGGCGAAAAAATCCCAACAGAAGAAGCATACGGATACGAAAGACAAAGACTCTTATGGGGAGTGGCTGATGAGTACAACGGATATGTTGTAACCGCTCATCACGCAGATGACCAGCTTGAAACAATGCTCATGAAGCTCTGTAGAGGTTCAGGTCTTCGTGGACTGTCGGGCATTTCAGAGACACACAACCACAACGACAACATTACTGTTCGACCAATGCTCTCAATCTCCAAGGATGATGTATACGAGATTTGCAGACAGAACAATGTTCCGTTCAATGAAGATCAAACCAACAAAGATACCAAGTACACTCGAAACGCTATTCGACACAATGTGATTCCTGCTTTGAAGGCTCTGTTTCCTCATTGTTCAGAAAAGGCAAACGACGCTGCTGCTATCTTTTCACAGGCGCAGGAACTTGCAAACGAAAGCCTCTACGATCTCAAGTTGCACCAGAAGACTAACATTGTTTATGATCCCGACTGGGGAGGTGGCGGTACTTGCGTAAGCCTTCCTATTGAGGCTTTGCAACTTGCCAACAACATTACTATCTATGAGTGGCTTAGAAGTTCTGTTGTCTATCTTGCAGGAGGTTTTGAATACGTTGCTCATGACAGCGTAAACAAGGAAATGGTTGACAAAGTAATCTTGGCTATTAGAAACAGGTCTAAGAGAACCTTTGATTGGCCTCTCAATATCAAAGTTAGCGTTTCCAAGACTGAAGTAACAGTGATGATTGTTAAGAAGATTCTGCCATGAAGAAAGCTCCTGTTGTCAAGTGGATTATTGAAGAAGGGACGTTTTCTGAGGATATAGCTTCAATTGTTGAGGCTGTGCGGTCTCAGAACATGATAGCTGAAACTGTAAGATATAGACCCTTTGAAAGCGGAGAATACAATCAGTTTGGTGACAACGACTGCGTTATTGTGCTGGGTTCGATCAACCTAGTCAGGCAAATCCAAAGACAAAAGCCTTGGATTCCTGGAAGCTTTGCCAATTTCCCCAACTTCGACTGCATGACCTATTACGCCTACTTTGGCAAGTTTCTCTGGAACAATCCTTACTACATAATGCCTCTGGCAGAAGTAAAGAGAAAGTTCAACGACTTACAGTTGAAGCACGGTAGACTCTTCATAAGACCTTGTACTGGCACGAAAGCTTTTTCAGGTCAGATTCTTGATTATGAAGATCTTCTTCGCCATGAAGACCAATATGGAAAGCCAGAGCTTCCTGTTGTTATCGCTCCAGGAATGGAGATAAGAAGCGAGTTTAGGCTTTTCTGCTCCGGTAATAAAGTCATTGCCGGTTCAATGTACTACAATCAAGAAGGAATGTACGAAACCGCTCCTATTGATATGCTTGCCGGGGAGAAATATTCTACACTGGCAGTAAACTATGCCCATGATATTCTCAGTCAAGTTTCTTGGCGACCTGATAAGATGTTCGCTATGGACATCGGAATTGGCCCCAGAAACGAGGTAGGCCTTATCGAGATTAACAGCTTTAGCTGTTCTGGCTGGTACAGGTCTCCTCCATCTCTTATTGTTGCCGAAGCCGCTCGACTGGCAAGAGAAGAGTGGGAGGAAATTAACAATCTCTAGAAAAGAACGAACTTAAGAAGGATAAAGAAACCTTCGTCGGTAAGTTTCATAAAGACATCCACTTACGAGTGGAGGCCTACCTGGAGGCCCCTTATGAAACTGATACTCTTTGTCTTTTCTGTTCTTCTTGTTCTTTTCTCTAAACCAGCGTTTTCTAGCGTAACAATAGTTCCGCTGAAAGCAAATGACAAAGCAATCGACAACTTTCCGTTTGTTGGCATGATGATTAATGTCAGCAACAATTCTTGCGGATCTGGAACCGTCATTGGCGACGGTTCTTTTGTCTTAACGGCCAGGCATGTTGTAACTCATAATGGCTCGGATATGGGAATGTTGCTAGATGGCTCTAACTTTGTCTTTGTAATAGGGGATAAGAAGTACAAAGTCTTGAATGTTTATGGACATCCTTCAGCAGACATAGCAATAGTCAAGATTGACGGAATACATCAACAAGCAGCAAAGCTTTCGTTTTCAACTCGTTTTATAGACAAAGAGTTCTACGGAACAGGTTATGGTAAGGGGTCGTCTTCAACTACATCAAAGTGCATAGATTGGAACTTGGAATACGGAACTATGCGAGTCTATAAGAACAAGATGGATACCGAGTTTATTAGCCTCAAGATTTCTGATTCAAACATAACAATGACGAGAGTATTCGTTTTCGACCTTAGCGATCCCAATACGCTAGGGAAAAGTGATGGAGCTATTGAGGGCGAAGGAATGCACGGCCCCGGCGACTCTGGTGGCGGTATCTTTGTTATTGAGGATGGAGAGCTTCATCTTTTCGGCGTTATATCAGCATTAACTCAAGAAGCTCCATATATGGGATTTGTGCATGATGTTTCTGCATGTAAAGAATGGATTGAGTCTATTGTGAAAAATGCGGTTGCCGTTCCTAAGCTCCAAGCCCTAGGCGAACAGAATAGCATTATCGGTGAAGCCCTAAAAGCGCCTTCACCAAAAGTCGATACACCTATCACTCCTTTCTTGAGTAACGAAAGGCGAAGACGTAGCAGGATACCCCCATTCGATGAAATGCCCTTTTAACTTTTCGAAGAACAAACCAGAAGAGATCAACTCTGAATGTTGGTTGAAGGTTTTCAGATTGCATCCATCTGGTGTTGGTATTGAAAAAGCAAACAACAAGCTAAATGGGGATGCCAATGAAGGCGCAGTCAAATACTGCGGCCCCTATATTCATGCCAACCAGTCTGGTTGGTGGCTAACCTCTCCCATAGATGTTGACATAACCTATCGAGGTAATGGACAATACGAAGAGAACTTTCTGTCCGAATACGAACCTTTAGAAAAGTTCGTTATCAGGTCCAACCTTCGACCCAATGACAAATTTAGGGATGAAGGCAGAACTCTTATTGGAAAGGGCGTTGCGGCTCCTGAAGTTTACCAGATATGGACAGGTTGCATTTTTAAGACACCTCCAGGTTGGGGTCTTCATATTAGAACTCCGATCAACTTTACGCAAGTTCATCGTCGTCCATTCTGGATTCAAGAAGGCATGCTTGAAACTGACTGGATGGCATATGACATTTGGATCAATCTGGAATTCCACACCATAAACCAAACAGTTTCTTTGCGCAGAAATATGTGGCCTCCATTAGCCCAAATAATACCTGTACGCAGAGAGTCATATCAAAACAAATGGTCAATGACTGACGAAATCCTTGACTCTTCAAGAGAAGATCATAAAGAGGTTTGGGATTTTTGGCAGGAATACAACTGGCGCAAGTGGAAGGCTATGGGAGAGAAAGATACTCGAACATACCACAAAACAAGAAAAGAAGCCATGAGGCATCTCTACCCAACTCAGGAAACGACGGATTCTTCACCAGAATCTTTGCCGAACGAGGACGGTAGCCCTCCTGTCGCCTAGTATTCAACTCTAAGGCTAGACTTTCGCTAACAACTTGGTCTGTAAGACGTTCAAGACGGAGCAATTCATGTCGAACAATGTATCAGGGTACAGTGGAGACAAAATCCAGGTACTCAAGGGTCTCGAAGCAGTTAGGCATCGGCCCGCAATGTATATTGGTGATACCGAGAAAAAAGGTCTTCACCATCTTGCCTCAGAGATTCTCGATAACTCTGTTGACGAGGCAATGGCTGGTCATGCCAAGAATATCTCAATCATTCTCTTTGCTGATGGAGAAACAATCTCCATTGAAGATGATGGTCGTGGTATTCCTGTCGATATGCACCCAACAGAGGGCAAATCGGCACTTGAAGTTGCAATGACAATGCTCCATGCTGGCGGAAAGATGACTTCCGATTCCAGCGGCTATGTCGCATCTGGTGGATTGCACGGCGTTGGCGCTTCTTGCGTAAACGCCTTGTCTGATTCCATGATCGTTGAGGTTCACCGAGAAGGATACCTCTGGCGTCAGGAATACTCCAAGGGCGAGCCTTTGACCAAAGTTCAAAAGGTTCGTAAGCTCGAAAAGGGCGAAAAGCCTACAGGCACGAAAACGACTTGGCATGCAGATATCTTGATCTTCAAGGCGGGCGTAAAGCTCGATGAGCATGAGATTACCCGCAGACTCAGAGAAGTTGCCTTCCTCAACAAAGGACTGCGCATTACCTTTGAGAATCAGGCAACAGGCTCAAAGCAAGATTTCAAGTTTGACGGCGGCATCGGCGATTACGTTCTTTATCTGATTCAGAACAAGAATGGTATTTATCCTGATGCTCCCATCTACGGCCTCAAGACCGCCGAAAAGATGCAGATTGAAATTGCTCTTTCATGGACGGACGATGACGATGGCCTCCTGTTCTCTTACGCAAACAACATCTACACCTTCGATGGCGGCACGCATCTTTCAGGATTCAAGACTTCGCTTACCAGAACGGTAAACAAGCTTGCGTTTGCAGCAGGACTTATCAAGGAAAATGGAGAATCCCTCGAAGGTAAGGATATCCAGGAAGGCCTTACTGCTGTCGTAAGCATTCGTTTGTCGCAGCCTCAATTCGGAGGCGGTAACACCAAGGCAAAGCTGGTAACCCCAGAAGCAGAAGCTCTTGTAAGCGGCGTAACTTCCGATGTTTTGACCGACTTCTTTGAACGCAACCCCAAGGCCCTTGCTAAGGTTGTGGAAAGAGCCGTTCTTGCTCAGCGCGCCAGAAAGGCAGCTAAGGATGCTGCCAGCACCTTGAAGAAGAAGAGTTTCTTGGGCAATAGCGGTCGAATCCCCAGTAAGCTCAGGGATTGCCGTAGCGGAGACAACTCTATAACCGAGTTGTTTATCGTCGAAGGTGATTCCGCTGCCGGCTCTGCAAGCGGCGGAAGAGACAGCGAAACTCAGGCAATCTTGTCTAACAAGGGTAAGATTATCAACGCCGAGAAAAGCGATTTCGCAGACCTCATGAAGAATGAAGAAGTCATCAACCTGATGATTTCGATTGGCACAGGAGTCAAGGATAACTTTGACCTGTCTAAGCTCAAGTACGGCAAGATCATCATCATGTCGGACGCCGACGATGATGGATACCACATTCGTACTCTACTGCTTACGTTCTTCTACCGTTTCATGCGACCTCTTATTGAGCATGGTCATGTTTACATTGCTCAAGCCCCTCTTTACATGATTGAAAGAAAGAGCGATCCTATCTACTGCTGGAATGATCAGGATCTCAAGGACCAGTTGGCTAAACTTGGTTCCAAGTTTGATGTCAAGCGGTTCAAGGGTCTGGGCGAAATGGATGCTGAACAGCTTGCAGAAACAACCATGCGCAAGGGAAAGCGTCACCTTCTTCAGGTAAGCATGGAAGACGCCGCCGAAGCTGAACGTATCCTGACTGTGTTGATGGGAAAGAACGTCCCTCTTCGTCGTCAGCATATCATGGAAAACGTCAATAACTGTCTTGTTTCCGTTGGAGATTGAGAACCTATATGTCTAAGAAAAAGAATCAGGTCGTTGTTGATGTTCCTGACAAGGTTACTGCTGAAGAATTCAGCAGCGTAATGAATGCGGCTTACATTCGATATGCCTATAAGGTAATCGAAGACCGAGCCATTCCTGACGCAAGAGATGGAATGAAGCCGTCTCAGCGCCGCATCTTGTACGCTATGGACCAGCTTGGTCTTCAGCCGAACAAGAAGCATATGAAGTGCGCCAAGATTTGCGGCAACACTTCGGGCGATTATCACCCTCACGGTGAAGCCGTTGTTTACCCGACTCTTGTGAAGATGGCTCAGAGTTGGGGTATGCGTACTCCTCTTGTTGACCCTCAAGGTAACTTCGGCAGCATTGACGGCGACCCGCCCGCTGCTATGCGATATACAGAAGCCAAGCTTTCCGCTGCTGGCGCTGTTCTTATGGAAGACCTTTCTCCAAGGGTTGTTCCATACAAGCGCAACTACGACGACTCCAAGGAAGAGCCTACTGTCCTTCCTGCCAAGCTGCCTAATCTTTTGCTGAACGGCGGCTCTGGTATCGCAGTCGGTTACGCGACCAACATTCCTCCGCACAACTTGCGAGAACTCGCAAACGTGTTTGAGGCGTTCGTCAAGAATCCCAATATCACCGCAGCCGAAATCATTCGTATCATGCCTGGCCCTGACTTCCCCACGGGAGGAAGACTTATGGGACAGGAAGGCGTTCTGGACTATTACCAGAATGGTCGAGGCAGCATCAAGGTTGAAGGCGTTTACTCGATTGAAGTTGACGCAAAGGGCAACGAAAGCATCGTTGTTACAGAATTCCCCGAAGGCGGTTCGCCTGAAAAGTTCAGAGAAGAAGTCAAAGACCTTATTGAAAGAGAGAAGATTGGCGGAGTTTCTGACCTCGCCAACTACTCTTCTAACAAGGATGGAACCAGGGTTGTTGTTGAAGTTGGCCGTAACGGAAACGCCAAAGTAATTCTCAACCATCTCCTGTCTCACACTTGTTTGCGGGTTAGCTTCTCTATCAATGCAACCGTACTGATTGACGGCAAGCTGTATGCTCATGCCCCAATCACGATGCTGATTAAGGCCTTCATTGACCACCGGCAGGAAGTGATCAACAAGAAGTTCAACGCTGAACTTGCTGACGCTAAGGACCGCATTGAAGTTCTGGAAGGCCTTATCAATGTTGCTTCCAAGATTGACGAAGCAATCAAGCTGATTCGCTCCGCAGAGAACGCCGAAGATGCGGCTAGACTTCTGATGGAAAAGAAGCTCGTCACAACCGAGCGTCAGGCAAAGGCTGTTCTTGCGATTACTCTTGCAAAGCTCACGAAGCTTGAACACAATTCGCTTGTTGACGAAAAGAACAAGAAGGTTGAACGGGTTGCTTGGCTCAACAAGACGCTTGCTAGCCAGACCGACATTCTTCAGATCGTTGTCAATGAACAGAAGGAACTGGCAGCAAAGATTGGAGATGACCGCAGAACTAAGGTTGAGGCAGCGGCTGGTAACATCGCCGTTGCTGACCTTATCGACGTTGAAGATGTTGTTGTCTGCATCACTACTGACGATTGCATCAAGCGCGTTCCGTTGAGCGAATACAAGAAGCAGAATCTTGGAGGCCACGGCGTCTCTTCCGCAAATGGTAAGGAAGATGTTTTGATGCAGCATATGTTCTCTGCGTCAACTCATGACGACCTTCTCTGCTTTACTGATACCGGCAGAGTCTTCTCTATCAAGGTCTTTGAACTGCCGGAAGCAACAAGAACCGCCAGAGGTCGCCCGATTATCAACTTCATCAACCTGAAGGATGGCGAAAAGGTTTGCGCTTACTTGCCCATCAAGGGACTTGGCAAGCAGCAGATTTTCCTCAACTTCATCTCTCGTAACGGCATTATCAAGCGCGCCGCTCTTCGCCAGTATGCAAAGATCAACCAGTCCGGTATCATTGCAACTAAGGTCAAGGATGGTGACAAGATTGTTGCCGTTCTTGTTTCGAAGGGCATTGATGATATCCTGCTTGTCACCCATCTCGGAAACGCAATCCGCTTCAGTGAACTTGAAATCCGTATCTCTGGCCGCAACTCTCAGGGAGTAACGGGCATCAAGATTACTGACGACGAAGACTACGTTGTTGGCGGTATTGCAATCCCCATGCGCTATGACAGCGACGGAGACACTATTACCGACGACAAGGAGCTTACCATGATGACCCTTACCAATAAGGGCTGGGGTAAGCGTACTAATGTTGACGAATACCTTGTTGCTCCTGGCGACGGTTCCAAGCTGCGTCAGCAGATGCGCGGCGGCAAGGGTCGCATTGATATCAACCTTGAAGGCAAGGCTGGTAAGAGCGTTGGAGTTATCCCTCTCAAGAAGGGTAACGATATCGTTGTCATTACGAAGCAGGGGCAGATGGTTAGAGTCTCCGCTGATAATGTCAGAGTTATGAACAGAGGAACCAACGGTAGCAGGCTTATCAAGCTTGGAGATGGCGATGAAGTCCTTGCGGCATCTCCTGTTGCAAAGGAAGTTGAAGAAGCCATTACCGAAGAACTCGTTGCTGCTAACTAAGGATATTCGTAGATGCTTGGGTTCCGAAAATTCTTTAGCAGAGCAATGGCAACTGTATCTAGCCTAAGAGTCTACATTCCCAAAAATCCACGATATAAGGTCAAAAGAGCATGGTGTTCCATAACAGACACAGCTTCTGGCGATGAGTCTGACATAGAACTTGCGATTGAGATTGAAGAGAAAATGAGCAGAATAAAAATCTGTAGAATAACAACTAGCTCCAACCAGATCGTTGTTAGCCTTAAGGTGGAAAAATGAGCAACATCATCCTCATTGTTGGCTATCAAGCGTCTGGTAAATCAACGCTCTCTCAAACACTTATCAATCAAGGCTACATTCATATCAACAGAGACAAAGAGGGTGGTTCTATTGCCGGTCTTGTTCCTCTCGTTGAGGCTGCTATCAAAAGCGGCAAGAATGTAGTCCTTGACAACACCTTCCCTACCAAAGCTGGCAGGAAGATGTTCATTGACCTTGCTCATAAGCACAAGGCAAGCATTACTTGCTATTGGCTCAATACGAGCATTGAAGATGCGCAGTTCAACGCTTGCTCTCGACTCGTAAAGATGTTTGGCTCATTGCCGAGCAATAACGATATCAAGAAGTCTAAACATCCCAATGTCTTTCCTGCTGCTGCGCTCTTTGGATACCGCAAAGAATTTGAGAAACCAACGACGCAGGAAGGTTTTGATAAGGTTGAGGTTATTGAATTCGCAAGAGTCATAGACCCGACCTATAACAAGAAGGCCTTGCTTCTTGACTTTGACGGTACTTTGAGAGACACGAAAAGCGGCGCAAAATTTCCAACAGACCCGAACGACATTTTCATCCTTCCTGGCAGAAAAGAACTTCTTCAAGCCAAGAAGAAAGAGGGTTACATACTGCTTGGAGTAAGCAATCAAAGCGGAGTAGAAAAGGGCGATCTTACAATGGAGCAGGCAAAAGCTTGCTTTGATAAGACAATCGAACTTCTTGGAGTTGATATTGATGTTTCGTTCTGTCCTCACAGAGTACCGCCCATTAGTTGCTATTGTCGCAAACCGATGCCCGGACTTCCGGTTCAATTCATTGAAAAATACAAACTTAATCCATCTCTTTGCATTCTTGTAGGGGATATGACTACAGATAAAACTTGTGCAGCAAGAGCAGGAATGCAATTTGTTTCTGCTGATGAATTTTTCAAAGGATAATTAAATCTTCTGTCGAAAACCTATATATCAATAGGCTTTTGACAGGAGATATCCATGAAATGCAACAGATGCAAGGCAGAAAAACCAGAGTCCGAATTTGTTTCAGGTTCTAAAAGATGCTCTAAATGCCGAGTTTATCTTGCGAAATACTACAAGAAAAATAGAAGAGCGTCCATTGAAAGAGCAACTAAGAGCCAAAATAAAGATAGAGACAGGACCAACGCCTATAAACGCAGCCTCATTCGAAAAAATCCTGTAAACTATATGTTTGGACAAGTTAAAAGTAGGGCCAAAAAGTTTGGAATAGAATTCGATATTGAAAAATCGGACATTCAAATTCCTGATATATGTCCTGTTCTTGGATTAAGACTAGAAATAGGAAATATCAAGTGTCATTCTAGTTCTCCAACTCTTGACCGTATTGATTCCTCAAAGGGCTATGTAAAAGGCAATGTTCATGTTATATCGCATAAAGCCAACACAATTAAGAGCAATGCTTCTCTTGAAGATTTGCAAAAAGTTGTTGATTTCCTGCGAGCCATGTCGTTGCGGCTTTAGGTTTGCTGATGCTGATGAGTTCTTTGGGGCTAGACTTTTGCCACAAAATAGTTGAATGCTTGCTTTGATTGCCTACTATTTGACTGGATTGCTCAAGGACTCTTACAAAGGAAGCAAAAAAATGACAGCAACCCTTACGGCGGAAAAGAAGACAACCAAGGCGCAACGTCTTGCAGAGTTTAGGGAACAATTTATTTGTCCCTTTAACGGCACTCTCAAGTCGCCTCTTGACATTAGTAGGTTCAGTGAAAAAGACGCAAGACCTACAAATGACGAAGTTATCGCCAATTTGCCGACTCTTTCAGAATACCTGAAAGACCGTCGCTCTCCTGTTGCTTATGGGCTTTACGACGTTGTAAAGCTCGACGATTCTGAATACAAGAATGTGTTTATTCCAGGCGTCTGCTCAAATCACGCCGAGATCCTGTTCATCAATCCTGAAAACGGCTTTACATACAGAAGCGAAGAAAGCCTTCCTAATCTTACGCCTTCTTCTCATTTTCTCGCTTACCTCGAAACTGGTCAAAGAGAGTCGGAAGTTAACGATTATGGGCGATATGTCGAAGATGGTCCGGCCCTTGACGGTGACTACCTTCCTGGAGCCTTGCTGATTGGCAATGAACTTTTGATTAACGCCGACGAGGATGTTGCTGATCTGGATTTTGTTGCAAGCGAAAACTACAAGGAAAGACCTTGCGTAAGCTTCAATTGCCTTGTTAACCTTATCGAAGACAAGGTTATTACTTCTACCTCCGCAAGAGAAAAGGTTCTTGATAAAGCAGATATTGAAATCCTTGCTTTCTCTGTTGCAGAAACCCGCAAGATTACCAAGACTCTTCAGGCATCGCTGACGGCTGCTCGTAAGTCTTCAAATTTCAGGTTCCTTGCTTGGGGAGCCAAGCAGACTCCTCCTGCTCCTGGCTTCTCTCTGGTCAATACTTCTCCTGCAACATGGCACAAGTCGGCAACCGTTTTGATTCGCAGCGGCAAGAGAACTTTCCTCATGGGGCAGGATGAGGGAACCTACTTCGGCTGTATCCTCGCTGACAATCCTTCTAGCATTGACGATGCTTATACTTCACTGATGCCGGAAGAGGCTCGCGGAGTCAAGGGAGTTCTTCGACAGGGAGAGTGGTTCGCTATTCCTGTTCGCAATCAGAAGTCGGTTCCTAACCAGTTTTCTCCTGAAACGATTCTCTGGACCGACATCAACAATGACGATACCGCTCTTTGCTTTGGTATTGAGGATGATAGCTCCAATCATCACCATTTCAGAGGCGAGGTAATCATCACCAAGGATGGTCGCTATTTTGCTCGCGACTTCTCAATTGAACACGACGAGCATGCTTCTATGCGGGGAGAGAACGGTATCTGGTATACCTTCGCTCGTAATACGGCAAAGGCGTCGTACTCTGCTGAACGGGTTGACTAATCAAAATCAACAAAGGCCCGCTCAACGGCGGGCTTTTGCTTTTAACGGCTAGACTTTCTGGCAGAAAAGAGAGACCTATGGCAAAGAAGGTAACAAAAGAACAACAGGTAGAAATAGAATACTCAAAACGCTGCGAAAGAGTAGCCAGTCTTCTTGGCGTTCAGGTCTTTGGAGGCAGCGCTGGCGTAGGATTCACCACAACTAATCAGGTACATATACCTCATGTTGTGGTTGACTTTCTTGACAATCCAGAGGCAGAAGAAGACCCAATCATGAAGCGGTTGGTTGACTGGATTGCTGAGAAGAACTATGCTAGAGGGCATAGAACCGGCGAACTCCTCAGAGACGCCCTTACTTGCATAAACAAGATGAAACGAGGACTTAGACGATTCAAAGCTCCTCCTGGTACGGTTGTTGATGACAAGGGAGAAGTTATCAAAGGCTCCTGGACCATCAAGAACGGTGGACATGGTGAGTATTGGTGGCGGTTCGATGCGCAAGAAGTTGTAAGCGATGACGACTAAAGAATCAAAGCACAAGCCATACTCATGCCCCGAATGTACCGCTTCTTGTACTTTCGAGGCTATGGTTTTTTGTGTAAGAGACAACGATGAAGAGTGCCCCGTTATCTGCGATCTAAAGTCAGGCAAGATAACTGATAGAAGGCCTGATGATTTAGACCCCAATTTCCCTTCCATCTTCACCTACACAGAGATAACGAATGAAAGAATACCCGTCCATTGAGGGTCCAAACGGCGACTTTGGAAAGCCATGTATTGCTTTCTATAAGTACGATGGTAGCAACTTGCGCTTTGAGTGGAGTCCTAAGAAGGGCTGGAACAAGTTTGGCACCAGAACCAGACTCTTCGATAAGTCAGATCCGGTCTTCGGCTCTGCTGTTGACCTTTTCATGGCAACCCAAGCGGAAGGCATTGAACGAGTCATTCGAGACACGAAAGAGTTTCGTAACAACGAGCGAGTAACCGCTTATTGCGAGTTTTTTGGTCCTAAATCGTTCGCTGGCATTCACGACCTAGAAATCCCCAACGAGCCAATGGAACTCGTTCTTTTTGACATAAACCTTCATAAGAAGGGTATTCTTGGCCCAAGGGAATTTGTCAATCACTTCGGTCATCTCAAAACCGCTCAGGTTATCTATGAGGGCAACTTCAATCAGACGCTAATCGACGCTGTTCGTAATAGAACTCTTCCTGTTTGGGAAGGCGTCATTGCCAAGGGCGGCAACGGGCACGATCTCTGGATGCGCAAGATTAAGTCGAACGATTACCTTGAAAAGTTGCGAGCAGTCTTTAGGGATGGTTGGGAAAAGTACGCAGAGTAAGGCTTCAGATTTTGATGCCCTTCTTGACATCGCTGACGATATTGCCCCAATGACGAATGAACGCCTTCCTGACTCTGTTCTCAGCTTGCTTGGCTGTTTCATGGCCCTGCAACTCAACTGAGAAACAGCAGGCAATGCACATCTCCATAGCATTTGTGCAAGTAACGCCAGGTTCCTCGTTCATTTTGTAGGCAACAAGTTCAACAACCCCTCGCCAGTCGTTAGCGTTAAGACCGTTATCAATCTGTTCTTTTGACGGAACAGGAAGGGCAATGTTATTTCCAATTCTCGGAGTTATCGAGAAGTCAATACTTGTCGTGCTTGAGTCGAATTGAGTTTTCACTTGATCAGTTTCCTGTTCCGAAGATCCTGCAAGATAGTTTCTGCCGACTGTCGGGCAGTCAAATTGCGACTGTTTGCGGCTCTTGCGCGAGCAGCAGGGCTATACCTTTCCTCCCATTCCTTGCGATCCTTTTCAGCTTCTTTTTGCTCAGGAGGCCAAGCTTTGCCCTCAGACTCATAAAGAATCTTGGAGATTTCCTTAGACAAAGCCTTCCTGGATTCAAGTTCCTTTTCGTTGAGTCCGTTACCTGATTCTCCGAAATGAAGACGCAGATCGCTTTTGGAAAGGATGGTCTTTTCAGTGAAGTCAATCTTTGCGGCAAGGGCAGCCTCAAGATACTCAACGCAAAGAGCAAGAAACTCAGCCTTTACGTTGTCAGGGATTGACCAGACAGCATAGTATTGACAGAATGTTGACAGCATGAACGAACGAGGAACTTCCTCTCTTTCCTGGTTCATTTGAAGATATCTCTTCGCAAGATCTTCAACACTCTCGCCTCTCATTGAAGCGCTTTGAGCAATGGTCTTTTGGGCGTGTTCCAGTTGATGCTTCCAAAGCATATCTTCGACTGACGGAGCCTTACCTTTGCGAACAAGGCTCATCATGCTCTTGTACTTTTTGTCAGGATGAGAGTAAAGAAGCTCTCCATCCTTCCAGTAAAAGTTGCTAGATGTCATCATGCTTTCAAGGCATGAAAGACGGTTTCCGTAAATAGACGGATATAGCAACTGACAAGTCAGGAACATCGTTTCAGCATTTGTTGAGCCTGCTGTCTTTTGCATGAATAGACCCTTGAGAAAAACCTTATCACTTTGGGAAAGCGTAGGAAAGTCTAGCCTCAACACCCTTCGTGAACCAAGAAACAAAAAGCAAATCTTGGGTCGAAATAAGGGAATGAACAGAACATATGGCGGACACATTGACGACCGTAAAAGAGAAGACATCAATCTGCACAAAGATGCGGCCTCCCGCATCGAGGCTATTTACAAGAGCCTTGGTAAGTCGCTCGTTTCTAACGACGACGAATCTATTATGAAGAATTGTTATCATTGGGTAGACTCTGATGATAACAAGATACAGGTGATTGCCGCCAGAACCTTGCGCAGCGAGAATGGCCCTGCTTTGGTTGTTGAGAGCAAGGGTATTAGAATGTACAGCAAAAAGACCCGTAAGGGGTATCATATGCCTGGTCGCATTAGAGACAGTAAGGCAGATGTTATCTTTTTCGTTTTGTATATGGAAGACTCAACAGTTAGAATCGTTGAGATCGCTCCCAAGGCTCTCGTTGATTACCTTGATAGATTTGCAGATGCACAGAGAGTAATGGCGAAGTTTCCAGAAGACGAAAGCAGACAAGCTAGAAAGAGAGCTATCGCCAACTGGAATTCAGCGCTCAAGATAGACAGCAAGGGAAAGATTCGCATGGTCACTCCAATAACAGTACATGAGCTTGTTTCTCTTTCAAACAAGAACTCATTACTTCGAGTAGACGCCCTTCCTGCAAACTCGCTTACTCATTCGTTCGGAAATGATGACTCCATCGAAGATGCTGATATATTCTCAACCAGCAATACTCCTGCTCCTGTCATCGCTCCTGTCATTACTTCTGCTGCACCAAAGAAAAAGGCAGCAAAAGAGACAAAAGCTCCCGTCGCTCCAATGGTTTTCAGCATCAACATCGAAAGCGGCGACACGAAGTTTGGTACATCAAATGTCTCGATAGAGAAGGTCAGGAAGATTGTTGAAATTCTGATTGGCTAAGCTAGTTTGATTTTGTGCTATTCCTCCTCACATAGAATAGACGACACACCGAGCCTAGCCCTTTGTGGCGTTGTAACGAAGGGAAGTCCCAGAGGGAGTTTCGAAGGCCCCTCACCTTTCAAAGCTAGGAAGGCACAACCTGGGCGACTGCTGGTTTGGTAGGGGATTTATTTCTCTTGCCAGACTTTCAAAAAGGAATGGTATATGGAAGCTGTAACCGAAAAGCTTGGTCCTGTTGTGATTCCCCCAGAAGAAACCGGAGGAGTCCCTGTCAAGTGCTGGACAAAGGATAAAGATCCTGAAACCGGCAAGCCCATCCTGAATCTGGAAGCAGGCGCAATCCGCCAAGCTAGCGAGGCAGCTAGACTTCCTTGCGTTTTCAGGCACGTTGCCCTCATGCCTGACGCTCATACGGGCTTTGGAGTACCTGTAGGTTCAGTGCTTCCTCTTGTTAACGCAATTTCCCCGAATGCCGTGGGCGTGGATATCGGGTGCGGAATGTGTGCATGGAACTCAGGAATTAAGGTTACGGACCTCGATGTTCGCAAGCTTATGACGGCTATTAAAGATGATGTTCCTGTTGGCGAAGGCAAGAATCGCACCAATAGCGACCTTTGGCTTGGGCATAAGCGCATCGTTGACCATATTGCTGATGTCGAGAAAAAGGTTCAAGAGGCAAAAGAACTTTGCAAGACTCTTGATTATCCTGAGTGGGGACGCGCAAGAATCCAGATTGGAACTCTTGGCGGCGGTAATCACTTCATTGAACTTCAAGAAGACGGCGAAGGCAACGCCTGGTTCATGCTTCATAGCGGTTCAAGAGGCCTTGGCGCTCAACTCGCAAAGAAGTTCCATCATCTTGCGGTTCAAACATGCAAGAAATACTACACTCGCCTTCCTAATGAAGAATTGGCATTCTTGCCTACTGACTCCGATGAAGGTCAGTGGTATATCGCAAGCCTTCTTGCTGCGCAAGACTATGCGCTCGCTAATCGCTTGTTGATGATGATCTGTTGTCAGGAAGCAGTTAGAGAACAGCACCACCAGACAAATCCTCTCAAGGATATCATCAATATCCACCATAACTACGCGACCATCGAGAACCATTTCGGTCAGAATGTTTGGATTCACCGCAAGGGAGCAACGCTCGCTCGCAAGACGACCGTTGGCATTATTCCTGGTTCCATGTGCAGCAAGAGCTATATCGTAAAGGGCAAAGAAAACCCTGACAGCTTTAACTCATGCTCGCACGGAGCAGGTCGTCCTTACAGCAGAACCGAAGCGAGAAGGCGAGTCAAGGAAGGTATTGACCCTTCTCAAGCATCGCAGCTTGGTAATGTTGAGCTTTATGGCGTTCGTGAAGCTCACGACGAACTTGGCTCTGCATACAAGAACATTGATGTTGTTATGGACAATCAGAAAGACCTGGTTGCCATTCAAACAGAATTGAAGCCTGTTGCCGCTTTGAAGGGATAACTCATGCCTCCTATCAAGCCTAGCGAAGTGTCCAAGCAAATTCCTGAACAGGTATTTGAGGCCTTCAACCACTTCATAAATCAAAATCACAACGGAACATATTCCGTTGTCAAGCAAGAAGAAGTGGTGCAAATGCTTGTTAGTTCTGGCATGGATAGAAGTGAGATTTTCAGCAAGCGAATGCTTGACGTAGAAGGACACTACAAGAAGGCTGGATGGGATGTAAGCTACGAAAAGCCAGCATATAATGAATCTGGCGAGGCTTATTTCACTTTCAAGAAAGCGAGCAAAAGATGAGTTTCTATTACCTTTTAATCCGCAAGGGAATGACCGGCGGCTCGGCTCGCGCTATCTATAAGATGCTGTGTACCTCTCCAGGATGGGTAGACCAGCCATCAAAAGGGTGTCTTGATTTCGCTGCGCTTGGAGTCATTACGCACTCTATCTGTTGGAGTGTTGAAGAAGCAGCAAATCAGCAGGAAGCTGACTCAAGAGTGAAGTACATTAATAGCCAATCAGCAAAAAATGGCTATGATGCTTTCTGTATCAGCTTTGAAGATGCCATGAAGATTGAAAAGGGCGAAGAAGTTAACGAGTCACCAGGAACTCTGCTTCCTGAAGTAGTAAACCTTCTTCGAGAAACCTATCTCAAGAAGAAAGAGGCTGGCGAAGAGACTCCTGATGTTATCATCGTCTCGAAAGAAGAACTCGAAAAGAGAATTGGAAAACAAGATGGAACTTGAGAACATCGCATCTGAGTTGCAGTTTTGGGCAAGACGCTACGCCGAAGGCAGACAAAGCGTTGCTTGTTCTGTCGTTAACGATCTTACGGAAAAACTCATTCTTCAAGGCGTTAATTGCAATCCAGAAACTGCTGGCGAAAGAGAAGGTAGCATCTGGGCTTATGACGGCGACCCAAGATGCTGCAATGCAAAGTTCTTTGAAGAAAAGTACGGCAAAACTGGCGAGAAAGTCAAACAAGGAAAGACAGAATGAGCGGAACCTATCAAATAGCCCTCTGTACTCGTCGCAAGATGCCAGTTGGACGAAGGCAGGACGGCTGGACTTACCTTCCGTCAGAAGCAAGATTTGATCTTGTTGCTATGGTTCAAATCAAGTCAATAGAAACTGAAGTTGTTGAATACAACGGCAAATACTACTCATACCTTGAAGAGCAATTCAGCGGCTGTGACATCTTTTTGGAAGTTGGGTTTGAAAAGATAGAAGACACTACTCCCAGAAAACATAGATTTGGTCCTCCGCTAACTTCTCATGGAGAGACATGCGCAGTATGCGGTATCCATAGCAATTCATCTGATGGTGATAAGGACTGCCCAGGCAGTGACTAAAAAGGCTCTCTATCTTGGCTTAGCGATGATTGCTCTTGGCTTTGCGGGAGGAGTTGTTACAACTCTACGCATTATGAAGCCAGACAAGAGTAGCATTGCTTTTGTCAATCCTGACTTCTCTAGCCTTGACCTTTGCGACGTTCAGCATGTTGCGGATGGAGATACTTGCACTCTTAAGCTTCCCAACGGCGATACTGCCAAGATTCGCCTTGTTGGTGTCGATACACCAGAAACAGTCGATCCTCGTAAAGAAGTTCAGTCCTATGGTCCAGAAGCGTCAACTCATCTCAAGAACCTCTTACAAGGCGAAAGAGTCTGGTTGGAATCTGCTTCAAAACCTGACAAGTATGGCAGAACTCTTGGATACTTGTATAGGTATCCTGATGGCCTTTGTATCAATCTAGAAATTCTGCGCAACGGATATGGCCGCTATCCGACTCAGTATCCCTGCAAGTACAAAGAGGCTTTCATGGCCGCTGCTGAAAAGGCAAAAGAATCTGGCAAGGGTCTTTACAATGAAGAACCCAAGAAGCCAGCAAGAAAGAAAAAGCCATGAGCAAGACTCCTGCTGAAATAGATGCTCTACTAATAAGTTGGTACGACAATTCCAGCTTCTGCTCTTTTTGGCACATGATGGTTAAACAAGAAGGCTATGAAGAACTCATTTCTATTGGATACCCAGTAGTACCTCGCATACTGAAGCTAATCAATGAAGGCGAAATATGGATTGGATACTCGCAGCTTCTTTGCGTTTTGACCAAAGAAAAACCTGACTACCAACCAGAAATGGTTGGAGGATTTGCTGCGTTCAAGGTTTCTGATTTTGCCCAATCTTGGATTGAATGGGCAAAGAAAAAGGGAATAGAAATTCCCAAGGAGTAAGAATGAAAAGCTTTATCAACCTTACAGCAATTGCTGTCTCAGTTATGGCGTTTGTAGTTTCAGCTATTACGCTTTCTGGATGCTGCGACAGAAACGCTACCCCGCAAATCGTCAAGTATCCTCATGTCGAGAGGGTCTTCATGCACGATCCAGGACAATACAGCTTTCTCTACAGAGACGAATCGAGCAATCAGTTATTGTCTGTTAGCAGCAGGATCTTTGGCGGAGATAACTATAGAGCTAAAAGTTTTCTTGTGGCCGATGTCAAGAAGGAAGACTTTTGTTGGGCAGAAGTAGACATGAATAACTACACCATAACCATACACGTTCATGATGCTTCCGAAATTTCCGGCGGAGGCTGGAATCATGGAAAGTTTGGCTCTGGTTCAACAAGCCCTGTTGACGGCTTTTCCACAAATGATGCCACAATGCCCACAATGCCCTCTGGCGACTGAGCCAAGGCTAGACTTTCTTTCGCAATCCCTTCATTAGCCCTCAAAGGACTTCAAATGAAACTTACTTTCTTCGGTACAAGAGGCTCCATCCCAGTTGCTGGAAATCAGTACAAAGAGTTTGGCGGGAATACAACCTGTCTTGGAATCCAGAGCGAATGCTTTCCTGAAGATTTTGGACTCTGCATTGACTCTGGTAGCGGGTTCATTCCTGCCTCTAAGAACGCTCTCCAAAACAAGAAACTCAAAGACTTTCATGTTCTCCATACCCATTGGCATCACGACCATACTCAAGGTATGACAATGAGCGCCTTGACGTTCAACAAGAATGTCAAGATGAATGTTTGGGGACCAGTTGAGGGCGACTATGGACCTCGCGAGATCATTAAGCATCTCATGAAGCCACCCTTCTTCCCCATCGACTTTGCCCGTGTTGGTTCTCACTTCGAGTTCTTCACGATTGAGAATCCTGACAGCAAGATCATCGCTATTCACAAGACAGGCGGCATCGTTATGATGACGCAAGAAGCCTTTGAGCGAGGCGAAGACTTTGTTTCTTTCGGTAAGAAAGGAACTTATCCTGTCAGCGATTGCATGATTGTTCGTATGCGTTGGACTAATCATCCTGAGCGGACAATCTCGTATCGCTTTGAAGAAGGGCCTACAGGTCAGGTTTTTGTGTTCTTGACTGACCATGAAAATCAGGCTGAACTTTCCAAAGACATGCAGCGCCACCTCTATAATGCGGACCTCCTTGTAATGGATAGTCAATACAAGACAGAGCAGTATCGCATGTTTACGGCTGGCTTCGGACATGGTACTCCTGACTACTGCGCTGGTGTTGCGATAATGACTGGCGCAAAAATGCTCGGCTTGACTCACCATGCTCCCGAATCTTCTGATGAAGATGTTCGTCAGATTGTTGAAGACGCTAGAACTCACATCAAGAACGCAATGGTTGATAACGCTCATAACCTTTCTGGATTTGAGGCTCCCATTGTCTTTGCTTGCGGAGACTATATGGAAATCAATCTTTCAAACGAACCCGTTTTGTCTGGAAGCATTGGAACAGAAACAAAAAGTCGTGCCTAAAGAACGTAAGGCTAGACTTTAGACGAAAAACCCAACAGCATGACCAAGAAACCCTTATACCTTGCGGAGAAAGCGCTCTTTTCGAGCCGCTGGATACTCTTCATTTTGTATTCGGGTTTGAGCATTGGACTCGGGTTGTATTGCTACAAGTTCTGTATTGAGCTTTGGCATATGACCATCAAGATTCAAGAACTCTCAAGCGAAATGACAATGCTGGCTCTGCTCGGCCTTGTTGATATCGTAATGGTATGCAACCTGGTTATCATGATTGCGATTGGCAGCTACTCAATCTTCATCCGAGAGATTAGTCCTGATGCGATTACTAATCGCCCTCGCTTCATGAACCACATCACGGCCTCTGGTCTAAAGGTCAAGATGGGTTCCTCGCTAATCGGCGTTTCTAGTATTCATCTGCTCAAGAAGTTCATTGAAACTTCTGATGCGCATGGCGTGGTAAACTGGAATTCCATTGGCGCTCTACTCGCTATACATGGCATCTTCATTCTTTCTACGCTCGCTCTTGCATACATTGATCGTCCATTCCCTTCTCAAAAAGAAGACAAGCATCCATAAGAAAGGATATTAGATGTCAAACAGAAATAGCAGCAGCCGTAACCCGTTTCCAACCCTCATTCTTGGCGCAGGCGCAAATACTCCGCCCGCCTCAACCCCATCAAACGCAATCACCCCAACCTTTGCGCAGGCAGGAACCGCTCTTGCTGCGTCGAACGCTGATGGAATCGAGGTTCCTCAGTACGATCTGATTGACCTGCCTCCCAACATTTTGAGAGGTCGCCACACTCGTCTGGTCTGCGCCAACTATCAGTATGACGCTTGTGATGGTAATACTCCATCTGACGAGCATCGTGAATACCTGCAACTCTTCAAGATGGCGGCTTGCATCCTTCCGATGTGTCCTACCGAAGGCAAGTACCTCCTGATTCGCCAGTTCCGTTATCCTGCTTGGTACAACGCCAACAAGAATCAGTCAACCACTCTGAATGATGATGGCTGGTTGTATGAGGCTATCGCTGGCGTCATCGAGCCTGGCGATACTCCCGAAGCAACAGCCGTTCGAGAAGCGCAGGAAGAAGGCGGCATTAGCATTGATCAGAATGACATTCGCAAGGTTCACCAGTGCTTCATGACTCCTGGCATTACCAACGAAGAAATGTCAATCTTCCTTGGCATCGTCAACCAGACATCTCCCATCGGGCAGACTGGTCTTGTTGATCAGGGCGAACATATGCGAGCCAAGTGGATGACTGCTGACGAGATTCGTCGCCTCCATGCTAACGGTCTTATCAGAGATGCCAAGACGCTTCTTGCTCTCTACGCCGCAAAGGTTCTCTAAGCCTCTCTAATGCCTTCCAGACGGAAAACAACCAACGCCGAAGTGTGTCGAGCTATTATCCTTGATATGACTTCTCCCAAAGAGAGGCCAGCCATGATCAAGAAGCTCGATGCCATTCGCAAAAAGGTTAAACAAGAAGTCCGGCAGGAAAAAGAGAGACAAAAGGCTGTGAAGGAGAGAGTTGAACAGATTGTCAAGGAGTCGGCTGTGAAAGAGCAATCCATTGACAAATGCGATAAGATCCCGATCTCAAAGGCTATCGTGCCTTTCACGGGAGCGCAAGTCTGGGTCAACTATTACTGGGTTGTTGTTGATGAATGTATCCTGTTCTACAAAAGAACAGCACCTCAATGCAACTCGAACAAGGAGCTTACCGAAAGAGTCAGAGATAAGCTTTATCCTGGCGCTGAAGTAAGATTCATTCCTCTCGTCTACGGCACTATTCACTACTAGCTTACCTAAGATAACAACCCCCAAACACCAGGCCTTTTATGGCTTGGTGTTTTTTCATTTAAGGCTTGTTTTATAGCATTTCCAGGGAGTGGTGCAAATTATGCGTGGAAAGAGTTCTCAGAGGGTCGAAATAGTCGAAGAAGAGATAGGTTGTTCAATGAGCAAACTTTGGAGTGAAACTATGAGCGAAACGAATCGAAAGACAGAATGGAATCAGAACTTTGAACAGGTGAAGGCGTTTGCAGCCAATAATAAGCGTTGGCCGTCAACGACTTCTAAGGATGAAACCGAGAAGGCACTTGGTCAATGGTGGAGCCGTCAGAAGTATCTGCTCGGCAAAAAGGCAAACGGAGATAAAGCCCCTGGTATTTCTCCTGAAAGAGAAGTTATTCTCAAGGCTCTTATCGAAGAGAACACAAGCTTCGAAAGAGACGGTATCTGGGAAGGTCGTTACAACAAGGTTGTTGCTAAGTTCAAGGCAGACGGTAAGCTTTGGCCCTACGCTACAACTGATATCGAAGAACTCAAGAGCATTCGTTGGTGGAATCAGCAAAAGACTTTCGCGAGAAAGTTCAAGGCCGAACCCGACAAGGCTTATGGAGGCATGACTCAGGATCGCTATAACAAGATTGTTGTCCTTATGCGAGAAATGGGACAGGATCTTAAAGAGGCAACGGACGCCGCTCCGGTTGCTAATAGCGTAACACAGTCATGAGCGACTCTCCTAACCCGCTAGAAAGGAAAAGCCCTATGTCTACGACCGTATCTAAGAATGCATCAATCAACGATGGTATTGCAGCCCTAGACGACCATCGTAGACGACTTGGTATTGCCTCTCTACATGGTAAGATTAAGGCTTGCGCTGCCTTGCTAGATTACGCAAACAAGGTTTGCGGCGAAAGCGCTAAGTCTTACGAAGACCCTGAAGAAACAGAAGCGCATTTGTACTCTTGTATCGAAGGCGTTTATACCTCCCTCGCAGAGGTTTTTGAGCATGTACAAGTTGGGCTTGTTCTTTGTCAAAAGATAGTTGGCGATAATAACGTCAACCCTCTTGAAAAGTTTACCGCTGCGATGAAAGAAGAAAATAAGATTGTATAATCTCACGGCTAGACTTCCAGTTGACTAAAAATTAGATTCAGGAAAACGAAACTCACAACAAGGTTGTTAAGATGGATGTCTATTCAAAAGCTCTAAAGTATTTCAAAGAAAACCCAAGCAGAATACCAGAAGTATGGGATGACCCCAAAAGTCATTGGTCTGGTGTTCTGTTCCAATCTGTAACTCCCGATGGCTACGGCCAACAGAATGAAAACGGTCTTTTCTGCGGCGATTTATGCGAAATCCGCTCTCTTATGGCAAGCGCATGGACGCTTGAATTGCAGGAAGAGATTATGAACGACCCTCGCATCCCTAAGCTTTATGCGAGCAATGGTTACTTGCCCAAGCTTACAAGCGAAATACTCGAAGTCTTTGCTGAATGGCAAAGAAAGATCGATAAGGAAATTGACAGGAATCCTGAAGATTTCAAAGTTGAGGAGTAAGCCTTATGACGGATTCAATACCACAGAATCCTCTTAAGGTTCTTGAGGAACTCTGTAAGCATCCTGTCCTTTACATCAATACGCACTTCAGAGACTACGATGGAAATAAAGCCTTCGTTGTTTCTGTTTCTAACGAAGAGCCTCATATCATTGAGGACAAGAGAGAAGCGTTATGGCAAAAGAGCGCAATGGTTGTTGATATCTTCTACGACCCCAACCTTCATCTTGATAATCTCAATACAGAAGTATTGTACTCTCTTACTCATTGGGTCAAGATATTCTGCTATACCTTGACGTTCAAAGGACACGAAGTGTTCATTGAAAACAAGCTTTTCCGACCATTTGAGGACTAACATGGAAGTTGACATTACAAGTCTTGATTATCAAGCTTCTATTGCTAGAGCTAAGCTTTGCGAAGATATCTTCGATAGCATCTCCATCTACATGCACATCACAACGAGCGAGTCTCTTACAACAATGGAAGATACCGCTCATCATCTTTCCAGACTCTCCATATCAAATGTTGAGTTTACAGACCCGACATGGAAGGATGCCTTGTTCCACATAGATGCCGATCACTTCTCCGAAGCAGCAAAAGAAGAAATGAAGAGTATGGGAGAAGCAGACCCGTCTTTTCTGGTATCTTTTTCTAACGCAAGCTATGAACGCCACAAAAAACTCATGCTTGACCTTGCCTACATCCTTACTATTCGAGGCCATGAAGTCTTCATCTGCACTTCTAGAAATCCATCCGAGAGAAATGGAAGCTATACTGACTTCTCCAAACCTCTCCGAGACACTATACGAAAAATGAAAGACACCCTGGAGCCTAAAGCATGCGCTTGCGGTAAATGCGAATCCTGCGTTACAGCGTATGCTAGCCTCCACAGAGATAGCTGGTAAAGGAAATCACATCATGATCATCAAACTTTTGTTCGGTATCCTCCTGTTCATCGCCGCCCTCGGCCTTTGGAATAATCCCTCCAATATGAATGCGTCTGCTCGCAGAGCAATCGCAACCATATGCGGAGCCATAGGTATTATCTTCCTGCTTCCCGCCGTTCTCTCTTTCGCTATCTCTGGCATCATAACAGTTGCCGTAATCCTCGCCATCGTTGTTCTCATCAGAATCATCTTCTAATGTCCGGTCAAAGGCCAAACTCGAAGCCCATTTACCACAACTACACAGTCTTGTCGCCTGATGGAATCGAAATGTTCCGTTGCGATAAGAAAAAGTTCGAGTGGTATCTCAAAAGAGGACTGGCAACTCAAGTAGATGAGGATGCTATACGCCTCCTTTTCAAGCCTAAAGGCCTTGGATGGGCAGGAGAACACTTCTATCTACAAGACAGAGAGAATAGATGCTGCGTCTGCGGTTGTAATGAAAACCTGACAAAGCATCACGTTGTTCCATATTGCTATCGCAGATATATGCCAGTTGATATCAAAGAGAATAACTACTTTGATGTTCTTCCTGTTTGCGTTGATTGTCATGCTGACTATGAAAAAATCGCGCAACAAAAGAAGAAAGAACTCGCCAAGCAATATGAAGCGCCGCTCGAAGGTATCAACAACCTAAATGAGTCGAAGTCTCTCAAGCACGCTAGAACCCTCAAGCAACATGGTAGCAAAATACCAGAAGCTCGTCGGAAACAAATGATCGGAAGCATCGCAGAAGAACTTGGAATCACAGAACAAGAACTTGAAAAAGTCATAAATCACGACATAACCTGTAACAACATATCCTGGAACAAAGAAGCTACTAACTTCAAAGCGCATGGCGAAATTGTGATAAGCAAGATTCCCTCCATTCAAAGTTTCTTCGAGGAGTGGAGAAGTCATTTTGTCGCTTCCATGAAGCCGAAATACCTTCCGAAGAACTGGGAAATCGAAAGGGATTCTCATGGCAGACGAAAAGCGACCGGCTAAACTTATCAAGGCTGTCCCCGTCATATGCTTGCAGATTTTCTGCTTGTTTATTGTGCTACTCGGAAGCCTAGCATTCTTTCTTCTCTTCTTCTACTCTTCACTTTTTACCGCCCTCGGCTTTTTGGGCACTATTGTACTTCTTGCCCTGCTATGCCTAGGATCGGCCTTCCTTGCGGCAACAGGATTCAAGTATGTTACAACCCTCACCTCCCAAACAGAAGTTCCGTGGTTTGAGGTTCTTGCAGTATACTTCATCTCGATAATGTTGACTGCAACTTGTGTTGTCACAGCCGTCAGGGGCGTTCCTTGGGCTTTGAAACACTATTTGAAGTTGGAAACCAGGTGGGATGTCCCACCAATAAAAGGAGACTCATAAAATGAGTACGCAGACTTGTTCGCAAACTGGTAATACTGGCTCAGACGTTGGAGGCAGCGGTAGCTGCAATAGCGGCGGCAATGGCGGAGGCTTCGGTAGCAATAGCTTCCGCATGATCGTTGGTATCATCGCCGTTGTTGCTGTTGCTGGTGGTATTTACATCTGGTCTCAGTCGTCCTCTGAGCCTGCCCCCAGCACCCGCGCTCAAACCCCCAACCGAGTCAACGCGCCAACTCCCGCCAACACGACCGTCCCCTCTACTCCTGCTGCACCCGCAACGCCTGCGGCTCCTGCACCCGCTCCGACCACCAGCGGATCGTAAACAACAACTTTGATTCTTGAACTCCTAAACGGCGGGTACTTCACCCGCCGTTTTTCTGTGCCTTCACTTGTTTCTTGCCTTTAGCCAACAAATGACTTACAATACTCTTCGCATAATCCCACTTCCGCGCAAATACAAACTCAAGCAAGAGACAAGTAATGCAGATCTTCTTTTTTCATGGCGAAGAGATTTCTCAATACAGACAGTATGAGGCCATTCTCTTTGGCCCTGGAAGACTTCACTTGCACGGAGGACTCTTTAGAGTTCTCCAAAACCCAATAGCTTATCCCCCAACCATCTTCGCCGTAGCAGAAGATAGTTACAAAAGTCCCTTTAGCTTGGTTACTATCACAAGTAATCCCGCTAAAGGGACTTCTCTTATATGCGATGCCTCATTCTCAACTACCAATAACCCCTACGTCTTCCCTAACCACGAAATGATGGCCTTCACAGATCCTGATTTCAGAGGAATCGGTAGAACAAAGAAAGTCATCAAAAAGCTCATCCAACATCGCGGAGTTGATAAGAATGACCAAATCTATGTCTACTCCCAACGTATGCGACATATGGTGTCCTCTCTTGGACATAAAGCCATCAACCTCCACGAATACACAACCTGAAGGAATAAACATGAAGCCCACTCTCCTCAAGTTCATGACAAACATTCTTGTAATCGTTTTGATTGGACACTCTGTATCCCAGTTCTTTCTCTATTCATACCTTCAACAATCGCTCTCTACAGAAGACGTTTATCGCATACTCCTTCTCAACTCTTTCTTCACCCTTCTCGCCTGGACCGTTTTCACTCCCCTTTATTATCACCTCGTTCATGGTCGCCTCTTCCGGCAAACCCCCAATAAGGAGATTCTCTCTTGAATCGTTACATCGCTGTTCGTAATGAACTTCATGAAAGAGTCGGAGATGAACTCCGTATCATCGCAACCTTCCAGTTCGAAGAAGATTGCTATGCCGTCGCAAAATCTATGAACGAAAGATTTTCGCGCACAAAAGCCGAAGAACCAGCAGAACTCGAACTCGTAGAGGTGTAATTGCTCACAATCGAAGCAGGACTGGCTCTCGGAGACTCTATTATCTGCAATGGTATGGTTCGCCATTACGCAGAAAAACAACCAATTCAACTCTACTGCAAAGACTTCCTGGAACCCCAAATACGCTTCATGTACAGAGACCAGCCCCAAATCACAATCCTGCCCCTAAAAACAGATTCAAAAGGCGATACCCTACCACACCCTAAAGCAGATGTTCATGCAGAATATAAAAGAAGAAGAAACTTCGACTCCCTCATGTACCAAGAAACTAACACACCCTTCGAGTACAGATGGAAAAAGTTCAAGATACTAAGAGACCCACAAAGAGAAGTTTCTCTTTTCCAAAAGCTTAATCTCAAACCAGACCACTCCTACATACTCTACTGTAATACAACTTCTACTAAAACCTATGATCTCAAACTGCCAGAAGTAAAGCATAAAGTAAAGGTCGAACCCCTTACTAACCTGATATTCGATTGGCTCGCAGTTGCTCAGTTCTCTAAAGAAATACACACAGTCGATACGTCATTTTTCAATCTTGTACAGTCATTCAGTAATATGCCCAAAATCTTCCTGCATGACCTCAAAGATTGTCCTCACCCAAGCCTTAACTATCAAACATCTGTAATAAAATACCCATGAACCCCAAACTCCTCAAAATAGCCAGAATCTCTATCTATGCCCTCACCTCTGCCTACTTCTCGTTCCAAGCCTACAACTCGTCACTCATCCATGATGCCTTCAAGTCGGTTGTCTCCCTCACACTCGCCCTGTACATAGTAGCAATGTCAATGTTCCTACTCATAACAGAACTCACGGATAAAAAACAATGACAGTTTCAATATCTTCAGACTCAGAATCAGTCGTCAACAAGGCTTTGTCTACATTCCTTGAAGCCCTGCCAAAACAAAAGCTTCCAGAAGAGGCCCAAGCTCACCTAGTAACGAAAGGCGGTAAACTCGAACAGATTCGTATTCGAGTCTTCATGGGCAAGAAATGGTTCATTCTCAATAACTACAAAACACTTGCCGTTATCTACGTCTACCAAGACATAATGTATGACTACAACCTCAAAGTTGTCTGCTACGACAAAAGCGTTGAAGAAGCCTGCTTGGAAGCTATGAAAGAAGTTGCTAATCAAGTTCCTGAATTCCAGAAAACAATGTTCGGCGAGCATTGCTCCCTAACCCGTAAAGGTTACTATTGAAAGGAAACCTTATGAAGAAAGCTTTCTCCCTCATCGAACTCTTTGTTGTTGTCGCCGTTATAGGCATCATCCTCGCTATTGTCATTCCAGCAGTTTCATCTGTAAGGAAAAATGCAACAGAAGCGACCCAAACCCAAAATCATACCTTCATTACCCTCGGAGAGCCTTCTCCAATAGGCTCCTTCAAATATGCCTATGTCATAAAAGATACCGAAAATGACCAGGAATACATAGTCATCTCCGAAACAGGAGCAGCCGTCACTATCACCCCAAGACTGCCTAAGAAAAAGGAAGAATAATGAAGACCCACAGAAAAGGCTTCCATGCCCCTGAAACCCTCGTAGTCTTGGCTATCCTCGGACTCCTCGCAGGTATCCTCATACCAGCAATCTTCAAAGTTCGACAAACCGCTATTTCCGCGCAAAAACAAACACAGTCACAAACTAAATACCAACCACCCTCCCCAGAAGTCATCCAACAACGACAAGAAGCCGCCAGAAAAAGAGCAGAAGAACGACAGCAGCAAGAAGAAATCGAAAGACAAGCACAACTCGAACTCGAAAAAGAAAATGCAGTCTACGAAATCAACTTCATCCAAATCGACAGAGAACGTAACTTCAATATCTATACCCTCAGACACAGAAGAAATAACACAGAATACCTCCTCGTTGTTACACCAGAAGGCTCCTCCATCACCCCACTCCTAAAACCCCAATGAAAACTCATAACTATCACCAAATAGCTGATTCCATCCAAATCATCAGACAACTTGTTGATGAACATAAACGCTATCAAGAAGCTCTCACAATTATTGCGGGTATCAAGTACCATACCCTCAGAACTACAGCACACGCCATCGCCGAATCTGCCCTCAATAACCTGCCCCTCCCACCAGGCACAGGCGTAGATTCTGATAAACAATCTACTAATAGATACTTCAAGCCCAAACACTCCCTCTGGCCCTTCATGTGCGCCTTCGACCAAAATGGAAATCACTTGCCCACAAACGAATTCCCATACGGAATCCCCCCACCAGAACAACCCTCCCTCCAAGCAATACTCACAGAAGTAAATCTTGGAACATGGGTAGAAGTCTTCGACCCACTCAACCCTAATCCCACCAACCCCTGCCATATATGCGGAAATCCTGATTGTAAGAAAAGTTGAACTTACCCCAATTTTTCGCGCAAACAAGCTCAACCCCACCAACAACAATCCCACCACCAACCGTAGCACCAGAAAGAGAAGCATCCATGCTCGTAATAGCCCTCGCCATACTGTACACCCTCATAGGCTTTTATGTAGCTTTCCTATGCCTACTCTTCCCCTTAGCCTTCCTCCCCAACTGGATAGATAAGCTCATCAACAAAGTCAAAACACCAGAACTCAAAATAATACTCGCTGTATCCCTACTCATTCCCCTCTGGCCTATGGCTATACTCCACTTCGTATACACCTTCTTTAACCTCAAACTCTAAAGGATTCAACATCCTTCGAAACCTTAGAAAATCTTGCAGTACAAAACCTTAGAATATCAAAGAAAAAGAATACACTCATGAATGTCATAAAGAAGCTTCCTAAACTCAAACTTCCTCAACCCAAGACAGTCTTCTTTGTTACCCTTTTAGTGTATGCTTTGCTTTTTACCATAGACATCTTCTATGGCAAAGCTCATACAGCAAACTTCTTCCTGTATGGCTTTGTACTTGCCGTTCTCTACTTCGTATGGAAGTATGATGAAAAGCAAAAGATAGAACAAGCCCTTGAAGACCATAAGCTCAATGCAGAACTACTCAAGGCTTGCGGAGTTCTTCGTAAGACACTAGTTGACAATGAAGCTACCAGAAAGGATTCATCATGTGGATGCACTCATGGGTGCCCCGCTGGGCTGACCCCAAAGAACCCCAACCAGAGTTCCGAGACCTCTCCTCCCTCTACTCCAAACCAATCAAATTGTTGAAAAGTTTGATGCAATGGTTGCGAAGAAGATGAACCCCAAGGATAACTCGTCGGAACTCCGAGGCTAGACTTTCAAAAGCAAACTTTGTACTACAAGTGTAGCTGCAAGTTTACACTTGATGTCAACCAGAGGTTGCAACTTTCAAATGTAGTTGCAAGTTTCACTTGCAGACCCGTCTGGTGACGTAGAAATGAGGTTTTGTTGTGTCAAGAGTTAGAGGCTTGCCCCACTTTGCCCCCTTTTACCCCACTTGGACCCACATGCGCTGAAATGTCATTCATTAGCGCGTCTGTCTTTAACAACTTGTAACTTCTAATTCACAAATAATAAAGCTACAAGTTATGAGCTATAACGGCAGCACTGAAACGGTTCCCACTGAATGAAAGAAACGCTAATGCTAACACTGTTTCAAACTTTGGGATTACAAGCGCCGCCAACGCCGTTGTGGTTTCAATACTTGTTTTGTTATTTGGGAATGGGAGTAGCACTGAATGCTACTTTGAGCGAACTGCTCTTTCCGAAACGTAGCACTGAAACTCGTCCCACTGAACTACTGCTAATGCTCTTTTGGCCTGGCTTTCTTAGTGTATGGTTTGTTAAGCTGTTGGTTCAGTTTGTTGGAATAATAAAGCTGTCGTTTATTCGTTGGATGGGTTAACGATAAACGGCCCCTGAGATAACCTCAAGGGCCGTTTAGAATCCGACGACTTCCAGTTGGGAGAAGACAACTGTTGCCGCCCCGCCGACCTCCACTGCTACTCTCTTCACTCCGAAAGGCGAAGCAAGATCCGAAAGCTCTTGTGGAGGCGGACTCCGCCGTACAATAGGACTTGTCCAAGAAAGTCTAGCCTTGGAGAGGATACCTAGCAAAGCTAGCCGCCCCTCCTTGAAAGGGAGATGTTCTGATGCGAGTACGAAAAGTTGAAGTAGATTGGGGAACAGGTAAAGCTTCATTGGATTGTCGCAATGAGAGTGGCAGGCCTTTGCCCATAGTTGGTCTTCATGGGCCTAATGCGTCTGGCAAGACAATGTTGATGAGGGCTGTGACAAGAAGCATATCTGCAAGCGTTGGCAGGGATATGGCTTTTCTTGACTGGAACAAGATAAAAGCTACGGTTGAGCTTGATTTGGGTTCAACCATTGCTACCTGCGTTATTGATGCAGGAAATGTCAAGCAAAGGCTTGTTGGCGTAGACATGAAGGTTTCGTATCCGAACTTGACGGATGGGGCCATGTTCTACGAATATGGGATGAGGGCGTATATTGCTCATATAAACGTAACCGAGCTTTCTTTTGCAGAAAGTGTCATGAAGCCTATCCTGGAAGACTTATACAAAGGTAAAATCCGCAATTCGGTTATCTGGGTAGATGACTTCAGTAGGGGTTTGGATGATTCTGTTGCGCGGGATTTTTTACAAGTCTTGACAAAGAAGAGCATGGAAGGCGACAATCAGTTGATTGTTAGCACTGAGCGGGAGAGTTTGTTGGTTGGTATGGGACCAGAGAGTTGGCGTCCACTGCGCGGCTCGGGCACGAACTTGGTCTCCACTGTTTTGAAGCGTTTGTGAAATATATTCTTCTTAAGAAGAATATATTTAGAGTGGCGATCCACTGCGCAGTCATTTAAGTAAACTTATACTCTCGATCTTGAAGTTCTTGAACTTCTTTGAGGAAGTCATTTTTATCTGTTGTTACTTTGAAGCGGAGGCCTGTGTTAAGTCTTACGAGGTTTTCGACTAGGCGTGCGATGCGATTAGAGCCATCGTTGAAAGGTTTGATGCAGCAGATGCGTAGGCAGAGGGTGTGTGCTGTTCTTTCTAAGATTTTCCAATCTTGGAGTTCGAGCATTCTGGGGTTAGAGAGGTTATCTTTGTACTTATCATGCACTGCGCAGAATTCTTGGAAGGCTTGGGCGAGGAGGGGTTTGATTTGGTCGGGAGGGGGCATAAGTCTGTCTCCCACCTTCTTATCATCTGTTCTATAGAAACCCAGTTCTGAGATTGATGGGTAGTCAATGGCGTTGAGGAGCTTCTCTCCTTCTTTCGCGAAATCAAACAACAGGTTCCTATGAAGATAAACGAACCAGTTAAACTTCTTATCAAAGTTTGCAGGAGTAATTGAAGAAGCTGGTGGTAGCAGGTCAGGGTTACTGGCAAGTTCGATGATCCAGTCAAGCGCTCGTTGTTGACCTTTGACGGCTGGTTTGATTTTGGTTGGGATGAGGAGTTGAGCTTCAATCTCTTCGTACTTCATGACGATGCGTTCAAATGAGTTTGAGTGCATTATGAAGTTGATCTTTTCTTCCGGCGAAATATCGGGGAAGAGTCGCTTATCGAAATCTGTTAGGGGGATGAGTTCGTCCATAGACACTATATCGACGGAATGGTTATGAGTGGAGTAGGGCGAAATGGTTATGGGTGGAAGGCTTTTTGGGGCAAATACGGGCGCTGAGAACGAGAAACAGTCTAAAGTTCCTAAAGATGAGATTTGGATAGACTATGGGTAGGGAAATGGACGGACTTGAAATTCTTGCAGGTGCAGGTGTAGAATGTGACGGCCTATGCTTGGGGGCTGTTGGAAGAGGCCCTCATTTTGTTGGAGACGTTCAAATGGGAAAAGTCAACGGAAGACAGGTATATCTGGATGTAGCAACTCATGCCAATGTACCTGTCAACGAGCGTAAGGCAGTTGTGAATGGTCGTGGCGGCGAGCGTAAGATTCCTCGCCGTTATCATTTGCAGGCTGACGAGATTGTTGCGTTGCGTAATCAGATGCAGGAAGAGGGAAAGTTCATTTCTCCTTACGGTACTGGTCGCATCTACACATACATCATTGAGTCATTGGTGAGTTTGGGCGCTGGCAAGGCTCACGACTTCAATCTTGTGTACGACAAGTTCAAGGAGCTTGCGTCTTCGGAGAAAACTCGGAACGCTTTGGGCAAGACGTTGTGGGATCGTTTTGCGGACAAGGAAGTACGGAACATTGAAACTGGTCGGGACGCAATGGGCAAGTTCATGCAGAATCTTGAGGTTTTGCAGCGGCTCGGCGGCGACCATCCGTATGCGTTCAAGTTGGCTCAGGTTGGCGCATGCATTGACATCTTGACTGATCAGAATCAGCAGGTTCGGGTGCAGTTGCGTACTGGTATTGCTGACGGTGACATCGTGAAGCCTGTGAACACGAATCGTCGTCGCAACTACACGAAGACGGTAGATTCGGTTTTTGCGGGCATGATTATCCCTGGGCAGGCGGCTGCTGAGCTTGCGAAAGACGCTGAAGAGCAGTCCTAAAGGTCTTTGTTTTGAAACCCCCAACCCTCGTCCTTGGGTGTTCCTTGGGCGGGGGTTTTTTCATTGTTGGAAGTGGGGGCTAGACTTTCTCTTTGGAACCATCAAGGGTCAAGCGTCAGGCACGGTTGCCTTGCGTTAGGTTATTCCTTGGAAGGAACGGGCTACAATATGGGAAGAGTGAGTAAGTCAGTAACTGCTGATCAGGGTGCAACTCTGAACAATGAGCAGCGGATCAATCTTCTTTTGCAGCAGAGCAGCGACAACGACACTGTGATGTATGTGCTTTGCCGTCTGAAGCCGAACTTGGCGGCTATTGAGGACGACAAGCAGCGAGCATCTCTTGCCGCGAAATTTCACATTGAGACGCCGGCTTTTGATCAGATGTTTCGTCAGCGGTTGTTGGAGCAGATCCGCAAATGCAAGAGCAAGATGAATCGAGATCTTCATGAGCTTCAGATCCATGAATCTCTTCAGGAGGATGACGGTCAAGCTCGGGAGTTGTCGGACATCCCTGTTATCGAGATTCCTCGTTTCAATCTTGGGATTGAGAGCCTGAACAAGTTGTTGGGGCAAGACCCTACGACTGGTGATTACGGAATGCCTTATGGTTGTTGCGCGATCTTTGGGGCATCAAGAGGAGTTGGCAAGACTCGTTTGATGGTGCAAGTTGCTGCGGCGGTTGGGAATCCTCTTAGCACTGAAGACGAGTTCGGCAACAACGGCGTGTTGTACATCCAGAACGAGGAGAAGCTTGAGGTTTTTCGCAGTCGGTATGCTCAGTCTTGGAGCGACGAGCATCGCATTTTGCTGTCGAACTCTGACGACCTTCTTCAGCATGCAGCACTGATCGACAAGCATCGTCCTCGGCTCATTGTTATTGACTCGATTCAGGACACTCGCCAAGCTCGTTTGTCGGCGGGGACCGTCAACATGCTGAAGACGTACAAGGCGATTGCGACGAGTTCGAAATGCTCGTTCATCCTCATCAGCCATCTTACGACGAAGGGTACATTGAAGGGCGGTACTTACCCTGGGCATAAGGTGGACATTGAGCTTGTTGCTCGGAAGAAGGCGAAGAGCAGTCCTATCTTTTCGGTTCTCTGCCCTGAGAAGAACCGTTACGGGCCGAGCGGGATTGCTGCGGATTTCGTCCATCTTGAGAGGGGCATCAGATCGACGGGCGACATTTACTCTATCGAGGAGTAGGTAGGTGTTAGGTCGGTAATAAAAAGCGGGGCTAGACTTTCTGATGACAAATATGTAGAGTCCTACTTGACGGTTTGAGAGGTTGGTTCTAAAGTAGGTCATCAGAAGTTCAGGGCTAGACTTTCTAGACGAGTTTGATAGAGGTAAGACTTCAGAAAAACGGCCAAACAAAAACAACGGCTAGACTTTCTGAAGAGTTTCGTAGAGAGGGCAGTTAGCAACGGCGAAAGGTAGTAACCGATGCTGAAGCCCAAGACAAGCCTTGTTAGGAGAAAAAAACATGGCTGATCAGAATGGCAACGGCAACGGTTCGGTTCAGACTTTGATTGCGACGGCGACGGCGGCTGCGGCTGCTCTGTCGGAGGCGAATGCGGCGGCTCTCTCGGCTGCCCAGGCGCGTCTGACGGAAATCGACGCTGAGCGGGAGACGCTGGTTGCGACCATCGCCACCCTCGGCGGCGAGACCGCGACCCCCCGCAAGGGTCGGAAGGTCCGCAAGGCTGCGAAGGCGGCTCGGACGGGCAAGCGGGCCACGAACAGCGTTTCGCTCCGCGAGGCGGTTGCTCGGGCGCTGAGCGACAAGCCCCAGTCTCCGACCGACATTCAGGAGGCGGTGGTCAAGGGGGGCTACAAGACTTCCAGCCCCAACTTCGCTCAGATGGTGGCGCAGCACCTGTCGAACCTCGGCGGTCTGCGGATGGGCAAGTCGCCCGTTGCGGTCAACGAGGACCGCGGCCTTTGGACGGCGGGCAGCGGCATGGAGCGCTACCTTGCTGACCCCTCGGCGGCTGTCGAGGCCTAATCGAGGCCTCTGAACGAGAGAGTTCGTTTCCCCAAGACCCCTTCTCACGGAGGGGTCTTTTCTTTTGCGCGAAAACGGAAGGCTAGACTTTTTCTCAAAGACTCTAGAATGTCAACCCTATTACGGAGCAATCTTCACTATGAGACAGGTCAGCGTTCCCAAGGAGTTCTTTGTCAAGGAAAGGCGTATGTACTCCAACTGGCGTTTTGCCTTTTGGAGGGAGTTTTTCCAGAACTCGACTGATGCTCACGCTTCTCGCATCCGTATCTTCCTGAGTCAGGATGCTCATAACAACATTACCGTCATCTTCGAAGACAACGGCTCTGGTATGAGTCGAGAGGTCTTGGAGAACGTCTACTTCAGTCTTGGGGCGTCAACGAAGACTGGCGGCGAGACGGTGGGCGGCTTTGGTCGCGCCCGCATCTTGACCTGTTTCTCGATGAAGAGTTACGAGATCCATACCCAGACCAACTTGGTCAAGGGCAACGGCGGCGCTTACGATATTGAGGATGCTCCTCAGTTCGATGGCTGCAAGATTACCGTTGAGATGGAGAACGAGAGCTATAACGACTTGAAGGCGGCTCTTGATGAGTATTTGTCTCAGAGTCAGCTTGCATGTCGGGTCATCATTAACGACCAGGCATGGACGACTTGGAGCTATCGTCGTCAGTTGACTCGTACCCTTGATTTGAGCGGAACTCCGTTTGCCAAGGTGTATGTTAACAAGACGGCTGCTAACAATCGCTTGTTGGTTCGTGTGAATGGGACTGTTATGTACAGTCAGTACACTCGGGCCAAGGCGCAGGTGATTGTTGAGGTTGATTCTTCTGTTGCTCGCGAAGTTTTGAATGCTAACCGGGACGGCATGCATTACAAGTATGCTGCCGTTTTGTCTGCCTTCATTGACGAGCTTGCGACGGATACGGATAGCGCTTTGCGTTCTCGGCTGAAGAACAAGAGCGCCACCATTCGGGGTAAGGGTCTTCTTGTTGCTCTTCGCAAGAGGGATGAGCAGAAGGTTGCAGCGGCTCTGAAGGCTGCCGTAGATCTGAAGGCTGCCGTAGATCTGCCTCAAGTTCCCGTTGAGCAGATGGTTGCAGCGCCGGGTCACAAGCTCGTTTTGCAGGGCCAGGGTTCGTTGGCTGATGTTCGAGACGTTCGGAGGGCTGCTGAGCTTCAGTCTGTTCCTATCGCTGAGATTACGGGAGACCTTGATGGGCTTCAGCTTGTTCCCAAGGCTGTGGTTCCTGTCAAGACGGAACTTGAAGTCGGCGAGCGTTACCTGACGAATTTGCCTGATGTTTTCATTGTTGATGATACGGAAAACGAGGCTATTCGCAAGGTAATGGACTCGTACAACCCTGAGAACTGGGTGGTTGGTCAGACGCAGGGCAAGAAGTACAACAAGGGCGGCAATCTGTACAAGCTGTTGATGTTGTGGAAGGTTGCATGTCAGCATGCGATTGATGCGTACATGAGCATCCACAAGGAGCAGAAGCAGATCTCATGGGGTCTTGGTTGGCTCTTCGCTGATGATGCGGAGGCCAAGTGCGAGCCGGTGGCTGGCGGTCATGCTCTTCTCCTCAACCCTGTTGATGGCGAGGGCCGTCTGAAGTTCAGTCTTCGTTCGAGGAAGGATCAGAAGAGGCTGATGGCGATTGCGAAGCATGAGGTGACTCATTTGGCTTTCTCTTACCATGATGAGTCTTTTGCGAAGCTCATGACGGAGATTGACGGCTCTTACGACGAGAAGACCGTTTTCCGTCAGATGTCTGAGCAGTTGGGCGAGGTTGGCTGATTCTCAGTTCTTTCTCGCAAAAACAGCAACTTGACGGGACAGTAAAAATGAAGTAAACTCCGCAAAAAGGGGCGCATGGAAGCTCCCTTTGCCCAAGAAGAACGGATGGAATCATGTTGATCAGCAGTTCAGAAGAGAGAATTCTTGATTCCATTCTGGCCTCCGCCGGGGCGAGCGCTACCCTGGACAAGTACAGGCTGAAGGAGTTTGCGATTTCTCGCGCAAAAAAGGCGATTCTCCGCAAACACCCTGACTGGGCTGACCCGGACAAGGTGGACGATGAGCAGATGAAGCGGCTCATTGACTTGAACCTTCGGATGGATTTTCAGTTCGGAGCGGCTCGGTTGATCGAGGAGTTCATCGAGGCCTGCAAAGAGCTTCCTCAGACGGTCGAGGCTGTTGAGGTTGTCGAGGTCGTCGAGGTTGCAGCGCCGGCCAAAGAGATCCCAAAAGCCGTCTTGGTCATGCCCGAAATTCAGAAGGACAAGGACATCGACAAGCCAGTGGCAGGGGTGGTTGGTCGTCGTACTCGGCTTCATTTAGCCTGCGAGCAGGGCAACTACGACGAGGTTGTTCGGCTTGTTGAGGTATGTGGGGCAAATGTGAAGGTACGGGACTCCTCGAATTGGACGCCAAGGGATAGGGCGAGGTACAACAACAAGACGGAGGCTCATGCTCGAATCTTGGCTTACCTTGAGCGTTTTGATTGAGGCTTCACAAGGAAAAGCGGGGCTAGACTTTCGAGCCTAAGATAGGCTATATGAAAGATGCATCCTCCAAAACTTCAGGTACAGGACTTGTTCTCTGCTATCTTACTGACGACTGGTTGAGTCGTCCGGTTGATGGGCCGAGGAGCAAGGGCGAAACGCTTGAATACCGTTACGGTATTACGGCGACAGGATTTGAGTGGAACCTGACCGAGTTCCGTAAGGGAACTCCTCCGCTCATTCGCATCCATGCAACAAGGTTTGAGGACTTGGTTCCTTCTTTCAAGACTGAGGCCAATGTGGACCCTTTTGAGGGCATGGCTCGTTGTTTGGCTGCTTTGGAAAAGATTGCGCAAAAGAAGGCTGTGTTGACCATTCCCGAAAAGGGCAACAAGATTGAGAGAGCGATTGCATTTGCGGCTCTTGTTGACGCTGCGTATGAGACGAACTACGCTATCCATGATAATGTGAGAGAGCGGTTCTTTGGAGACGCAGAAGACGATAGCGAAGATTGAGTACCATGAAGAAGAGCATTTTCATCACGACGGCCAGGATCAATGACCCCAGAAATCCTGGGTCATTTATCGACCTTGACATTCACGAGGTTGAAGGCGGTGTCATTGGCATTTCAGCGGACTTCGTTGAGGAAGTAGCCAACTATGTGGCAAATCCCTATGCGGACTGTCAGTTGGTGAAGTTGACGGACCCGCAGGGAAATGACGACATTCCTGATCCGCCGTTGGAGGAAGATGAGCTTGTTGGCTTCTTGAAGATTTTGAACGGTCTTGATAACACCGTTTCGCTTCTTCCTGTTGAGCAGAGGGATATCATCCTGAATGGTATTGCAAAGAGGGTTGGTCTGTCGAGAGACAGGATTGATGTGCTGCTTGGTTTGGCAAAAGAGACGCTGGACATGGCGGCGCTGAGCGAGTTTACAAGAGTCTTGAAAGATCCGCAAGCATGAAGGTGACGTTCATTGGTGATGTTCATGGGAAGATGGCTCAGTATGAGCGTCTTCTTTATCGCTTTACGGAGCCGACTATTCAGATCGGCGACATGGGTGTTGGTTTCCGTAAGGACGGCAAATGGATTACCACTGAGGCCTTGGCTGACAAGGACAAGTGGTTTCATGGCAACCATGACGATCCCAAGATGTGCGAGACTGAGAAGGGCTACCTTGGTCGGTACGGGGTAACTGTCGAGGGCGTCTTCTTTATGGGCGGCGCTTTTTCGGTTGATGCCTTTTACCGTAAGGCTGGCATTGATTGGTGGCCCAACGAGCAGTTGAACTACGGCGAGATGGAAGAGGCCTTGGAGCTTTACAAGGCGACGAAGCCTGACATCGTTGCTACCCATGACTGTCCGAGGAGCATGTATCAGTTCATGCTGAACAGGATTGGGAAGTCTGAAGGCCCACTGTATGAGAACTCAACTTCTCATGTTTTGGAGGCGATGTTGAGCTTTCATCAGCCGAAGGTTTGGGTCTTCGGTCATTGGCATCGTTCGGTAGATGAGGTGATTGGGAATACTCGTTTCATCTGTTTGAATGAGCTTGAGCCTGTGACTTTGGAGTGGTAGGGCTAGACTTTTGCGCGAAAAGGAAAGTTCATGTACGAACGACCAATCCCCAAGGGCAAGCAGAAGTGTTCGAACCCCAAGTGCGTAGGAGGGTTTGTTGCGGGCAATCCAAACGGAACCCCAATGCAAGCTCTTCCGAGTGTTTGTCCTACCTGCAAAGGTAAGGGTCACAAGTAATCAACACAAAAATCTTTCGTGTTGATTGAAGGAGTTTTTGACTTCTAGCCGAAAAGGGATATAGTTCAACCATGAATACCAACTTCAACAGCTTGTTATGC